AAGACGCTGCCCTTTCACGGCAGAAGCATGGGTTCGACTCCCATACAGCTTACCATTAAAAGAGAATAGTTTTCTCTTGATTTTATAAGAATTTAATTTACATTACTGGAGGAAGAAAAATGAGTACTAATTTGTGGAATCCTGGTTGTTATGCTGGTGTAAGTTTTCTAAATGATTTTTATAGCTATGCACCAATTGCAGATAAACTTAAAGAAATTGCGGAAAAGACAACTGAATTTGCGAATGGCGCAAAGAATGTTGTTAAATTCGTTGGTGGCAAGGTTGTGGTTGCTCATCCGAATTCACCGAACGGTGTATGTGTAATGCCGGAGATTGTTGATGTTCGCACGATTGAGAATAACGGTGAAGTTAAGGTTGTTGTTGTTTCATTTGCAGATGGTACTTCTGAAAAAGCCGTTCTAAGTGCAAATGATACTTATAGTCTTGAATATGGTATTTCAATTTGTGTAACTAAGCGACTTCTTTCCGGAAAGTGCTATGGTCATGGTAATTCCGTTTACAACAAGATTGTCCGTCATGGTCTGAAGGTATATGAGGACGCACAGAAAAAGGCTGTAAAGAATGCAGAGGAAGCCGAACGAATTAAAACTAAGATGGCAAAGCTGGCTCAGAAGAAAGCGGCAAAGAGAGCGAAGCGTGAAGCTGCTGAGAGAGAATATCTTATCGGAATCCAAGCAGAGGCTTATGCTCGTGCTATGAGAGAACTAAACGCTTCCGCAGAGTAATATCGACTGATGCAATAGGGAGCGTAACAACTCCCTATTGTTTATTATGGAGGGCAAAGAAATGATTAATGCAATACTAAACATTATTGCTTTCATAATTGCGATTGCAGTAGCCATTTTGGTTATTGTTTCAATCATTAGGAATGACGGGCGTTGCGGCGGATGCGATTTTAATTGTGAAGATTGTCCATTCCCAAAGTGTAGTGAAGCTGAAATTAGGAGAATGAAGAATGATATACATAACAGGTGACACTCATGCTGATTTTACAAGGTTTAGCACAAGAATATTTCCAGAACAAAAGGAAATGACGAGAGATGATATAGTTATTATTCTGGGCGATTTTGGCGGAATTTGGAGTGACAATGCGCAAGAAAGATACTGGTTGAATTGGTTAAGTGAAAAACAATTTACTCTATGCTATGTAGATGGCAACCATGAGAATTACGATAGATATTACCATAGCAACGAATTTGAAGTTGTTGACTTCCATGGTGGTAAAGCTCATAAGATTAGAGACAATATTTATCATCTAATGCGTGGCTACATCTTTGATTTTGAAGGTAAAAAGTTCTTCTGCATGGGTGGCGCAAGTTCCCATGATATTTCAGATGGTGTTCTGAATGTTTCAGATTTTGAATCACACGATGAGTTTGCAAAAACATATAACAGAATGACACGTCAAGGCAAACTGTTTAGAGTAAACCATCTGTCATGGTGGAAAGAAGAACTACCAAGCCAAGAAGAAATGGAATTTGGTGAGAAAACTCTGAGCGATGCTGGATATAAGGTTGACTATGTTATTTCTCATTGTTTACCGCAAGAGATAGCTTCTATTGCTGGTTATCGTAATGGTGACAGTTTAACAATGTATTTCAATAAGCTGTTGCAAAATGGGTTGCTATTTGATTCCTGGTGGTGTGGTCATTACCATAGAAATGATAGAATTATTGGCAAGTTTCATATTCTGTACGAGGATATTGTTAGACTAAAATAACGGAGTTGAATTATGGATTCTTTAAGAAATTCGATTTTAGCCGGAATGATGATTGGAATTGGCTCTACTATATACCTTGTACTTGATAACAAAATTATCGGAGCAATATTATTCTCGATAGGATTGTTTATGATTTGTTCTTTTGGGATGTATCTATTCACAGGCAAGATAGGGTATGCGGTTAGGACAAGGAACAAACCGAATTGTTTGGTGATTTGGATAGGTAATCTTATTGGGAGCATTGCAGTTTCTACAATGATTCGGTTCGCAAAACCAGAGCTGAAAATTATAGCAGCAGAACTTGTTTCAAATAAACTACAGCAAGAATTTATATCTATTGCGCTGTTATCAATACTATGTGGTTTCTTGATGTTCTTAGCCGTTGATAACTATTCAAGGCATCCAGATTCATTGAGTGGAATCTTAGGAATTTTTCTTTGTGTATCAGCCTTTATTCTATGTGGGTTTGAACATAGTATTGCTGATATGAATTATTGTGTATTAGCTATTGACTCATTTGAACAGGTTGTAAATTTTTTGTATTTCATTTTTGTTGTGTCTATTTTTAATGGTGTTGGAGCGCTATTTATGCGATGGATAACGACTCCGATTGTAAAAAGAAAGTGAAGGTAATATATGTTTTACTTTTATTGTCCTAAATGTGGATTTGAAAAAGAAATAGATAAGCTACCCAAAGGTACGGTTGCAAACATTAGAGATGGATATGGTATTCCAATCTATCATTATGAATGCGAACAGTGTGGAAACTTAGATGCTGGATTTATGTATCAGAGAAATGGAGATATGGATGAAAAAGTCTATTATCGCTCTATTATTGGCTTGCACCAAAATGTAAGAAGTAAATCATAATAAAATATCAGTTTTATTATCAAAAATTATCAATATATTGAGCTAATAGAAAAAATAAACACTATATGTTGTGTAGGTGAGGAAATGTTTGATGTAGCGTTTTGTAATTATCACGCACCATGTGGGTTATGTACATATTATAACAAACCATGCTCAGAGATTTGTAATCCAAAGAAAGCTGCAAACAAAAATAAGTGCAGTAGTTTTGTAGTAGAGTATGGAAAGACAGTTTGTTACGGGACTAAAGAACGTGAAGAATGTACTTGTGGTGGAGATGAGAGTAAGTGTAATTTCTACAAGAAAGAAAAGGAGTAAACTATGGGATTTTTAGGTGGTCTAATTATTGGTATATTTGTCGGATGTCTGATTGGATTTTTCTTAATGGCGCTTATCTCTGCTAATGGCAATACCGATTGTGAGGATTGCGGACAGGCAAAGTATTGTAATAGTGCTGATAAGGATAGAGTAAAAGATAGGAATGAATTCTGATGGGAAAGACATTTTATATTTCAGATTTACACTTTGGGCATATCAACTGTTTGGCATTTGATAATAGACCATTTAAGAATATCGAAGAACACGATAACGAACTAATTCGGCGCTGGAATGAAGCGGTAGGTATTGACGATGAGGTTTGGATTCTTGGCGATATTAGCTGGTACAATGCCACAAAGACGATTGAGATTTTTAATCAGCTCAACGGTATTAAACATCTATGTATTGGCAATCACGATAAGAAATTACTTAAAAACAAAGGTGTAAGAGATTTATTTGTAGAAATTGTTGACTACAAGGAAATCCAACTAAATGACAAGGTTGGTGTTGTTCTGAGCCACTATCCTATTCCGTGTTATAACCATCATTATTATGGGTGGTATCACTTGTATGGTCATGTTCATATCAGTTTTGAGTGGAATATGATGAAGCGAGTGCAATATGAAATGAAAGCACTATATGAAAAGGATAGTCATATGTACAATGTTGGTTGCATGGTTGACTATATGGATTATACACCAAGAACACTTGAAGATATTTTAAGTAAAGTAGGAGATGAATCATAATGAAAAAGATAATTGCGATTTTAATTTGTTTGTGTTTGTGTGTTTCATTTGCTGGTTGTACAAATAGAAGTACCTTGTCAGAAAGCGTAGATACTACGGATGCTCTTGAAACGTCTGGGCGAGTTACTGAAAAAGAAAATGAACATTACGAGCAAGTTTGTGTTGATATTGCTACAAAAGGAAATGGTTGCTATTCTACTTTTTCTGATGTGACAATTTCTTATTATGAGGATAAGGTTTCCTACATCTTAATTAAGAATCCTACTTTACTTGCTTTCCAGGTATCAGACCAGTATGAAGGCGGTGTTTGCCTGATTGATGGCGTTGAATTAGAGCGAATGATACAGAGCCTTATTAATGCAAAAGATGCTCTAAGTGAAACAGATGCAGCAAGTGCTTACATAGATATTGTTTTAGAAATTTTACAATCTAAAGGCATCTATGATTATTGTCCTACGTGACACAATTTAGGAGGTCTTGCCCGTGTGTGCGCTAACCACATTTAGAGTTATTATTTCTGGAGGGAGGAAATTTGACGATTATCCTTTGTTAGAAAAGACGATGGATAATCTTCTTTCCAATGTTAAGGTAAATATTGTTGTTGTGTGTGGAATGGCACATGGAACTGATAGCCTTGGTGAGAAGTATGCGAAATCAAAAGGTTATCAAGTAGACTATTATCCAGCGAATTGGGATTTATATGGTAAAAGAGCGGGTTATATAAGAAATGAACAGATGGCTAAAAATGCAGATGCACTTGTTGCATTTTGGGATGGTCATAGTAAAGGTACAAAACATATGATAAACCTTGCTCATAAATATAATCTAAAAGTTAGGGTTAAAAGGTATAGTGGGAGGAATGAAAATGAGTAACTTTGTAAAACCAAAAACAGAGTATGTAACTGATAAAGAATATATGGAAAGCCTTATAAATGCGAATTTGCGAAAAGATTTACATAGAAACGAAGAAATCTGTCCATATTGTCACGGAACTGGTTTGGTGATTAGAGATAATCCATACGGTTTATCTGATGACCCAGACAAAAGACTTGGCTTATTCCCATATAATCACCAATCTGTTATATTCTGTCCACATTGCTTTAATGGTATTATCCATCGTTGCGAACAATGTGGTGAAATAATTGAACGTGGTTTTCTAAAGCATAATTGTAAGAAGCAACGAGAGATTAATGAGAAAGAATACGCAAGAAAAAGAAAACAGGCTTTAATTGATGCTCCGTTTGCACCGCCAGATGTATTAGAAAAATCTTATTTTTTCTATTCTGATGATTATGGTTATGACAATGGCTATTTTAGTGATTGGGAAGAATTCTTTGACTATTGGCACGAAAATGGCGAAGTTAATGAAGATGAGCGACCTGAATTTGTTTGGGCGACTGACCCTGTTGATATGAGTATTGACGCTTATGATGTTATTTCAAATGCGACAGATGATTTATATGAAGATGCAAGTGATGATATAAGTGACACAGCACGAAAAGAATTACAAGACTTCTTGGATAATTGGTGTAAAACCTGTGGTGTCAGAACTACATATTATGAGAACAAATATAAGGTAAGAATACCTTGGGAGGAATATAAGCATGAATGAAATGAGAACGCTTGTGGATAAGCTAAACAAATATAGAGACTCATATTACAACGACAATATGAGTCTTGTTTCCGATAAGGAATATGATTTACTTTTCGACCAGCTTGCAGAGATGGAGCAGACTACTGGCATTGTGTATGCAGATTCTCCTACTGCTACTGTTGGATATGAAGTAGTAAGTAAGTTAAATAAGGTTAAGCATAATCATCCATTGCTTTCTCTTGGAAAGACAACTGACATTCGGGAATTTGCTGATTATTTCAATGGTTACGCTTTTTGTCTTATGGCTAAAATGGATGGGTTGACTGCATCTATTAAGTATAGCGGAGGTAAACTCGTTCTTGGTGAGAGCCGTGGCAATGGTGAAGTAGGAGAGGATATTACGCATAATGTAAAAACATTTGCTAATCTTCCAGCTACAATTCCTTTCCTTGGTGAACTTATCATTGATGGTGAATGTATTATTGATTATGGCACTTTTGAACAGATTAACAAGAATGAGAATACCCAATACAAGAATCCGAGAAATCTTGTAAGCGGTACTGTTCGCCAGCTTGACAGTAAGATTGCTGCTAATCGCCATGTTAGGTTTATTGCGTGGAAGCTGTATAGTGCAAAAGATGAAAATGGTGATATTCTTCCGTATGTAAAAACATATAGTGCGGGTTTTGGTTTTTTAAAAAGTCTTGGTTTTGAAGTAGTTCCGTATTATTGTGGTGAGCATAATTTTGTAAGCCATATGGAATGCACTGGTTATTTTAATATGGTAACAAACAAGCTAAAAGATGAATGTGATAATATGAAATATCCTCTTGATGGTATTGTTGGTGCATTTGATGATGTTGATTATGGTAATAGCCTCGGTAGTACTGGTCATCATCCAAAACATTCTTTGGCTTTCAAGTTTTACCAGGAGCGCAATGAAACAACACTGATTGATATTGAGTGGAGTACGAGCCGAACTGGTATGGTTAATCCAGTTGCTATTGTTGAGCCAGTTGAAATTGATGGTACTACCGTTTGCAGAGCGACACTTAGCAATGTTAGTATTATCAAAGAGCTTGAACTTGGTATTGGTGATACACTTACTATTATTAAGGCAAATCAGATTATTCCGCAGATTACAGATAATCTAACGAGAAGCAACAATTATAAGTTACCAACGGTTTGCCCTAATTGTGGTCAACCTCTTACACTAAAAAATGATACTGGCAGAGAGATGTTGTTCTGTACAAACAACAATTGCCCAGGTATTAACCACGATAGAATTTCAAACTTTGCGCATAGAGAAGCAATGAATATCGTTGGTATTTCCGAAGAACGCTTAAAAACGCTCATGGATAGAGGTTTCATTACTGATTTTGCAAGTATATATCATCTAAAGGATTACCGTGACGAGATTGCAAAAATTGATGGTTTTGGCAAAGCAAGTGTTGATAACCTGATAAAAGCTATTGATGATAGTATTAATTGCAAGTTCTCCAATATTCTTGTTGCGATTGGTATTCCTGGTATTGGTAAGTCTACTGCAAAAACAATATCAAAGCATTGCTCGGCAATTCAAAGCGACAAAGGAATTTTTAGAGTATTTGTTGACCTGGCTTGCAGTAACTACGATTGGACTGTACTTGAAAATTTCGGTAGTTCTATGAGTGCAGCAATCAATGTTTATGTGCAGAGCAATTTGAGTAAAATTGAGCCGCTAATTTCTATCTTAAATATTGCAGAAGATAGTGAAGATGAAACGACAAACAATAAATTTGGCGGTAAGACATTCTGCATTACTGGAAAGCTGTTTAAGTATGAAAATAGAGATAGGCTTGTTGATGATATTGAGAAGTTTGGAGGCAAGGTTGTATCGAGTGTCACTTCAAAAACAAACTATCTGATTACAAATGAGCCTGATAGCGGTTCAAGTAAAAATCAGAAAGCAGCAAAGTTTGGAACTGCTATTATTACTGAGGAACAATTCATTAAAATGTGCGAGGGATAAACAATGATTTATACAACGTACTTTGCAAAATTAAGGAAGTTGCCAGGGACAATAACACCAATCGCAATTTGTGGTGGCTTGCCAAAGTTTTATACCGGTTTGTCTTATAAGAAGTTAGCTCCAAAATGGGAATTCTTTAAGATGTGGAAAGAAACCCACGACAATGATTATTATATTGAGAACTATGACAAATTGGTATTAAACACTTTGAGCGCTAAAGAAGTTGTAAAAGAACTTCTTGGTATGGCAGATACAAAAGATATTGCCTTGGTATGTTATGAAAAACCATCTGATTTTTGCCACAGACATTTAGTTGCTAATTGGTTGAAGGATAATGGTTTTGATTGCAGCGAATGGCAAGAATAAAAAACACATAGATTAAATCAGAAAAACTATTGACAAACCGATAGAAATGTGCTATAATATGAAATGTAATTGGGAGAGGCAAAGAGTAAATATCTTTTTTAACACTTGTTTCTTCCATAAATCCTCCTAATTTGGGAGTTTAGCATTGAGCAATATGTTCTATCGGTTTTATTTACGCTTTTAACCTCTCAAACTTTGAAGGTTAGCGGTGTAATAAAAAAGATATTTTATCATCACAAGATGGAATTACAGTTTTAAGTCTATGTGATGGTATTAGTTGTGGAAGAATGGCGCTTGAAAAGGTCGGCATCAAAGTAAAGAAGTATTATGCTTCTGAAATAAAAGAAATAGCAATTAGGACGACCAAAGAAAATTTTCCAGACACGATACATATTGGAGATGTAAATAATGTTCAATACAAAGATGGCATTTTATTCACTGATTTTGGGAAGTTTGAAGAAACATTTGATTTGGTAATGTTCGGTTCTCCTTGCCAAAGTTTTAGCAGAGCAATGAAAATAGAAAGAAGAATTGGTCTTGAAGATAGGATTCGGTCTGGTTTGTTTTTAGAATGTAATAGAGTTTTACATGAGGTTAATCCAAGATATTTCCTAATGGAAAATGTCATTATGAAGAAAGATGACGAACAAGTTATAACCGAATCGCTTGGAGTAAAACCGGTTCGTATAAATTCTAAACAGATAACCGCACAAATGAGAGATAGACTTTATTGGACGAACATACCTTTTTCAGTGGATAATTTTCCAACAAAAGATGTAAGTGTGAACGACATTTTAATTGAAGGTTATTACCCATATAAAAAATCTCGCTGTTTAATGAAGAATGATTCTCACGGTTATTACAATGGTTGTAATTGGACTTCAAGCAAAAGGTTTTACAGATGGTTTTACAAGGCTTTTTCAACGATGATATTCCCAAACAAAGAGAAATTTGAAGAATGCAAGAAAGAGTTTGAAAGAGTTGTTGGGAACGCAAAACCAAAAGCAGAGATATTTGATAATTACAGTGGAAATGTATTTGATTGTGCAAGATACCTTTGGAAAGAGGAACGAGCAAAATTACAAACTATTCCTGAAAAGTATATAAAGAATCTTTCGGAAAAAGATGCAGCAGACTTGATTGGAGATGGCTGGACAGTTGATGTAATAGCATATATCTTTACATATATAAATTAAATCAGAAAAACAAAGAAAATAAAGGAGAGTTTATTATGTTCTATTTGTTTGACCAGAATAATTCTGGCGGTGCTTTTATCGTGAATGATAAAGTATGCCATCGTTTGTTTATTGAGGCAGATTGCGGGGGAGATGCACTTGAAATTGCCGAGAGCCTTGGTTGTTATTGGGATGGTGTAAGCAAGGGTATAGATTGCCCATGTTGCGGCGATAGATGGAGTTCTTATTATGATGAAATCGACATCGAAAAACTCAATTCCGATGGTTATAAGGTTTCTTCGTATGATTTCCATGGTAGAGATGCAGTAATTGATGAATGGAATCGTAAATATGGGAAATATACCGTTATTAAGCAGCCTGAATTTGAAACTCCTTCTTATAGTTCCGCTAGACAATATGTTGGTACTATTGCGTTCAAGAACATCGAAGAATATGCGCAGTATCTTGCTAATGAGTATGGTTGGACTACACCTGACGCAAGAATCTATTACAAGAATGGTGAAATTAAAGAAATTTTTAGTGAGAAGTAAGATAAATTATGAGCAAATACGATGTAATTATTGTTGGCGCTGGCATTGGTGGTCTTATGGCTGCTTATGGTCTAAAAGTAAGGGATAACAATTTAAAGATTGCTGTTATTGACAGAGGTAAGATGATTGATGAGCGAAAATGTCCATCATCAAATGGCATGTCTTGCACTCATTGCAATGTCTGTGCAATTACAAGTGGGTTTGCCGGAGCAGGTGCATTCTCTGATGGTAAATACAATCTTGGTACAGCTTATGGTGGCACTCTTGGCGATGAACTTGGAGAACAAACCGCTATAGATTATATAAACGCAGCAAATGATATTCTTGATTGTTTTGTCCCTGAAGGTGTGAATATTCCTACATTCGGCACAAATGAAGAATTAAAGCTAAAATGCTTACAGCATAACCTTCAGTTGCTCGATATGAATGTAAAACACTTTGGTACAGACAATAACTTAGATATTATGAGTAGGCTGATTAATTGGTTGTATAACCACTATGTTGAGTTAGTACCAGATACAGAAATTCTTGAAATCAGTAAGTGTGATGATGGTGGCTATCAGTTATCAAGCAAGAATGTAAATTATTTTACAAACAAGATTATCCTTGCCACCGGCAGAAATGGTGCAGAGTTTGTACAGAATGTTTGTAAACAGTTTGGCGTTCCAGTGGTTTCAAACGCTGTTGATATTGGTGTTCGTGTAGAGATGGAAGATGCAATTTGGCGAGAGTTTTCTTCTAAGATTTACGAGCCTAAGATTCTGTATCGAACAAAGACTTTTGAAGATAAGACTCGAATGTTTTGTTTTAACCAAGGTGGTATTGTAAGCGCAGAAAATAATGGTAGTGTAATTACGGCGAATGGTCACGCATTTTCAGATATTGATAAGAAAACTGAGAACTGCAATTTTGCCATTCTATCATCTATCAATTTTACAGAACCATTTAATGACCCAACCGTATATGCAAAAAGTTTTAGTATGATGGCTAATCTTATTGGTAACGGGAATGTACTTGTGCAGAGGTTTGGCGATTTAATTCGTGGTAGAAGAACCAATGACCATAGGCTTTCTCAAAATACAGTCAAGCCAACACTAAAAGCTACTGCTGGCGACTTATCTCTTGCACTGCCACATAGGATTTTGACTAATATTATTGAAACAATTTATGCACTTGATGAAGTTGCTCCTGGTACGGCAAACGATGATACCTTGCTATATGGGTTGGAGAGCAAATATTACTCTATCAAACCAAAACATGATGAGAACTTTATGATTTACGATAATATCTATCTTATTGGCGATGGTGCTGGAATTGCACGTGGTTTAAGTCAGTCTGCCGCAATGGGGTTATACGTTGCAGATAAAATTACGGAGATATAAATATGGACAAAATGTTCCCTTTTACCTACGTTCAAGGATATACAGCGGCATTACAAGATGTGTTGAAAGTTATTGAAGATATTCAATCTGACCTAAAGTGTCACAAGCGTAGGCAAAATGCTAAAACTTATAAGTCTATTATAGAGTGCATGATTAAAAACCGTGTTGTTCTTCGAGAAGAACCAGATTCATTTGTTAGATGTAATGATAATGTTGATGGCGGCTTTGAAGTTTATATAGAAAAACAAGGCGTTTATAATCCCACAAAGGAGTAATGGAATGAGTTATTTTTACAGTAATGAGATTGTGTTTAGAGGACATCCAGACAAAGTTTGCGACCAGATTAGCGATGCTTTGCTTGATGCGTTTCTTGAACAGGATAAGAATAGTCGTTGCGGAATTGAAGTAGTTGGTGGCAAGGGTAAAATCTTTATCACAGGTGAAGTCACTTCGGCGGCAAACGTGAACATAGAAACGGTAGTCAAATCTGTTCTCCGTGATATTGGTTATAAGACTAATTATGAGATTATCAACAATATTGGAATGCAGTCGCCAGATATTGCGCAGGGTGTAGATACTGGTGGAGCTGGCGACCAGGGAATGATGTTCGGCTATGCTTGCAGAGAAACGCCACAGTATTTACCCAAAGCAATGGTTATCCTTCAGACATTATCAAAGTTTTATGATGCACTATGTCACAATGATAAAAGATTTTTGCCAGATGGTAAAGCTCAAATTACTGGTATTTACGATAATGACAAAAAACTGATTGGTATTAAAGACTTCACTATCTCTTATCAGAATACAGAGGTTGAACGAGAAGAAACCGATAAGATTCTAATTGACTTTGTAACTGAGGTTTGTCACGAATATGACATTGATAATATTGAATCTTTTCATATCAATCCCACTGGTAAGTTCCTTATTGGAGGTTTTGATGGTGATGCAGGTCTGACCGGCAGAAAGATTGTGGTTGATAATTACCAATCGTTTGCAAATGTTGGTGGAGGCGCCTTTAGCGGTAAAGACCCGACAAAGGTTGACCGTAGTGCCGCATACAAAGCAAGACAGCTTGCTATTGAATGTCTTGAATCTAAACCAGATATTAGCTGGTGCGAAATCCAGCTATCTTATGCCATTGGCTTAGATGTCCCACTTGGTATTTATGTAAGAACCGACAAAGGTAATATTACTGACCTTAACTGGGTTTATCCTGAATGCGCTCCATCTAATATTATTCGTGACCTTAATTTGAAAGATATTAAGTACTATCCTACTGCAATGTTTGGTCACTTTGGTAATGGTGTATTTCCGTGGGAGAAAAAATGCAAGGAAATTGTGTAAAAAAATAAGATAGGAGATTACATATGGACGAATTAAATGCACTAAAGTGTGAAAATCAGGAGTTGCGTTGTCAAGTTGATAAACTTAAAGATGAACTTTGTAAGTGTGAAATTGAATCAAAACAAAGCCGTGAAACTATTGTTGGACAAAATGCTCAGATTAAATTTCTTGAAGGTCAGATTGAAGCGTATCAATACTGTATGAACTGTAGGAGGTAAAATATATGAGCAGAGCATCTATGAAAATAGGTTATATAGTTGAATATGACTTGGAAATGAATCCGCATCTTACTAAAAAATTTGAATTTAGAGAAGCAACTTTTACACGACGAATTAATTCTCGTGGAGATAGAGTTTATTCAAAAATGTTGTTATTTCCAGTTGACTACGAAGAAATTGTTAGCAATGCAGAAATGATGAAGAATGATTCACACCTTATTCTTGTGCGAGAGCCATTTCTTCTAGACGATGAATTACGTGAAAAAGTTTTAAAGTGGGTTGATTGGGCAAATAAAGCAGACCCAAAGGAATATGACCCATTTGCTTAATAAAAGATAATAAAATGCTGTTTTTATCGACGAAATAACAAAAGTAACCTCTCCTACTTTGAGAGGTTACAGGAATGGTGTAAGTTGATTATTTATTAGGTGTTGATAAAAGTATTGGAATAAGGAGTGTTTAGATAGAAAATGGATAATAAAAACAGCACTTCAAGAAAAGGTTATGAACTTGCGAATTTTTGTGAGTTTGATAAGTACGCTGTGAAAAGTTACTGCGCTGTGCATGGTGTTGATGATTCCTTAAATCTTGGAGATATAACAAAAGTAGATGAGACAAGTCTAAAACCATTTAATATGATTTGTGGCGGTAGTCCGTGTCAAGATTTCTCAGTAGCCGGTAAGCAAGCAGGTAGCAAGTGGCAGTGTTCTAATTGTGGTCACGAATACAATCCACTCACCGTGCATTATTCAAAGAGACATCAATGCCCGAATTGCGGCAGCGAGAGCCTTGACAAAACAAGAAGTTCGTTACTTGTTGAATGGCTCAGAATTATTAGAGCCAATAAACCTAAATGGGGTATCTATGAAAATGTCAAAAACATCGTCGGTAAACAGTTCAAAGAGACATTCCAGATGTTTTTAGGTGAGCTGCACGAGTACGGCTATAATACATATTTCCAGGTGTTAAATGCAAAAGACTACGGTATTCCACAAAACCGTGAACGTGTATATCTGATTATTATTCTGAAGGAGTTTGATAACGGTAAGTTCAAATTCCCAGAACCGTTTGATAATGGTCTAAGGCTGAAAGATATTCTTGAAGATGAAGTTGACGAGAAATATTATATCAACACTCCACAAGCTAAAGCACTTATTGATGACCTTGTATCAAGTGGCAAACTTGATAAAGAAATATCCAACACCATAAGGGCGGGGGGGAGAGAGGAAGTGTAGACCGACATCAATGGGATATGGTTCAGATTTAATGCCTGGACTTTTCTCAAAACAATGTAGCGTTTTCGATAGAGAAACCGAAGTTGCAAATACACTTCTTGCCAGAGACTATAAAGGATTTGGAAACCAAAGTATGAATGGAGTTGTAGCCTTATCAAAGAAGTAATTATGAGAAATATCGAAGAAGTAGGTTTTTTAGAAAAAGGAACTGGTAAGCATCAGTCCAACATTGTATATGGTGCGGGGGGGTGTTGCACCTACCTTATGTGCAGCGTTGGGTATCAAAACTTCAATAATGATTTTGGAGAATGATAATGAACAAGATAATCCAATTAGGAAATTTAAGAAAAGGAACACCAACATTTAGCAATCCTCAATGTGGCAGAGTGTATTCTATTGGCGGTATTGCTCCAACAATAAACACTTGTCAGGGGGGAGAGCGAGAACCTAAAGTGTTGGTTAAGGTAAATGATATGAAAATGGTATGTGAAAGACGTATGGATGAAGGTCTACGAACATTCAAAGATGATGCAATCGGTACGATTAGAACCATTGATTCGGGGGTGACAAACGAGTGATTGAAAATAATGATGTTGGTTATAGAATTAGAAAACTAACGCCAAAAGAATGCTGGAGGCTTATGGGTTTTTCAGATGAAGCATTTGACAGAGCTGAGAAAGCAGGAGTAAGCAATAGCCAGCTATATAAACAAGCTGGTAACTCTATCGTCACAAATGTTCTGTATTACATATTCAAAGAGCTATACGAAGCGATGCCTTATTTGTTTGATGATTTGAAAGTTGGTAGTTACTTCTCTGGTATCGGCGCTTTTGAAGTCGGTTTAGATAGATTATTTGATGATATTAACAGTGAAAATTTTACCATTCCGCAAGTGAGCGTAACATAAGCAATCTTGCGGGGGGAGATAAAAGTATAATTATCTACGATGATTATAATAGTAATGTAAGAGCTGACCAAAACACGATAGGTACAATAACTACTACGGTGGGTAGCTGTGCTTTAAGAAATTCATATAAACTGATAGAGGCGTATAATGAGTAATGAAAGCAAACCCAAACTGGTCTGGGGATTCGGTGATATAAACTTTGGTAAACAGTATAGACAGGGTAATAGAGTATATGATTCTAACGAGATTGCAATGTGTTTGAATGCTGCACCAGTAGGAAATATAGGTGGTTATTCTTACTTGTATCTTGTTTATAAAAAAGACAACAAATTAAATCCGAAAAAGTATTGACATTCGCTATAAAGTGTGATATAATAAGTACAACAAAGGAGATTAGCAATGAATATACGTACTGATTTGATTGAAAAGGCGCTACATATTAACAGGACAGAGGATTTAACATTTAGACGATTGAAGCCAAGCAATAAGTTCATTGATTGGCTTTTTCAGCATTACTTTGTAAGAGAATTTACTGAGCATTTCTATGATTCAGAGCCAGACTACGATGAGGAAGAATTTAATATGTATATGGATTATCTCTATATACATAAACAGATAGAGCCGTTTGGTACATCTTTTTTCAATACTATTTTGAACTTAGAAGAAATCCAGGAAAAGAAAGAGGATTTTAGGTATTCTAAAGAGCCGCACACTATTGAAGAACTGGAGGTGGCTTATAAGAGTATACTAAAGCAGCGAGAAGAATATAAAGAACATCGGCTCAATTTTAATAATTGGATTGAACCATATTTCGATGGAAATTGGGGTATGACACAAAGTACTGTTGACAAGATTGCCAGAAAAATCATGAAGTCAATCAAAAGAGCGCCGGTCAGCTACAATGGTAGATTGTTTGTTTCTGAAAAAGATGATTATATCTATATCTACTATTTTGGTAGAGATTACAAGCAAGTTGATTACTGGTGGATAATGCAACGAAAAGAAATTAGAATTAAATCCGAAAAAGTATTGACAAATCCAAAAAAGTATGATATAATGTCTAATGTAAGGTGAACCAAACAAACACCTTATTCGAGTATCCAAATAATTAAATCAGAAAAACGATTGGAGGATTAGTAATGATGAAGCGAAGAACGAGAAACACAAGGTCAATGAATAAGACAGAAAAAGTGTTAGAACATTTGCAGAAGTTCGGTTCAATTACAAGCCTGGAGGCGATTGACTTATATGGCGCAACAAGACTGAGTGCCATTATCTACAATTTACGCAAACAGTTCAATATCAATGGTGAAGATATGGTATGCACCGATAGATATGGGAATGAAGCTCGATACACAAAGTATGTATTATGCCATTAAATTAAAAATTACATATAACGGAGGAACTAAAAATGGATATGTTTAATGGAATGTTTGGCAAGGTTGCCAATGGGATGTGCAGACTCTCCATGAACGGGGGCATCGCAGTTAAAACCAATGGTGGTTATAAGACTTATAATCTTAAAACTAACCGACTGACGAATTGCAATAACTTTGTTTTCAACGTTGGAGAGGAATTCTTCTTTGTTATTCCTACCAACAAGGTTGAACCTGGTGACATCATCATCGTTTCTGGAAAGCCGAAGTGTGTTGTTTCTAATGATAAGGACACAATTAAGGTTATCAACTATGAGGATTCTACGGTTGAGAATATTTTGCCAGAGCGTCATGTGTTTATGGGTAACACCTATTTTTATGGCAAGATTGTTTCTATGTTCGGTTCTGACATTATGAAGGGCAAGAAAGGCATGAATAAGATGATGTCTTATATGCTCATGTCAGAGATGATGAAGGGTGCTACCGGAAACGGTATGACTTCTGGAAATACATCTGGCGGAATGGGTGCTATGCTTCCCTTTATGATGATGGGTAGCAACGGATTTGCCGATATGTTTGACGGTATGTTCGATTTTGACACCGATGATGACGATGGTGATAAGGAAACGGAGGATGAATAATGGGTGGCGGTTCTTGGACTACTAGTGCATATTCTTCTTACTCAAAATCTGTAGGTAGAACGGTTCTTAATGATGGGACACTTCATTCTAGCTATTCGGCACAGGATTTATTTAAATCACACAGAATTCAGCCTGAGTTAGACCCTTATAATGTTGTGCGTGAGTGCTGTGATAGCGCAGAGCATCCCAATACAATTCCTGTAATTCTTGCTCTTGATGTTACTGGAAGTATGGGAAGCGCTGCGGCAGAGGTTGCTAAAAAGCTGAATGAAGTAATGACCAAGCTCTATGAGAAAGTTGCTGATGTTGAGTTTCTTGTTATGGGGATTGGCGACTTAGCGTATGACTCTGCACCAATTCAGGCATCTCAGTTTGAATCTGATGTTCGTATTGCAGAACAACTTGACAAGATTTATTTTGAAGGTGGCGGAGGCGGAAATGCCTATGAGTCTTATACTGGCGCTTGGTATTTTGGCTTGAAGCACACAAAATTGGATTGCTGGAAACGTGGCAAGAAGGGCATTATCATTACAATGGGCGATGAACCTCTGAATCCCTATCTTCCACATAGTGCTTTAAGCCGTGTAACCGGTGATAAGTTGCAGGGTGATGTTGAGACTGATTCTTTGTATGAAGCTGCAAGTGCTAAGTTTGATATTTACCATCTTGCCGTTGATGACAGAGAAACAAGCTATAATTGGCACGAAGAACATATTAAGAAATCGTTTGGTGAATATCTCGATGAAAGGCATTTTCGTGTTGTTAATTTGAATAATATCTCCAATGCGATTGTAAACATTGTTACTGACGCAAAGGATGAAGTTGTTGCTGAATCCAATACTGAAATTTCCTGGTGATAGATATGAGTAAAGTTGAGGTCAAAGTAGTAGTAGGTAGCAATTATGGAGATGAAGGCAAAGGTCTTGCAACTCACTACTTTTCACAAAAAGCAAATCAAGATAACAAATTCTGTTTAAATATTCTCTTTAATGGTGGATGTCAAAGAGGTCATACAGTAGAATTGAAAAATGGCATTCGACACATTTTCCATCACTTCGGTTCTGGCTCATTTGATAATGCTCATACTTACTTTGACCAAGACTTTATGGTGAACCCTATGGTGTTTGTTGAAGAAAAAGAAACACTCTGCACCATAATGAAAGAATTTGGATATGAATTCCCAAAGTGTTATATTTCGCCGGAATGCAGAGTAACAACACCATACGATATGTTTATCAACCAAATTGTTGAAACATCAAGGGCAAACAATAGGCATGGCTCTTGTGGATATGGTATTTGGGAAACACAAAAGCGATACGAAGATGGAAGGTATTCATTAAAATACGGCGAATTACAGCACAAAACAGATTACGAAATCATTCGTTATTTGCATGATATTGCTTATAAGTATCTCCCAGAACGACTTGCCAGCTATGGTATAACAGAGATACCAGAAGAATATCAAAAACTTATTAATTCTTATGGTTTAGCTAAACATTATTTGTCAGACCTTAGACAAATGCAGAGAGAGGTTATTCAGATTTCATTTGATAAACTTATCTCTATGTATGACATCATTGTTTTTGAGGGTGCGCAGGGACTTGAACTTGACGAGGATAACAAAAAAGCACTTCCATATATTACAGCAAGCAAAACAACTTCATTTATCCCCATAAATCGAATTAAGCCATATGGTTTTGATGTTGAAATCTGTTACATAACGAGGTCTTATTTTACAAGACATGGAGCGGGTGCGTTTCCTACTGAGTGCCAAAAAGAAGAAATAAATCCTTGCATTGAAGATAAAACGAATGTGCATAACGATTTTCAAGAATCTATCAGATATGGAAAATTCGACCTTGATGAATTCTTGGGCAGAGTACAAAAAGATATTGGTTTATCAAAGAGTGTTATCCAAGATGCAACAATTTCTCTTTTGGTTTCTCATCTCAATTATACCAATGATATTGCTGGTAATTGTACAATAAATGATTTAAGGCAGTATTTTGATAATATATATACTTCAAAAACTAAATATTCAGATGATATTCAATCATCAAGATAAGGAGATTAAAACAAAAATGACAGTATTTTTGAAAATTGTGGCTATCTTAATTTTTGTCGTAGCTATTGTAATTCCAGTTATGATTAACTCTGCACGAGCAAGAAAGGTTAGAAATTCGTATCATGGCGATGGTACATATACCAAGGTAAAAACTAAGTACACTATTGTTGGCGTTTTGGTAGCTATCGTACTATTTACATTCTCTTGCGCAATCGTAATTATTCCAACTGGTTACACTGGTGTACGCACTACATTTGGACAGATTGATTCTGTTACTGTTCAAAATGGTTTCAACTGGAAGTTACCTTATATACAATCTATTGAAAAGGTGAATAATAAACAGCAGGATATTACATTTGATGGGCAAATTTGGTCTGAGACTTCTAAGCGAACCGCTATTTACTATGATGGAGTTATTATCACATATCAAATTAATCCTGAGAAGTCTGCTTGGATTTATGCAAACGTAGCTAATTATAAAGATGCACTTATTAATCAGAGCATTGTAGCATCTGCTATAAAGGCAAGTAGCAAGAGCCTATCTGATACAGATGCAACTAACCGTTCTATTATTGAACCTATTGCTATGGAGAATCTTCAAAAATCTCTCGATGAGAAGTATGGTGAGAATGTTGTATATATTAACAAGGTGATTATCAGCAACGCCGATTTTGAAGATTCGTATAACCAGGCTATTGCGGCAAAGCAGCAAGCACAACTTGAAGCCGAACAGCAAGCTATTGAAAACCAAAGAGCAATCGAAAAAGCAGAGGCAGACGCTACTGTTAAAAAGACCAATGCAGAAGCCGAAGCAGAAGCAAAGGTCATTGCAGCAGAGGCAGAAGCAGAGGCTAATGAGCTACTTGAAAAATCTATTACTGAACAGATTTTACAGGAAATGTGGATTAAAAAGTGGAATGGTCAGCTTCCGCAGTATGTGTCTGGTGATAGCAGTTCTATAATGTTTGGTATTGATACAAATAATAATGGAGAGTAAAACACTGTTTTACAAAACCAAAATCCGCAATACAAAACCGTTGAAAAGAGAAGGTTTAGCATATGTTCTTTAATCGCAAGAAAAAGGAGAAAGGTAAAATGAAGATTACGATTGATAAGGCAAATGTCACAATTGAAGATGGTAAAGTTATCATTGACATTGATTCTGCACAAATCAATGACATTCTGAATATGGGGAAAGTGCAGCTCTCCACTCTGAAACCGAAGGATGTCTTTAAGATTGGTGATGAGGAATTCATCGTTTTAGAACAAACTGAGTCTGGTACGAGAGTCATTTCAAAGCAGTTCGCATATAGTGATAAGAAGTTTGGAGATTGCGCTGATTGGAAACAGTCACCTATCCGCACTCTGCTAAACGGCGAATACTACAACAAAATTTCTAAGCTAGTTGGAGCGAATAATATCATCCCTATGGAGCGAGATTTGACCTCTCTTGATGGTTTGGATGACTATGGTGCTTGTACTGATAAAATTACTCTTTTATCTGCAAGTGAGTACGCAAAATATCATAAAATCCTTGGTTTGAAGTCTAACTATCCTGACTGGTGGTGGACTATCACTCCTGCATCCACTCCGAGCAATGATTATTCTCGTGACGTTTGCTATGTCTACTCCGATGGCTTTCTGAATTGGGGCGTTTGTGGCTATTGCTGCGGTGTTCGTCCGTTTTTGATTCTTGATTCTTCTATCTTTGTTCTTGAAAACAAAGATTAACGATTATTCAACCATTCACGGAATTGTGATAATACAATGGTTTCAAGGCGTGAGGTTTCAAAAGCATTCCGTACTAAGAGCATTTCAAAGCGCTCAAAACGTTGCTTTGCCAAGTCTATTGGAAGTCCAGAAAGATTGCTCATTTCTTCCGCAGAATTGACACCTAACTCTTTGAAAACAATCATTGGAGCAAGAATTCTGACTGTGAGGTATCTTGTGAATTTATGGTTTGTCAATCCAAAAATTTTCAAGATACCTTCGGCAACAAAAAGAGTATTGTCATATAGGGACTTACGATTATCAACTAAATGCTGCAAATCATATAAAGCCGCAATAGCATTTATATCAACCGGCAACTGTGAGATGTTTGCATCAATCAGTAAATCCCACGCTAAATTGCGAATATGCTTGTATTCTTGTTCATTCATAAAAAATCACCCCACGGTTAGTTTCTCCGTGAGATGATTAAAAATGAATGGTTAAATATTCTTCTGCTTATAAAGTCTTATCATATCATTTTCCCAGGAAGTTTTAACTCTTGTTTTGAGCCATTTTAAATATTGTTTATACCTATACAAAGATGCTTCCGTAGAAAGACCAAATATGTTTTGAATGTCAATAGCAGACTTAACATCAAACAACTTAAATAATGGAAATGGTGCTAATATGGTGGCAGCAAAATAATCGGCTTCCATTTCATATTCGGCATTGTCAATCTGCAATAGGCTGTTTTCTGAAAGTTTCTCATAAGCAGATATAGCATGATGATTACAAGCCACATGACCAATTTCATGCCCACAAGTCCAACGTTGCCTACCAATGTTATTGTTGTCCTGTGTTGACTGATTGCAAAGAATTAAGTATCTATTTTGCATTATGTCGTAATGTGTGCAACCAGATTTGCTTTCGCAAATTTGAATAACATCTTCGATTGAGCATCTATTAATCTTTGCAAAATCTTGATAAGACATATATCTACAGTTAGGGAAATAATTGATAACACTTTTAATATCGAGAGGAAACTGAATCTTTGGTAGCATTTCATAAATGTCAAGCACCAAATTATTTATATAGACATATCGCACCATTTATTTACCATCGCCCTCCTGGTCAGAGAAAGCATACTCAAAGCCAAGTTTAAGCATTTGCATCATACGCTCTTTATCCTTTTGAGTCATTTTCTGTCTTGCTCTTTGGAATGAAATAATATCTTCGTCGCCAATTACCTCAGATATAGAACCCTCTATATCTGTCCTACCAAGTAAGTAATCTACCGAAACGTCAAAATAACCAGCGACTTTTATTATCTTATCTACAGATGGAGAGCTGACACGACCCCATTTTTTGATAGAAGCGTTACCAAATCCTAATTCTGATTCTAATTTTGCAATGCTTATTCCTTTTCTTTCACATAATGCTTTTATTCTCTGATATAAAATGGATTCCATAATGTTTCCTCCTAAAGTGCGGTCAAATATTCTAAATTTCCTCTTGACAATTAGAAAATTATCTGCTATACTTAGAGTACGGTTTAGAAAATGTGACCCGATATACGCATATTATACATCGGATTTTCTAAAATGTCAAGTATACAATCGAGGAGGATGAAAATGAATCTAACTGAAATAAAGAGAAAGCTACAATCTACAGAGTACGATTTTTTGAGATATAACGAAAATCTTGGTGGCAATATCATTTTGCTTGGTCTTGGTGGTAGTCATGCCTATGGTACAAGTAATGAAAATTCTGACCTTGATGTTCGTGGTGTAGCAACAAATTCACGCCGTAACATTTTTATTGGGAAAGATTTTGAGCAGGTTGTTGAAGTGGAAACAGATACAACCGTATATTCGTTTGATAAGATTATAAAGTTGCTATGCTCATGTAATCCAAACACAATCGAGATTCTTGGGTTAAAGTCGGAACACTATTTGTATCTTTCGTATGCGGGGGAGCAGTTATTGGCAAATAAGAGCCTATTTTTGTCTCAGGCTGCTGTACATTCATTCGGTGGATATGCTAATGCACAGTTGCGTCGTTTAGAAAATAAAGCAGCTCGTCTCGTTTCACAAAGCCAGCAAGAAGCAAATATCTTAAAAAGTATTGAACACGCATCCGTTGATTATAAGGCGAAGTATTTTGAACATCCAGAAGATGCAATCAAGTTGTTTATTGATAAGTCCTTCAGAGAGGATTACGATTCTGAAATCTTTATGGATGTAAACCTTACACATTATCCATTGCGTGACTTTAAGGATATGTGGTCTGAGATGCACGCCATTGTCAAGGCTTATGGTAAAATCGGCAAGAGAAATGAAAAAGCTATTGCGCATGATAAGCTAGGCAAACACATGATGCACCTAGTAAGATTGTACTTTATGTGTTTTGACATTCTTGAAAAAGGCGAAATCAATACTTATCGAGAGACAGAACATGATTTACTAATGGCAATTCGCAATGGTGAGTATCTTGATGAAAATAGACAGCCAACAGCAGAGTTCTATGAAATGGTTGATGGTTTAGAGAAACGCCTTGACTACGACAAAGAGAACACAATTCTGCCGGAGCGAGTTGATATGAATAAGGTGAACGACTTTGTTGCAAGTGTGAATGAAAAGGTTTGTTTAGGTTAAAGGAGGATGCTACATATGACCAGAGAAGAAGTAATGAATTCCATTGCGCTGAAAAAGCGTTTCTGCAAAGATAGCAATTTGCCTATTGTTGTCTTTGATAATCCATATTTTTATGAGCGTTTGCAAACCATCGACATCCTGTTCGATTGTGTAGATAAGTTCGATGTGTTTTGTGCTGAATTGCAGCGATTTGCAAATGAGCAGGATTATTTTGAATATTACAATAAAGTTAAAGACTCTATTATTGACTTTATTAAGGCAAAGGATGAATACAACGCTTTTATTAATGATAACCACCCAACTGAGTATGTTGTTTCTAAGAGGAATGTATATGTAGAGGACAACGACGGTAGTGCGTTTATATCTATTGATATGAAAAAAGCGAACTTCTCTGCGATGAAGCATTACTCTACCAAGATTTTTGATGGAGCAGATACTTGGGAACAGTTTATGGCTAAGTTTACCGATAACCAGCATATTATACATAGCAAATATATTCGCCAGGTTATTCTTGGCGCTTGCAACCCCAAAAAGCAGATTAGATATGAACATTACCTTATGAATATTTTGTGCAAGCATATTATGGATACAATTTCTGGTGTTTCTGTTTTCAGTCTAGGTGAAGATGAGATTATTATTAGTGTCCCTCGTGAATATGGAGCAGGCTGTGGATTTTCTCTTTCCGAGTTGAAAACGTCTGTAAATAGTTGCCCTCTTGGTATCGGTCAGCTTGTAAGGGTTGAAATGTTTGAATTGTACAAGATTGAAGGCACTGATGGATATATGAAGATTCATAACAGCGACTCTAACGATGTTGAATTTAAGTGTCTGAATGCCGAAATCTTCCACCAGATTGTTAAGCATTACTTTGGTAAACCTATTACTGAGAATGATTTGGTGTTCTATCATGATGGTAAACTTGCCAAATTCTTGGAGGAAGTGAATAATCCGTGGAATTAAGATTACCTAACAACGCAAAGTACATTTTGAATAAGCTCAATAAATGTGGTTATGAAGCCTATGTTGTTGGCGGATGCGTCCGTGATAGCATCATAGGCTTAGTGCCGCATGATTGGGATATTTGCACTTCTGCCTTGCCGAAGCAAATTGTAGAAGTTTTTAGTGACAACAAAATCATTCCAACTGGATTAAAACATGGAACGGTTACTATTGTTATGGATGATGAACAGTACGAGGTAACAACTTATCGAATAGATGGTGAATACGAAGATAATAGGCATCCAGTAGAAGTAACATTTACAAATAGCTTAAAAGAGGATTTGAGACGCAGAGATTTTACAATCAATGCAATGGCATATAATCCTTCTATTGGTTTGATTGATTTCTTTGGTGGTAAAAGTGATATAAAGAATAAAGTAATTAAATGTGTTGGAAAACCAGATGATAGATTTAGTGAGGACGCACTTAGAATCCTCAGAGCAATCAGATTTTCAATTACTCTTGGATATGATATTGAATCAAAAACATTACGGTCAATTTATGAAAACAAGAATCTTCTAAAAAACATTTCAGTAGAGCGTATCAATTCAGAAATAACAAAAGCGCTATCGCATGGTTATTCTGTTGTTATGGGTAAAATTCTACAAGTTGTTGTTCCAGAACTTACAGATAGAATGGTTAATAGCGCAATGACAATGATAGGTATTTTTGATACATCCACAAATGTTAGAATTGCCTTGTTGTTCAATTTTGATGAAGATAAGCAAAAAGAGATATTGCAGCGCTTGAAGTTTGATAACAAAACTATCAAGAATGTTTGCGGTATTCGTAAGTGGACATATAATATTCGTGCTTACAGCGACGATGAACTTGTTCCGCAGATTGTAATAAGGCGTGTACTTAATTATAATGATACTATAGCAGATGATGTTGTTTCTGCACTAAGATGCACTTCATATCTTGATAGCACTACAACCTATTATGTATTTGCCGATAGTATGGGAGAATGTTTGCCAAAGTGCAGGAATGAATGTTATAAAATATCACATCTAAAGGTAGATGGAAAGGACATAAAAGCTGTTGGTTATTCCGGTAAGGAAATTGGTGTTGTGTTAAATGCTTTGCTATCTGCTGTTATCGAAGAACGCCTAACAAACGAACATGATACACTATTAGAGTATTCACAAAAAATCATAAATTAAATCAGAAAAAGTATTGACAAACAGAACGGAATGTGCTATAATGTATATGAAGTCAAGAAAGGAGTATTGTGATTATGTTCTGTAGGAAATGCAACCAGGTCATGAAACGTGTAATGAGCTTTTACGATAGTAAAGCATACGAATTTCACCGATGTCCACGTTGCTGGTATGAGTCCAAAAAGATACCTCTTATTTTTAAGGATAAAGAAGTAAATCAGAAAAAGACAGATATTAATTCTAATACTTCTGATAGAAAGCACCAACTAAAGTGCACAGCAAAGAAAAAGAAAAAGTAAGGAGAAAGATTAATGTATTGTGCTTATATTACGACAATTAAAGAAATCCATAAGCATTCTAACGCCGACAGGCTACAGTGTTGTGAGATTTTCGGGAACAACGTTATTGTCGATATGAGCTACGCTGCGGGGGATAGAGTTATTTATTTTCCTGTGGATGGTCAGCTTAGTGAAGAATTTGCAAATGACAATAACTTGGTTCGCAGGAAAGATGAAAATGGTAATAATGTCGGTGGTTATCTTGAACCCGACAAGAGAAATATTCGAGCATTAAAACTCCGTGGTGAGAAATCTGATGGTTTGGTACTTCCCGTCGCTGTTTTGGCGAAGTATACCGATGTTGAAAGCCTGAAAGATGGCGACCAGATTACGGTTCTTGATGGTCATGAGATTTGCAAAAAGTATATTCCTCGTGGTAATCGAAGAACTCATTCTGGTGGTGTAAAAATTTCTAAGAATAAGAAAGAGGAACACCAGAAGATTTCTTATCCTTTCTTCACAGAGCATATTGATACGGAGCAGCTTGCATATAACCAGCAAGCATTTAGAGAGAACGATATTATCTATCTTACTCGCAAGTTGCATGGTACTTCTTTCCGTGTAAGCAACTGCCTGGAATTCACTACAACCAAGCGCAATCCTATTTTGAAGAAGTTATTCCATATGCCGGATAAGGTTACTTCTAAGTTTCAGATTATCAGTGGTACTCGCCGTGTTGTTTTGAGAGATTACGACGGTGGTTACTATGGTTCTAATGCGTTCCGTAAGAAGTACAACGACTTCTTTGTTGATAAACTTCCAAAGGGAATGACCGTGTATGGTGAAATTGTCGGCTGGATTGATGAAAACACTCCGATTATGCCTAAGTGTAGCAATTCTAAGGTTAAGGATAAAGAGTTCACCAAACAGTATGGTGCTGAAACGATTTTTACATATGGTTGCAATCCTGGCGAAAATAGGTGCTATATCTATCGCATTACAATGACCAATGATGATGGCATTACCATTGAAATTCCTACCGAGGAAACGATTAAATGGTGTGACCGTCTTGGTTGCGAATATGTTCCGCTTCTTGAAAAATTCCTTTATACCACTTGGGAAGATTTGAACGAAAGATGTGCACAGTATCTTGATATTCCCGAACCGCTTGCCAATGGTAGTCATGTTACTGAAGGCATAGTTGTGAGAATCGACAATCGTTCTAAGTTTACGGCTTATAAAACGAAATCTTTTGCATTCAAGGTGCTGGAGGGCATTATTAAGGACACTGCTGATGCTCCTGACATTGAAGAAGCCGAGGAACTGATTTACGATGCAGAATGATGATATGAAATATGTTTGGTACATTTTTGTAGTTGGATTGGCTGTTTACTTGGCTATCAACTACTCAATGTGGTGGCTATTGCTACTACTTTTACTATAAACAAAAACAAGGAGAATAACAAAATGAGACTTACTAAATCACAAACCGCATTAGAAACATTACAGCAGAAATCGGCTAATGCTGTAAATATTATTCGTACCACTATTGATGAACTGAAAGCCGCCAATTCAGAGATTGCGGAAGAATGCGAAAGAAATGTTGAGAAGATTGCAAGCCTTCAGTCAACCAATGGTTCTCTTGGCGAATTGCGCACTGGCAATGAAAAGATTATTGCCAATTTTGAAGCACTTTTAAGCTAAAGGCGAAAACAATGGTAGTAAATGATTTGCATAATATCCAGGGTCAGCATGATTTGATTTATGCTGACCCACCTTGGAAACAAAGTAAAGGTGGAAAGAAATCTGTTCGTGAAAATAGTAGTGGCAAACCTCTTGATTATCCTGTTTGCAGCTTAGATGAAATCAAAGAGCATCTACAGCTTGCAACAAATGCTTCGGGGGAGAACTCAATCCTATTTCTATGGACAATAGACAAATACTTATTTGAAGCACAAGAAATAGCCGAAAGTCTTGGTTATAAACTCCACGCAAGAATGATTTGGGATAAGGTAACTGGTATTCCCGCTGCGTTCACTGTGAGATATGGACATGAATATTTACTTTATATGTACAAGGGTAAATTAACTCCGGTAGCTAAAGATGAACGTGGCAAAATACATACGGTTTTCAGAGAAAAAGTTACGAAACATAGTAAAAAACCAGAAATCGCCTATGAAATTATTGAGCGACTTTATCCAGATTTGAAGAAGTTAGAGATGTATGCAAGAAATACAAGACCTGGCTGGGATTGTTTTGGAAATGAGGTTACTGATTGAATAAAGAAATGCCAGTGTTGTTAATTGATATAGATGACACAATCGAAGAATTGCTACAGGCTTGGGTGTATTGCCTAAATAGCAGATTCAACATGAATGTTTCTGTTGATGACATTACAGGTTGGGATATGTGTATGTTCTATCCGTCGTTGACAAGAGAGCAGGTTTTTGAACCTCTGCATCATGACGGTTTTTGGGAAACAGTCAAACCAAAGCCTGATGCTATGGAATATGTAGAGAAATTGTTTAATGAAGGATATAACATTTTCCTTTGTACATCTACTGATTACAGAAATGTTCGTGCAAAGTACGAATACATAGTTAAGCGATATTTTCCTTATATCAAGTGGAATCATGTAATTGTTGCAAGTAATAAGCAAATGATTCAAGCCGATTATTTGATTGATGATGGAATCCACAATCTTGAAAATGGGAACTTTATCAAAATTCTAATGACAGCTCCACACAATAGAAGTTATAACGCAAGTGCGAATGGAATATATCGGGTAAATGATTGGAAAGAAGCGTATGAAATTATCCATCAACGAGAAGTCGTTTGACAATAAATCATGGTATAAAGCAGGTCGAATAGTTCAGTACATTGCGGCGAATAAAGAAAAAGATGTTATTCAATATGGTATTGGCTATAACGAAAATGTTTTTGAGATTTGTACTATCCTTCGGCACTACACAACACGATATATTAAAATTGTGCCTCTCAAATACGGATTTTCGATGTATTTGACAAAAAAATGACCAAGAAAGGGGGCGTTTACGATGAGTGACAAGAATTTTGAAAATGCAAACCCTCCTATTAGGAGCGTTTATGAGTGCGAAAATGCAAATAAAATTCCCGTTTTATTTATGATGGAAGGGTTAGCCGGTAGTGGCAAGTCTTTTGTTGCTGAAACCCTTGTAACCAAGAGAGATGGCGATTTTGTAAAACCTATTATCCATTCTTCCGATGCGCTCAGAGTTGAACTTTATGGTGATGAGAATAACCAAGAGCATAACGGTGATTTGTTTAATGAACTTCACCGTCGTATCAAAGAAGATTTGCGCAACGGCAAAGATGTTGTATATGACGCAACTAATATTAACAAGAAGCGTCGCAAAGCATTCCTTCAGGAGTTGAAGAATATTGATTGCCACAAGGTTTGCGTTTGTGTTCTTACTCCTTATGAAGTTGTCCTTCAGCAGAATAGCAATAGAGAGCGCAAAGTGCCGGAAGATGCGATTAAGAGGATGTATCTGAGTTGGAGTCCTCCAGCTATGGATGAGGGATTCGACAATATTGTTCTGGCTTACAATTATGGTGATATTGATAAGAACAAGTTTACTTTAGATAACTTCTTTTATGGTGAAATTAATGCAAACGATATTGACCAGGAGAATAGTCATCATAAGTCAACTATCGGTGGTCATTGTCTTGAAGCAGCAGAATATGTAAGGGAGCATTTTCCTAATAACCTTGCGCTGAGAACTGCTGCACTTCTTCATGATATTGGCAAAGTGTTTACGAAGTCACATTTGAATTCTCGTGGTGAGGTTGATACTGAATGCCATTATTATAACCACCAGAATTGCGGCTCATACGATTCCTTCTTCTATATGGATGTCTTACACATTCCCTATACAGATAGATTACATATTGCAAACTTAATTTATTACCATATGATGCCGTTTACTTCTTGGAAACAGAGTAAGAGTATTGAGCGTAGAGTCAAGGTTCAGGTCGGAGAAGAATTCTTTGATGAAGTCATGAAACTGAACGAAGCTGATTTGGCAGCGCACTAAGGAGAACATATGGAGAAGTTTTATATTATTTCAAATGATAGTAAAGTGGGTAGCGACTATTGGCGCTATGTTGAATCTGAAAAGAGAATTTTGAAAGCATTTGATGAATTCACAAAAGAACATGGTATCAAGGCAACAAAATTTCATCCGAGTCACACTTTGTTATGGATTGTACCAGAAAAAGAAGATGAGGATAAGTATGGAAATCAATTCACACTTAAAGACCAAGGTAGATTCAAGAAAAACTCTGAAATGAATAAGGCATGGGTTAAGAAATGTGCTGATGAAGGTGTTGAATATATTGACAAGCCATTTGTTCCATTCTTATTCAATTATGTCGGAAGAAGCCAGTATAGGTTATTTGACTATGATAGTGTGATTTATTGCACATTTGATTGCCCTATTGATGTTGAAACACCAGAAGGATTTGTCGAAATGAAAGGTAGCGAATTTTACGCTGCTATGGAAAAGAACAATATTGTCTTATAAGAAAGGATATAAGTTATGTCTTACAATAACAGTAATAGTAACAGCAATAATAGTTCCGCAAGGAGCGGGGGTATCGGTTTTTGTGGTTTATTAGCCATTGTATTTATTGTTCTAAAGCTATGCCATATAATTGAGTGGTCTTGGTTATGGGTACTATCTCCGCTTTGGATTCCGTTTACAATCGTACTTGTAATTTTAATTGTTATTTTGCTCGTGATGCTTATTTCTATGGTATTTGACAAGTCGTAAGAATAGGTGGGTGTTAATAATGAAAAAGGTATTTGCTTTTCTATTGGTATTAATAATGTGCTTTACTTTGGTTGCTTGCGAACCATCTGAGGGCAACAAGAATTATGAAAATAACACAAATCTTATTGCCATAACTGGATATAAAAATTTGTATTATGACCGTAGTACTAAAATTGTTTATTTAGTTTTTAATGAATACGAAGGCTATCAAGGATATGGTTATATGTCGCCATATTATGCATCAACCGGATTTCCATATTTATATGATGCAAACAATCAAGTTTTGATTGAAATTGATAAGTAAACTACGAGGTAAACAACATGGCAATTAAAGGAGCAATACTTGGCGACATTATTGGTTCTCAATATGAATTCAAAAAACCAGAAGGTTTTAATGACAAAACCGCTGCACTATTATCAGATAAATGCAAGTTTACAGATGACACAGTAATGAGCATTGCTACAAAATATGCGATTGAACATAATATTCCATTTGCACAATCATATCAGTTCTTTGGATTGAAATATCGTGATGTTGGTTATGGTAGTCGTTTTGCTGAATGGATTGATGAACAAGAAGATAAACCATATGAAAGTTATGGTAATGGCTCTGCTATGAGAGTATCATTTGTCGCAGACCATTTTAAAACAATAGATAAAGTAATTGAGTATGCTAAAAAATCCGCAGAATGCACACATAACCATCCGGAAGGATTGAAAGGTGCAATCATAACAGCAATGTGTATTTGGATGGCGAAAAATGGATATACACGAGATGATATTTTACAGTATACTATTTCACATTATCCAAAAGACAAATATACATATAGTGCAGCTTTAAGCATTAACGAAATCAAACACGACTATCTTTGGAATGAAACATGCCAAGGGAGTGTGCCAGTTGCAATTAGATGTGTTTATGAAGCAAATAGCTACACAGAATTTATAAGAAATGTTTTTAGTTTGAAATGTGATACAGATACTCTATGTGCAATAGGTGGCGGAATAGCAGAAGAATTATTTGATAATAGCAATGATGAAATATTGAAATCTGCCGACAAAATACTAGAAAACTATCTCGATAACTATTTGTTATCAGTGTTGCGAGGTAAAATATGAGCGAAAAAGAATATGAAGAATACATACGCCAACTTAAATACAAAATTGATGAACAACGGGATATAATTCGAGAGTTAAATATAAAACTTAAAAAAGAGCAAGACACTAGACAACATTATGAGTTCCGCATTAAAACTGAGTTAGAACCACGAATTAGGCGAGAAGAAACGGCATACGACACTTGGGTAACAACCGATACAGGAGCAGAGGCATCAGAATGTTTTGAAGATAAAATTGATGAACTAATTGAAATGGTAAGAGAAAATTCAGTTTATTTTGAATGGGATAGTTGCGAAGGAGATATATACCAAATGATTTTATGCCTTATTCGTTTTCATATACTAGATAATTTAAAGAATTTTTGCATCACTGATAAAGATTGAGATATGGACGAAGTTTTAGAATTTATCCAACGTCGTTTCACAAAGGATTGTGATTGGATAAGTGGAAATTGCTACTATTTCGCTTTAATTCTTAAAGATAAGTTTCCTGGAGGAATTGTTTATTATGATGTAATAGATGGTCATTTTGTCTACTTATATAATGGTAAATATTACGACTGGACTGGTATTGTTGAACCAGAAAGTTGTCTTGTTGAGTGGGATAAGTTTGCCGAATATGACCATATACAGAAAAAGCGAATAGTTAAAGATTGTTTAATGTGAGGTATGACATGAGTTATTCAATAAAGATAGATGTTTGGAAAACAAAAGACAGCATTTATGGAAATCCAGATGAAACAAAAACGGTTGGAGAGTATTATTCGTATGATGCAGCAGAATTAGATGTAAAGTATATTAAACTTCGTTTAGCGTGCGCTGGGTATAGCAGAATAAAATTAGAGATTATTGAAAAAGAAGAAGATGCTCGTAATTATTGCCATGTTTGCTGCAATGCTACGGTTGAGCCAGAATTAACGTCAGATAATGATTTGAGTTATATTAGTGTTGGCGAAACCACTGAAGGATATGGGATGCATATTAGGTCTGGCGATGGTAAACCGACTGTGCTTATTGTTTCAAAATGGGAAGAAAGTCTTGGACGCAATATTGATGTTGGTATATATAAGATGAAATTCTGTCCTGAGTGTGGAAGAAGGCTTATTGAAAATGTTGATTAGTGGTCAATATATGGCAACGGAAGATGGTATGTTTGGATATGAGATTATTATTTCTGTAAAAGAAACAGAAAAATCTTATATTCTAACTTTAATAAACAATAATAGTCGTTATAGTCCGGCGCATATTGATATGCTTTTTAAGGATTCAAATAAGATAAAGATAGATAAAGGAAAACATCAACACGCAATGCAAGTATGGAGTGCTAAAGATTTTACAATATATCCGTTTAGAGCTGGAATACCATTTTGGTTTAAATTTATGGATGGTAGTTAATTTAGAAGTGCATATAATTGAAACAAAGAGTGCTGAAATCAATAAAGATATAATTGCAACTTGTGACAAAACTGATTACGAAATTCTATGTAGGACTTGGGTTAGAAGTGATGGTGCGCTCATAAGAGAATGGACACCGCATGAATACATAACACAAAATCCCAAAGAGAAAGTTATATTAACTACAAAAATTGATGGGAGAATGATAAATGTTGAAGCTCATTGTTTAGAGTTTAGAAATATTTATGCTCACAAAAATGGAAAAAGAGTTGCTTCATTTATAGAAACTATTGATTATGGTAAAAAGAAAGGATGATTATACATTATGGACAACAAAGGTACATTGAATGCTTATATTGATGAGCAAAACAATTTGCAAGTTTATGATAATAAAGATAGAGAACTATTATTTGTTTGCAAAAATTGGAATGAACTATGGGATGAACTTGTAAAACGAAATTGTGGAATTAATTTTAAAGGTTATTTGAATGCAAAATGAATCGTATAAAAATTGCTTTAGTTTTTGAAGATATAGAAACTGCAAAAAGTTTTGTTGCAATAAATGCTCCGAATGGTGTGGTAAAAATTAACTCCACTAATGAATTTGTATATGAAACACCTATTTTGTACTTTTATTGGGTTAAACCATTTACAAATTTCAAAGGTAGGCGAGTAAATTTTGTATATACAACAGAGGATATTCGAGATACAGAATGGTTTAATTGTATTATTAGACCTATGCAAATTGTTGGTACTGTCGCTATCGACCCAAAATATTAAAATAGTTTGAGGTTTACAAAATCAAATATTTTCGGATTCAAAAAACAAATATATTGTTACATACCAACGTGTCAAAATTAGAATGAATAATAAAATTGGTATAAATGTTGTTAATGGAGTTCCTGATTTACTTCCATTTGAAAATTATGATATTCTACCAAATAAGCAAAACGAATTATTCAATATAGAAATTATTGATAGGAGTAATGAAAATTGTCTATAATTAAAATTTTTAAGAAAGGAACTCACACTTTAAAGAGTGGTATTGACATTTGGGTTGTAGAATGGACACGTCGCTATGGTGAATTTTACGGTCAAACAGAACAATGCTATCAAGCATTTACTAATAAAGATGAAGCCGATGAATTTGCAGATAGTATAAGACGTGCAAATAGACTCATCGGAAACACAAGCGGTACGCATGTTACTGTTACCAAGAATCAAAATACAGGACTATAAAATAATTGAAAAATATAGGAGTGCAAATTGAGTAGAAAAATTGCGGTTATAGATGCTGATATTGTAGGCAAGAAAAAGCACAGATTTCCGAATTTGTGTTCCATGAAAATATCGGCTTATCATAAAAAACTTGGTGACAATGTTATACTAAAAACCGATTATGAAGGTTTAGAAGTATTTGATAAGGTATATATCTCAAAAGTATTTACCGATACAGAAATTCCAGGAGAGCCAGAAGATAAATCAAATAAAACATCTGATAATATTTCAGAATGGTATAAGGATAATGAATTTCTAAAACAACCAAATATCGAATACGGTGGAACTGGTTTTTTTTATGATAAAGCGCCATCTCTGCCAAATGAGATAGAACATATCATGCCAGACTATCATCTATACGATGAATGGGTAAACAATGCAATAGCCAATGGAGCAAAACGCTCTGAATTTACATATTATCTTGATTATTCTATTGGTTATCTTACAAGAAAATGTTTTAGAGGTTGTTATTATTGTGTGAATAGGAATTATAAAGGTGCTGTTCAGGCAAGCTCTTTGAGCGAATTCTTAGATGATAGTAGACCAAAAGTATGTTTCTTAGACGATAATTTCTTTGGATATGCAAAGTGGAAAGAACTAATACAACCAGTAATTAATAGCGGAAAGAGATTTCAGTTTAAACAAGGGTTAGATGAAAGATTGCTGACAGTAGAAAAAATACTTGAAATTTCCAAGTGGAAGTACGATGGAGAAATGATATTTGCATTTGATAATATTGAAGATAAAGATTTGATAATATCCAAACTTGAATTGATAAGAAAAACCGTACCAAATTGGAAAAGAGAATTGAAATTTTATGTTTTCTGTGGATGCGACAAGAAAGATAAATATGATAACTCGTTTTGGGAAACAGATATAAAAAATCTGTTTGATAGGATTGATATATTAAGCAAATATGGTGCAAAGCCATATATAATGCGTTTTGAAAAGGTATATGAGTCTGAGTTTTCATCATTTTATGCTGCTGTTGCTGCTTGGTGTAACCAACCATCAATATTTAATACATTTACATTCCGATTATTTTGTCAATGTAGAGGGATGAGAAAAAATGGATATAAACTTTACAAAAGAGATGTTGAGCAGTATCTAAAAGATATTGGTATAAAAGGTTCAGAGTGGAGAGCGATGGAGATGGTTGAGGCGCTTTACCCACATATTGCTCAACAATATTATGACTTTAATGGGAAGTCAAATATAATTCAAAAGATTAAATCAGAAAAAACATTGGACTGATAATTGCGTGTTACCGTTTGTTGCAGATAAAACATAGATGTAAAGTTATAGCACAGATAACAAAAGGAAAAAGAAATTGAAAGGATTATCGATGCAAAGAGAACCAAATACAGAATATATATTGTCATTGTCATATGGCAAAGACAGCATAGCGTGTTTGGAAGCCATCAAAGAACTCGGTTATCCTCTCGACAGAATTATTCACGCAGAAGTATGGGCTACCGATACTATTCCGGCTGATTTACCACCTATGGTAGAGTTCAAGGCTTACGCCGACAAGATTATCAAAGAGAAATATGGTATCGAGGTTGAACATATCTGCGCTGTTCGGGGGTAAGAAACTTACCTACGAAATCCAATTCTATGAATGGATTAACACAGGAAAAAACAAAAACCGAATCTATGGTTTCCCGTACACGCTCGGAGCGTGGTGTAACAGTAGGCTCAAAGTCAATGCCCTGTCAAGAATTGGAAAAGGTGACTTACGAGAAGCTATTCTATCACATTCCGAATCGCAGGAAGAAACCACAAGAGAGAGACGGTTGGCAGAGACACGGAGCAGGTTGCGGAGCGAACTCACAACTCAAAGTCGCTGCAATGCGAACAATCAATTCTCGGATTCCCAATCCCAAGAGGAACTTGGTGCAACAGCGACCTCAAACTTGCTGCCTTACGGATTTCCAATCTCAATCGGCAGAGGGAATTGGTGTACTCAGCTCAAACAGAGGGTTTTCAGATAGCGCCACTGTGCGAGGCGCAAAGAAAAATATCGTGCAGTACCTTGGAATAGCAGCCGATGAGCCAGAGCGTATTAAAAGGCACAGTGTTCCAGACAAGATTCTTCCATTGGTAGATATTGGATGGGATGAAGCATATTGCAGACAATGGTGTGAAGAAAATAATTTGCTCTCACCAATATATACAACCGCTACAAGAGGCGGTTGTTGGTTCTGCCATAATCAAGGCGTTGACCAGTTAAGAATATTAAGAAAAGACTATCCTAACCTTTGGGCTTTATTGCTCAAATGGGATTTAGATAGTCCAACAACATTCAAGTCTGATGGTCATACAGTTCACGATTATGATAGACGCTTTCTTCTTGAAGAACTTGGGCTTGTGCCAAATGATAGACATTTTCGTTGGAAGATGATTGATAAATATGCAGATGATGTCAATGAAGATATAACTGTCTGCAATTAAAAATTAAATCAGAAAAACTATTGACATAGCAGAGAAAAGGAGGTATAATAGCTTATGTACAAGAATCCATTCAACTACATTGGAGCAAAGTACAAACTATTACCACAAATACTTCCTCTTTTCCCGTCAGACATTGATACATTTGTAGATTTGTTCGGGGGAGTGGCGAAGTAACATTTAATACAGAAGCAAACAAATACATATACAACGAGAAATCTGCTCCGCTGGTTAATATCTTCAAAAACCTGGATAGCGACTTTGTTGCAGATGTAGATAATGTCATTAATAGATGGCAACTCTCAAAAGAAAACAAACAAGGTTTCCTGAATTTGCGACAATATTACAATGAGCATTTAGGTGCAATGACCAGCAGAGAAAATGCAGTTCTCCTATATTGCCTACTAACACACGCTTTTAACTATCAGATAGCTTTTAACTCAAAAGGTGAGTACAATATGCCATCTGGCGCAGGACGAAGCTACTTTAGTCCGCAACTAAGAGAAAAGCTAAAATCCTATATAGAAGTCAAAAATAAAAGCAACATTTTATTTCTATCTAAGGACTTCGTTGATGTAGATATAGGCTCGTTGTGTAATCCTGAGAATGCTTTTGTGTATGTTGACCCACCATATCTGATTACTGTCGGCGCATATGAAAGAGACTATTTTTGTAAATGGTCTGCCGACTACGAAAAGAAACTCCTTGATTATCTGGATGAACTGAATGCAGCGGAATATAAATGGGCGCTTTCAAATGTGTTAGAACATAAAGGCAAATCTAATGATATTCTAAAGCAATGGTGCAAAAAGTACAATGTCCACTATCTAAATATGGACTATAAAAATTGCAACTACCAAACCAAGGATAAATCTGCGAACAGTAGTGTTGAGGTACTAATTACAAATTATTAAGTTCATCAAACAATCCCATCCGCAAGGGTGTTTAATATAGATATTTCAAAATAAAGAAAAGGTGATTCTATTGATTGTTCGGTAAGAGACGCTTAGTTTAGAGCGAAGAATTAAATCAGAAAAAGAAATGAAAGGTAAATGAGAAATGGCTGAAAATAAAAGTGTATTTGACATTTTGAACGCAGTTGATGTTTCTACCAAGATTAAGACAAAGAATGGTTTATCGTATCTATCTTGGGCTTCTGCGTGGGCAGAGGTTAAGAAGAAGTATCCAGATGCGACGTACAAGATTTATCCGCAGGTTATGGATGAAGGAGGCAATACTCGCTACTGGCATGATGATGGTAGAACCGGCTGGGTTGAAGTTGGTGTAACGGTAAACGGTCAAGAGATTGTTGAGACTCTTGCAATCATGGATTTCAAGAATAAGAGTATTCCTGCTGACCAGATTACTTCCGTTGATGCCAACAAGAGCTTAAAGCGCTGTCTGGTTAAGGCGTGTGCATTACATGGTCTTGGTTTGTACATCTATGAGGGCGAGGATTTGCCGGAAGAAACTTCTAAGACTATCGAACTAAAAGAGAAGATTAAGGAACTTGCTGCCAAGAAGGTGGCTCTATCCGATAAATCAAAAGCAAAGGTTGCTGAACTTTGTAAGGCGGCGGAGAAACAGGCTAATCCAAATCTGGACGATGACCTTATCACCGGTAACTACAACAACATCGAAGATGTTGATATTCTGACCAACTTAGAGAAGCAGCTTTTAGCGGTTAGAAAGTGAGGAATTACATATGGGATTTAGACAGGGTGCTTTTGCACGAATTTGGAGTGTAAACGACGAGGGCAAGTATAGTACGGCAAATGTCAGTGTTAGTAGAAAGAATAAGGAAACCGGCAAGTATGATGTTGAGTTCAGCGATGGATATGTCCGTCTTGTTGGTTCGGCTCATGAAGCCGCAAAAGACCTTGGACTTCCTACGAGAGAGGAATTTGACTCTCAAAGTGATAAGGGTGTCTCAGTAAAGATTTCTTCTTGTGATGTAACAAACAATTACGATACCAAGACTAAGAAGCTGTACACCAACTGCGTTATCTTTGGGTTTGAAATTCCCGATAACAATGGTGGCGATAGTTCAAATAACTCCAGCGCAAAGAGTACTGGCAAGGGTAAGAAGTCTGCTACTGGTAGTAAGGCAAAGACCAAAGCTGCTGCGCAGGAAGATGCAGATGACGAGGATGAACTTCCGTTTTAATTGAGAGGTAATAAGCATGGCAAATCAAGATTATATTGAAAGATTTGAAGCTATGCTGTCTGAGTGCGATAGGGACGGTATGGATAAACTTCTTGAATATCTCAGAAAGTCAGACTTCTATACCGCTCCTGCAAGCACGAGATTTCATTCGTGCCATGAGGGTGGCTTAGTGGAACATAGTTTGAATGTAGCCGATTGCCTCTTAGATAAACTCAATGACCCTGTTTGGGCAGATAGATTAGGCGAGGTTGGGCGAGAAAGCATTATTATTGCTGCCCTTCTTCACGATATTTGCAAGTCTAACTACTATGCCGTTGAGATGAAGAACAAGAAAATCTACAGCGACCATGGTAAGAAGTCTGATAGCGCTGGCAGATACGATTGGGAAACTGTGCCTGGTTATACAGTTGATGACAAGATTCCATATGGTCATGGCGAGAAGTCTGTGATGATGATTGAGGAATTCATTAAGCTGAAACCAATTGAGCGCTATGCAATTAGATGGCATATGGGTTTCACAGAGGCAAAAGAAAATTGGAACACTCTATCTCTTGCTATTAAAAAATATCCGCTTGTTCTAGCGATTTTTGAAGCAGATTTAGAATCAACGTATTTACTTGAAAAGGAAGAATAAGCATGGCGAAGAAATCTGACATTAAAACTTGCCGTTATCGGCAATGTAAACACACAACTAAAGATATTGATATTACTTGCGATGAGTATGTGGTTAAAGGAAATATGTACTATCACAAGGATTGCTATAAGGCGAAAGTGAGCGGCGAATGGAAAGATGAAGCTACTAAAGCAGACCTTCAGCTTATCAAAAACCTTTGGCTTGAACATATTAACAAGACTGTTGTGTATAGTCAGTTGTTCCGAGTGCTTAATGACCTTATCGCAAGAGGTATTGAATCTGATTATCTTGTGTTCGTAATGAACTATATTATCGAACACAAATTAAATTTGAATTATCCGGCTGGTTTCAAGTATTTCGTTGATAAGAAAGAAATTAAAGATGCTTACACGAAGAAGAAGCTCAGTGCAACTGGCTACAGCAAAGATAGTTTTGTTGTAGTTGAAAAGGAAGATGCTGCACCAAAGTTTTCCTTAAACAAAAAGCCAAATGGATTTCAAAGTATCATTAAAAACAATGGCTAATAGGAGGTAAGCGATGGATATTGCAGAACTTTCAGATATTCAGTCTGAGAGTGGCGTGATTGGCTCATTGATTTATCATCCAGAGTTTATTACACATACCGACTACTTGAAACCGAATTATTTCTTTGGTAAAGAAAATTCCTGTATTTATTGGGCAATTCAGGAATTGTACAAAGAAGGTATTACAAACATAGATGCCTACAATATTTCAAATAAGTTGCAGAGTCATCAGGGAGTACAAAAAACCATTGATAAATACAATCTCCCATCGGTTCAAGAGTTCGTTGAACTGTATAAAGGTGCGGCAAGAAATACTCTGGAAGAATATAAAATGCTTGCCGAAAACATTGTCACGCTTGCTTTCAAGAGAGATTTAATTAAGACATTAAACCAGATAAGTGCGAACTGTTACAAACCAGATTTCACACTTGAAAAACTAAGTAGTTCGGTTTATTCAGAACTGGACGAATTGACACAAAAATATATCGTCACCACTGAGATTCACACTCTTGGAAACGATATTGAAAATATATGGGATGACATTGTTAGCAGAAGAACAGCAGATGGTATGTATGGAATTCCATCTAAGTTCCCGTCATTCATTGATTACTTTACATATGAGCCAGGAGAACTTGTTGTTATCCAGGCAAAGTATAAGCAAGGTAAATCAGTATTCCTCATGAACGAGGTTGTTCACAAATTAAAGAATGGCGTACCAACATTGGTTGTTGACAGTGAAATGCCAACAAGACTTTATACTGAGCGACTTCTATCTCACCTTACAGGAATTGATATGAAGCGAATTAAAAATGGTAGATATAGCGATGAAGAAGCCGAGGTTATTCAAAACTGCATTACATGGTTGAAGGAACAGCCGTTTGTACATATCTACAACCCAAATCTTACAATGGAGCGACTTTACTCTATCTGTAAGATGTTGCAAAACAAAATCGGTCTTGGGTTTGTTGTTTATGACTATTTGAAAAGCAATGAAACATCATCAAGTGATAACTACAACTTGCTTGGTGCAAAATGCGACTTTTTGAAGAACAATATCGCCGGTGAACTCGATATTCCTGTACTTGCTGCTTGCCAGCTAAATAGGAACGGCGAAGTTGCTGACAGTATGAAAATTAATCGTTATCTGTCTGTTGGTATCAAGTGGGAATACAAAACCCAGGAGATGATTGCTAAAGATGGTATGCAGTGTGGAAACGCTTTTGCAAAGATATATGTAAATCGCCTTGGTAGACAAATGCAAGAAGATGATGATGAGGATTACATTGATTTTGTATTCTCAGGCGACACAATGACGATTGTGGAAGCCGAGCAACACTACAGACAGGATGACTACTAAGAAGGGAGGCAAGTTCGTTGATGTTGGATAATTACGATGATGAGATGCTACAACAAATCAACGAAAATGCTGACCTTTTAGGTTATGTAAGCCAATCCTTGGAGTTGGAGAAGAAAGGTGATGACTATTTTGCTCATTGCCCAGCTCATACAGATAATACGCCATCCCTTTCTTTTACCCCCGCAAAAAACTCTTACTACTGCTTTTCATGCCATCGTTCTGGCGGCATTATTGGGTATTTGATTGACTTTGAAGGTCTGGAATTTGAGGATGCAGTTGAAAAGGCAGCAAGGTTAGCAGAAGTTGACCTATCTAAGATGTGTCATTCAAGCACAATAACATTTCTAAAAAAGATGAGAGCTTTGAATGAGCCAAAACAAGCACCATATCAACACCGAATTTTAGATTGGGAAGAATTTAACAAATATGAACAAGAGCCAGTGCAAGAATGGCTTGATGAAGGTATTAAGCAAGATGTCATGGATTTATTTGATATTAGAATAGATGCCAGTCAGAACGGTCAAAACAGAATTGTTTATCCAGTTTGTGATATTAATGGTAACTTAATCAATGTTAAGGGTAGAACCAGAAACAAGAATTTTAAAGCTTTAAAAATACCAAAGTATATTAACTACTTTACTGTTGGAGTTATGGATTATTTTCAAGGATTGAATATTACATTGCCATATGTAAAAGAAGCAAATGAAATTATCATTTTTGAGTCAATAAAATCAGTCATGAAAGCCTATGGGTGGGGGTATAAAAACTGTGCCTCTGCCGAGAAGCACACGCTTACAAAAGAACAAGTTGATTTGCTAGCAAAACTCAAAGTCAACATCGTTTTCGCCTATGATTCAGATGTCGATTATAGAGATAGCAGTGTTCGACAAAGTATTGATAAGCTAAAACGAATTACGAATGTCTATATAATTCAAGACAAAAAACATTTGCTTGGTGGCAAAGATGCTAAGAATGCGCCTGTAGACCTTGGAGAAGAAATTTGGGAAGAATTATATAACAGTAGAAAGAAGGTGGTCTAATGTGCGAATACAAAGAAGATATTGACAAAATGCGATGGTCTTATTCAAGACTAACTTCTTTTGAGCATTGCAAGTACGAATTTTACTTAAACTACATTGTCAATGATGATAACGAGTATTTATCTGAGGGCAATTTCTATGCAGAAGTCGGCAGTTTTGTTCATGAAATTCTTGCGATGATTTTCAATGGTGAATTAACGCCAGATGAAGCATCGCAGTATTATGTAGATAATTTTGATAACAATGTTTTCTACAAAACTAGAAAGTCTACGATGGATAAGACATTTGAAACTTGTGCAGATTATTTCGCAAACGTTGACTTTGGTTGGCTAAACGACTATGAGATTCTTGGCGTTGAGCTAGAGGTCAAATTCAAATTAGAAGGCTATGATTTTGTTGGTTACATAGACTTATTGCTTAGAGATAAACGAGATGGCAAAATTGTCGTTGTAGATAATAAGTCAAGCGAATATCCATTTAAGCTAAATGGCGATGTTAAGGCAAAGTCAAAGCATAGTTTTGAAAACTACAAGAAACAGATGTACTTATACTCATACGCAGTCATGGAGAAGTATGGCGAGTTTCCTAAAGAAATCACTTGGAATCACTTCAAAGATGGTGGCAAATTTGCAACAATTCCATTTAAGAAAGATGAGTATGATGCAGCGGTAAAGTGGTTTGTTGATACGATTCATGCTATTGAGCAAGAAACAGATTATGATGTAACACTGGATTATTTCTATTGCACCAATCTCTGTAATTTCAGAAATAGTTGTGAGTATGCAAAAACCACAACATGGAAGTAGAGGTAGTGTAATATGGTTGAAAACTATACTCCTTATCATATTCATACGATGTTGAGTAATGGTGTTACAAATATTGATAGTATCACGGATTTTCACGATTATGTTGACGTTGCAGAGAAACTTGGTATGAAAGCGTTTGCTTTTAGTGAACACGGTTCTTTGTTTGCCTGGTTAAAAAAGAAAGAGTACATAGAATCTTGTGGTATGAAATATATCCACGCTATTGAGGCTTATTTAACAGAAGATAGCGAAAATAAGCCCCATCTATATAGTGCGATAAGTATTTTTGGTGGTACAAAGATACAATTTTTTGAAACGTGGGAAACAAGTGATGGTATACAATACGCAAGAGATATAGAGACATCAGAAGATGTGCCTATTGAGAAAGACACAATTAAAGATGAAGGATATAAAAAAGGCAGAGACAATTACCATATTGTCTTAATTGCGAAAAATTATGATGGTGTAAAAGAGTTAAACAAACTTGTTTCAAAATCATTCTGTAGAGATGATTTTCATTTCTACTATATGCCACGAATTTCGTTTGAAGAACTTTTTGCCACATCTGATAACATTATAGTTACCTCTGCTTGTCTTGGTGGTGTTTTGTATAGCGGAACACCTTCAGCAAAAGAGAAATTTCTGAATTTTATTCAGAAGAATAAGCATAGATGTTTTTTGGAAATCCAACATCACAATTGCAAAGACCAGGCAGAATATAATAAGTTACTCTACCAGCTACATTTAGACATGGGAGTACCGCTTATTGCCGGAACTGATACACATGCTTTAAACGATGAACACATTGATGGTAGATTGATGTTGCAAAAAGCAAAAGGTGTTCACTTTGCAAATGAGGACGATTGGGATTTAACATTTAAGTCGTTTGAGCAATTAGTTACAGCGTTCAAAAAACAAAATGCTTTACCTATGGATGTTGTCTACGAAGCAATTAACAACACCAATGTAATGGCAGATATGGTCGAAGAATTCAAACTGGATTACTCACCCAAATACCCTAAATTGTATGAGAATTCGGAAGAAGTATTCAAGCAGAAAATAAACGAAGGCGTAAAAAGCCGTGGAATAATGAATTATCCAAACTATCAGGAATATCTTGATAGAATTCACTATGAATATGATGTTTACAAGCACAATGGCGCTATTGACTTTATGCTGCTTGAAGAAAACTATAAATCTGAGATGCGCAAGCTAAATATCAAATACGGCTATTCTCGTGGTTCTGTATCTGGCAGTATTATCGCATATCTACTATATATTACGGAGATTGATAGTGTTAAGTACAACCTAAACTTTGAGCGCTTCATGAACAAGGAACGTGTTAGCTTGGCAGATGTTGACTCTGACTGGCTATCTGAGGACAGAAAAGCTGTTAAAGATTATCTGTATGGTAAGCAAGGATTGTATTGCTGTGACATCGTTACGTTCAACACTATTGCACTAAAAGGTGCTATTCGTGACATTGGTAGAGCATTAGAGATTCCATTAAAAGAAGTTGATGCAATTTGTGACCAAGTTGAGACAGATGAAGAATCACTAAGAAAACAGTATAAGAAACTGTTTAAGTATGTTGATTTGGTAAATGGTGTTGTTGTTTCTGTTGGTAATCATCCGGCGGGATGCGTTGTTTCTCCAATTCCGGTTGATGAGTGGTTTGGCACTTTTACTACTTCTTCCGATGAATATCCAATATCACTTCTGAACATGAAAGAGATTGACTCTCTAAATTTCGTCAAATTGGATATTCTTGGTCTTGATAATATCGGTCTAATTTACAAAACTTGTGATATGGCTGGTATTCCATTTGCAACACCGGATAACATTCCAGCAGACGATGCAGCAGTATGGGAAAGCATTAGGGATGATACTACGATGATATTCCAATGGGAGTCTCAAAGTGCTACACAATATTTAAGACAACTATTAAGCGACGAAACTATTAAGCGAATTCGTGAAGGTAATGAGAATTTATCATATATGGATTTGCTTTCAATCGGTAACGGAGCTATCAGACCGGCTGGTGAGTCGTACCGTGATAAACTTGCACAAGGTATTTATCAAGATAATGGGCATAAGGCTTTAAACAACTTTCTTGCGCCAACCCTTGGCTATCTTGTTTACCAGGAACAAATTATTGAGTTCTTACATTCATTTTGTGGTTACACAATGGGCGAAGCCGATATAGTACGTCGTGGATTTGCTAAGAAAACTGGTACTGAGAAATTTATTCCGAAAATCAAAGCCGGTTTTACAAAAACAATGATGGAGAAGTATGGTGTTTCATCAGAAGAATCAGACAAACTGATTGTGAATTTCATCAAGGTTATTGAAGATGCAAGTGCTTATCTATTCTCAAAAAATCATGCAGACCCTTATTCTTGGATTGGTTATATTTGTGGCTATCTAAGGTATTATTATCCTCTCGAATTTATTACAACAGCACTGAATATCTTCGAGGGGAAAGAAGAAAAGAGCTTATCAATTATTGATTATGCAAAAAAGCGTGGAATAACGATTTCGCCAATTAAGTTCAGACATTCAATCGCAAAATATAGCTTTGACAAGGAAACAAACCAGATATTCAAAGGTATTTCTTCAATTAAGTTTATGAATGCGAATGTTGCGAACGAAATCTACGCATTAAAAGATAACAGCTATAACACTTTCATTGATTTGCTCTATGACCTCAAAGAGAAAACGAGTCTCAATTCCAGGCAACTAAATATCCTTATTGAACTTGATTTCTTTGAGGAATTTGGAGATGCGAACTATCTGTTAAGACTTTCAAGTTTATTTGATGAATTTGGTGGTAAAGTTCAAATCAAAAAAGATAAGTTGGATAGCCTTGGTATCAAACATGATATTGTAAGACCATTTGCAGAACGAGAAACAGATAAGATGTTCGCAAAGATACATACAAGAGGTCTTTTAGTGGAACTTGCAAAGCACATAGAATCCAAAAAAAGAACCCTGAAGGAAAAGGTTAAAGCCCAGACAGAACATCTTGGCTATCTCGATATTGCGGATAGTAGATATAGTAGGATGTTAGCAATAATGTCTGTAGATACAAAGTACTCACCAAGATTAAAAGTGTATTCATTGAAAAATGGTACTATGCTTGAAGTTAAGGTTGATAAAAGAACCTACAACAAAAACAAACTTGAAAAGTGTGACATTATCCGTGTATCAAGCCAAAACAAAAAACCAAAGTCAAGAAGATTGGAAGATGGTACATACGAGCCTATTCCTGGCACTTCTGAAATTTGGCTAACAAAGTACGAAAAGGTAGATAACATATGAGCGAATATTTAGTTGTTAGAGTGTTAGAGCAGAATATCCGGTTATATCGTGTCTCGGCAGCAACACCAAAAGAGGCTATTGATAATTCACTATTCTGCAATCCTTTCAAAGAATATTACATTGATAATATCTATGGAGATGGCGCAGTTGCAATTCTATATTCGACTGCAAATGTTATCTTAACATATGTCAAGTTGTTCTTTGCAAAGGCAGAAATAAAACCAAAGAAAGAACCAGAAGTAGTATTTGTAGAATTTAGAAATCCACAAATCATGAGAAGTTTCAATGTAGTTCAGTAACAAAATATTTTTGGAGGAATGAATTATGACTTTTACTGAGAAAAACGGCGATTTGTTTACCGCACCGCAGGGATATTACCTTGCACATTGTATTTCTGGCGATTTTGCCCTTGGTGCTGGCATTGCCAAGAAGTTTGATGAAGTGTACAATATGCGCTTCAAGCTGTACAGAGATTATCCCATTGCGGACGGAGAGAAGTATGGCTATGTAGGAGAAGCGCTACTAGTTGATAATGTATTCAACCTTGTTACTAAGGCAAGATGTTTTCATAAGCCGACATACGACTCCTTGTACGAAACTCTTGTTGATATGAGAGAACAGTGTGAGAATTTGGATATTACCAAGCTGGCTATGCCAAGAATTGGCGCAGGACTTGATAAGCTGGATTGGGATAGAGTTGTGGATGTCATCGAGGATGTGTTTGAGGATTCAGACATCGAGATTGTAGTTTATGTACTATAAGGAGTTGTTGTTATGGCAGATTATAAACCACGCTATTTAGTTATGGTTACGGCTTCTGCAAATAACAATAAGTATTACAAACAGATTCCTAATGGCGATAGTTGGACTGCCGAATACGGTAGAGTAGGGAGCAGTCCACAACGCCGAACATATCCTATGAGCCAATGGGATTCAAAATATAACGAGAAAATACGCAAAGGATATGTTGACCAAAGTGATTTAGTTGAAGATTTAATACAAGTTGAGAAGCCTAAGACTGATAGCAAATACAGAGAAATCGAAAATAAAGTAATCGCAGAGATTGTTGAAAGATTGCAGAGTATGGCTAAGAAAGCCATTAGTGATAACTATACAATTTCATCCAATAAGGTTACACAAGCAATGGTTGATGAAGCGCAGAATATTTTGACCAGTTTGCTTGATGCAAAAACAGTTGACGAATTCAATGACATTCTACTAAAGTTATTCGTTACGATTCCTCGCAAGATGAGTAATGTTAAGTATTATCTGGCAAACTCGAAAGATGATTTTGCGAAGATTATTGATAAAGAGCAAGACCTTCTTGACGTTATGAGAGGTCAGGTAGTACAGCATCAGGTTATCGACGAGACTGAGCAAAAAGAAACTGAAAAATGTGATTATACTATCCTTGAACAGCTTGGTCTTGAATTTGAGGAATGCGACAACAACGACATTGCAACAATTAAAGCGGCACTTGGTTCTTGTGCAGATAAGTTCTATAAAGCGTGGAGAGTTAAAAATCTTAAAACTCAGAAACGTTACGATGAATTTGTAAAAGCAAATAATATCAAAGATACTAAGTTACTATTCCATGGTAGTCGCAATGAGAACTGGTGGTCAATTATCAATAGTGGTTTGATGCTTAAACCAACAAATGCTGTGATTACTGGCAAGATGTTTGGTTATGGTATTTATTATGCGCCAAAGGCAAGAAAGTCACTTGGTTACACAAGTCTATCTGGTAGCTATTGGGCAAGAGGTAGTTCAAACTCAGGGTTCATGGCTTTAATGGATGTCGCATATGGAAAGCCGTATGATGTGTATTCTTTTGATAGCAAGTATTATAATTTCAACTACGAAGCACTACAGAGAAATTGTCCTGGCGCAAATTGCTTACATGCCCACGAAGGAAGTATGCTCCGTAATGATGAAATAATTGTCTATAAGGAAGAACAATGTACTATCCATTATCTTATTGAATTGAAGAATTAAATCAGAAAAAGCATTGACAGATTGAGCGGAGTATGTTATAATAGATTGTGTAAATCAGAAAAACAAATGAATGCAAATAAAATTGCTGTTTTATTTGTTTCCCACACACAAAATATCCGAAAAAGGGTTTCCAGTAGGGTTGAGCAAACCAGTAACCCTGAGACATCATTTGATGGCAACAGTGATTGCATAAGGCAACGAACACGCTGTTAGGCTCAACAACAAGTATATAAAATAGGAGGCAACTTATGACTATTGCGGAGTGCCAAGTTGAGACAATCAAGCATATTGAAAAAGTCAGAGAAGTCATTAGGGTATTTGTAAGCAAACTTATTACCAGAGCAGTAGACCATGATAAACTTAAACTTGAAAGTCCGGAAATAGAAATCTTTGCTGAGTACACTCCAAAACTTGCAGAAACTACATATGGCAGCGAAGAATATATGCAATTTCTTGAAGAAATGAAACCAGCATTACAACATCATTATGCTAATTATAGACATCATCCAGAGCATTTTGAAAAAGGCATCAATGACATGACTCTTGTTGACCTCGTTGAGATGTTCTGTGATTGGAAAGCATCTTCTATGCGACATAATGATGGCAATCTTCTCAAAAGCATTGATGTGAATACGACTCGGTTTAATATGACTTCTCAGCTTAAACAGATTTTTATAAATACCGCAAAGATGTACGATGAGCAACAATAAGAGGTATCACATGAATAAAAGCCAAGAAAAGCAGCTTAACAAAGAAATTAGAGAGCAAATGCAAAAAGTCAGAGACTCCGGTTTACTTGCTGGTAGCAAGGCAATTTGCGGAGTTGTTCTCGAAAAGGCAAAAGACAACACAAAAACTGAACACGAGAGGCTTCAAGATATTATTGACTTTTGTGAACGGTCATTGGGTGTAGCGAATAAGAAATGAGGGTGTTAGATGAATATTTTAAAGGCAGGGTATGAGATTCTTACGCCAATTTCAGATGGTGGCGTTAATGAGTTAAAACACATTGAAAGAATTGGACGTGTTTGCTATAAGTCAGAAGATAAGATTACGGAAGATGGCGAAAGTGCAAAACGTTTCGTAAAAATGCTTATCAATAACCATCATGAGGCTATGATTGAGCATAGTACATTGTCTGTTATTTTCACTTGTGACCGTGGTGTATCACACGAAATGGTAAGACATAGAATTGCAAGTTTTGCACAAGAAAGCACCAGATATGTAAACTATGCTAAAGATAAGTATGGTAGTGAGATTGCTGTAATCGACCTAATTGGCGGTATCAATCTCGACAATAAGATGAAGAACTTCGATGCAGACCTTATTGGAGAAATTTATTCTGAGTGGTTGAGAGCTATGGAAGATGCTGAGAGACATTATATGAAAATGATTGAACTTGGCGCACCTCCGCAGATTGCTCGTTCTGTTCTTCCTAATTCAACCAAAACAAATATCACTATTACAGCTAACTATAGAGAGTGGAGAACATTCTTTAAGCTGAGAACTACGAATGATGCTCATCCTCAGATTAGAGAAGTTGCAATCCCACTATGCAGAGAACTACAGCAGAGAATCCCTGTTGTATTCGATGATATTGAGTTGCCCAATGCGTAAGTACGAAAATGAATGTGTGGGCTGTCCTACTGAAATGGGATGTCTAGGTAATTCATGCCCATACATAAACGTATCAAGAGATTATTGCGATTCATGTGGTAAAGAAGGTGCTACATATAGGATTGATGGAGAAGATTATTGCGAAGGTTGTGCAAAAGAATATCTCCAAGATGTGTTTGATGACCTAACCATTACAGAAAAAGCAGATGCATTGGAAGTTGATATTTCCGAAATATATGACTAAGAAAGGGAATGTGTATGATTGTAATTCTTGGAGAATCTGCTTCTGGCAAAACAACTCTTTTGAAGATGTTGATTGAAGCAAATCCGAAATACCACAAAATTGTTACATATACCACAAGACCAATGAGAGAAGGAGAGGTTGATGGAGTTGATTACCATTTCATTCCACAAGCTACCTTTGATGAATTTGTAAAGCGTGGCTTCTTCGTTGAACACGCAAAATATAGAGATTGGTCTTATGGTACTGCAAAGACTGATTGTGAGTCTGAAAATGCTATTGCTATTCTTACTCCGGCTGGTCTTAGAGCGCTAAAGCGACTTGGCTATAAAGTGACCTCTATCTATGTGTATGTTGACCGTCGTTCTCGACTAATCAATATCTTAGCTCGTGGTGATAATATTGATGAAGCATATAGAAGAAATTTATCCGATGTTGGGCAGTTTGATGAAGTAATCCAGGAAGTCGATTATGTAATTGATAATACAAAGTTCCATATGGATGAGAACCAAGTATTAAAGTGTTTCCAAGAGATTCTTAAAACAGAATCCCCCGAACCTGAGTACGAACAACTTTCACTATTTGATATGGGTATCATAGATGAAAAGAATTAAGGTTTATACGATGGGTGGAAATGATATGGTATGGCGTAGACAGGTTGAAGAAATCTATCTGCAAGGTGGCAATGCGGTTTCATTTATCCACCCACCTTTGTATAAGGTAGGATTAGAAGATAAAGAATTTGTAGAATGGAATAAGCGGCAAATTTATAACAGTGATATTGTAATTGTAAATGTAAAAGAAGTTGATGACAACAACCTTTATGAAATTGGTATCATCGACTCTATAAATACATTTGGCGATAAACACATTTTTGTTATTGGTATTGGAGAACAAAATACAGAATTAAAACCGCACATTAAATCTGTAATCTTTCATCTCGAACCAAACTATGAAAGTGCTGTTGATTACATTCAAAGTTTTTTGTCTGTTTAATTAAATCAGAAAAAGTATTACAGGAGTGTTAGAATGAACATTATTAAAAGAGATTGTTCCGAAGCCCCATTTAACAAAGAAAAGATTTATGAAGCTATCATGAAGGCGATGACATTTGGCAGTGGTATTATTAAACCAGAAATCGCAAGAAATATTGCTAGTGAAATCGAGACGGAAGTGCAAGGTGTTAATGACCTTGACATCTACATGGTAGAAGAAATGGTTTTTGATAAGCTGATTGCAAAAGGCGAAGTGCTTACTGCAAAATCTTATGAGGGTTATCGTAGAGTTAGAGAGTTTCAAAGAGATGTAAAAAATTCAACCGATGAATCTATTATGGAGTTGTTAGAACATAATAGTGAATATTGGAATGAAGAAAACTCCAATAAGAATGCAATGCTTGTAACTACTCAAAGAGATTATATGGCTGGTATCGAAAGCACTGATATTAGTATGAGAATGCTGCTTACACCAGACATTATTCAAGCTCATGAAGATGGTATTATCCATTTTCACGATATGGACTATTTTGGTCAGAATGCTACACATAACTGTGACTTAATTAATCTTGAAGATATGTTGCAAAATGGTACGGTTATTAGCAATGTTATGATTGAAAAACCGCATAGTTTCTCAACGGCTTGTAATGTCGCTACTCAGATTATCGCACAGGTAGCTTCAAGTCAGTATGGCGGTCAGAGTATTAGCCTTACTCATCTTGCTCCATTTGTTGAAGTCAGCAGAAAGAAAATCAAAGAACAGGTATTAGCCGAATATATTGAATTTACTGGACATGAACCACAAAGCGAAGATGATTATAATGAATATATGGATATTGTTGATAAGCGCCTAAGAGATGAAATCAACAAGGGTGTTCAAACAATTCAGTACCAGGTTGTTACACTAATGACAACAAATGGTCAAGCACCTTTCTTATCTGTATTTATGTATCTCGGCGAAGCTAAAGATGATAGAACAAAAGCAGACCTCGCACTTATTATCGAAGAAGTACTAAGGCAGCGTATTCAGGGTGTAAAGAATGAACAGGGCGCATGGGTTACTCCCGCATTTCCAAAACTTCTCTATGTTCTGGAGGAAGATAATGTATACGAGAATAGCAAGTATTTCTATCTAACTAAACTTGCCGCTGAGTGTTCTGCAAAACGACTTGTGCCAGATTACATCTCTGAAAAGAAAATGCTTGAATACAAGGTTGATAAGAATGGAAATGGTAATTGCTATCCCTGCATGGGTTGCAGAAGTTTCCTTACTCCTTATATCAACGAAAAGGGCAAACCTCAGTATTATGGAAGATTTAATCAGGGTGTTGTAACTATCAATCTACCTGATATTGCGCTTTCATCTGGCAAAGATATGGACACATTCTGGAAACTGTTTGAAACCCGTACAGAACTTTGCCATAAGGCACTACAGCTACGTCATAAGAGACTTGAAGGAACTCCTTCAGATGTTGCTCCAATTCTGTGGCAGCATGGCGCACTTGCAAGACTTAAAAAAGGTGAACCGATTGATAAGTTACTTCATAACGGATATTCCACAATTTCCCTTGGTTATGCTGGTTTATACGAATGCGTGAAGTATATGACTGGTAATAGTCATACAGATGGTGGTATTGGTGAAGAATTTGGTCTGAAGGTAATGCAAGCACTTAATGATAAATGTACTCAGTGGAAAGAAGCTGAACATATTGATTATAGCTTGTATGGTTCTCCAATCGAAAGTACTACATATAAATTCGCAAAATGCCTAAAGAAGCGCTTTGGCGAAGTCGATGGGATTACCGATAGAAACTATATTACAAATTCATATCATGTTCCTGTGTTTGAGGAAATCAACGCATTTGATAAACTTGAACTCGAAGCAAAATTCCAGAAGCTATCCCCTGGTGGTGCTATTAGCTATGTTGAAATCCCGAACATGAATGACAACCTTCAAGTGGTTATTCAGTTAATGCAGTTCATCTACAATCATATTATGTATGCAGAACTCAACTCTAAGAGCGACTACTGCATGGTTTGCGGTTATGACAAGGAAATTAAAATCATTACCGATAAAACCTCTGGGAAGCTCATTTGGGAATGCCCAAATTGTGGCAACCGTGACCAGAACAAGATGAGTGTTGCAAGAAGAACGTGTGGCTATATCGGGACTAACTTCTGGAATCAGGGTAGAACACAGGAAATCAAAGAGAGAGTATTACATATTGATGACAAAGCGTACAGTGATGGTGATGTCTAATGAGGTATTCACTAATCCGCAAAATGGACATCTCAAACGGGCAGGGAGTGGGAATCTCCCTGTTCGTCCAAGGGTGTCACTTCCATTGTCAAGGATGTTTTAATCAGGAAACATGGGATTTCAGTGGTGGATATGAATGGACACCAGAAATTGAAGATAAATTTATTGAGTTGGCTAATAAACCGTATATTCAAAGAATCTCATTTTTAGGCGGAGAACCACTTGCAGACGAGAATGTTGAAACAGTATTTCATATTATCCAAAGACTTAAATCTTTATATCCAGAGAAGAAGATTTGGATTTTCACTGGTTATAAATGGGAAAACATTATAAATCAAACATCGCAATATGCTTTAACGAGACTAATGACCGTTGCATTATCAGATGTTGTTGCAGATGGGCAATTTCAGATTGATAAACAAGACATAAATCATAAACAAGTTTTGTGGGTCGGTAGCCTAAATCAGAGAGTTATTGATGTACAAAAATCATTTGAGAACGATACTGTTGTTTTATATGACAACTAAGCAAAGAGGATAATTGATGATAGTAGTAAATCTTTTCGGTGTACCTTCAGCCGGTAAATCAACTGGTGCAGCGTACATATTCAGTAAAATCAAAATGGCTGGTATCAATGCAGAACTCATTACAGAATTCGCAAAAGATAAGGTTTGGGAAGAAAACTCAGAGGTTTTCAAACCAGATAACCAGTGTTACTTATTTGGTAAACAGTTTTATAGAATGAGCAGATGCAGAGATAAGGTAGATGTAATCATTACAGATAGCCCTTTACCACTTTCAATCTTTTACAACAAAAGCAAAGTTCTTGGTGAAGATTTCAATAAAACCATAATGAATTGCTTTAACTCATTTGATAACATTTCTTATCTTCTGCTAAGAGATAAACCGTATAACCCTAAAGGTAGACTCCAAACCGAAGCCGAAAGTGATTCCCTTAAAGAGCCTTTAGAAAAACTACTTCAAGGTAGAAATATCAAATATAAGACAGTAAAAGGCAATGTTGAAGAATATGACAAAATTGCTGATTATGTAATTCATAAAAATTTAGGAGTGTAAACATAATGGAAACCATTAAGATTAAGTATTTTAATGACGAAATTGAAAGAATTGAAAAGATTGATAAGGGTGACTGGATTGACCTTCGTTCTGCTGAAACAGTTGAGTTAAAGCAGGGTGAATTCAAACTTATCAAACTTGGTATCGGCATGATTCTTCCTAGTGGTTATGAAGCCCATGTTGTTCCTCGTAGCAGCACATTTAAGAATTTTGGCGTTATTCAGACAAATCATTGTGGCATTATTGATGAAAGTTATTGTGGCGATAATGACCAGTGGCGCTTCCCAGCATTTGCTTTGAGAGATACTGTTATCCACAAAAACGATAGAATTTGCCAGTTCCGTATTGTAAAGAAACAGCCTGAAATTGAATTCCAGACTGTTGAACATCTTGCAGATACAGACCGTGGTGGATTTGGAAGTACAGGTAAGAGTTAATGCAGGAAATTATAGAAATCCTTAAAAGCAAAATTGCACTTGAAAGTTCAGCGAACATGACAGACGAACAACGGAGCTATGTCGTTGGACTTTCTGATGCTTTACAAATCATAGAAGAATACTGCTCAAAACAGATGATAATCGGAAGGAAGTATTATGTTATATCCTATGTAAACAAACAACCAAAAGTAGAACATATGACATTGTATAGAATCAATAACAAGCAGAAATGCGCATACTGCTTTACCCGTAATCATCAAAATCCTACTCCCGACGTTGTTTTATACAGTAAAGGCGGATTAAAACTTAGAGTATTCAATGATTACGAATCTGCCCAAAATGGGATTCCGATATTTCTTTTGAGTCTATCAGATAGGGGCAAACGGATATGAGCGAACAGAATAATAAACAATATTTTATACATAACGGAACAAAAATCATCATTTCAGAACACTTTAATAAACATGGCAAAAGTTTAGAAGATGTTATTAAAGATGCTATAAGCAGGGAAGCTAAATCAACTTCTACAAAAGAACCAATTACATCAGAAAAACAAATGTAAATAATAAATATTGAAAAACGCCCGCATTTATGATATAATACTAAAAGGCAGAATATTGTAAGTGCGGGTTCTATTATAAGGAGGTATTGTATGACAGAACCCACTTATGATGCTGGACTCTATCTACGATTGAGTAGAGACGATGAATTGCAAGGTGATAGTTCAAGTATTATCACTCAGCGCCAAATGCTAAGAAAGTATGCTATTGACCACCATATAAATGTCTATGACGAATATGTTGACGATGGTTGGTCTGGTACAAATTTTGACCGACCAGATTTTCAGCGTATGATTCAAGATATTGAGGATGGTAAGATTAACTGTGTAATCGTGAAAGACCTTTCTCGACTTGGTAGAAATTATATCCTCACTGGTCAATATACAGAGCTGTATTTTCCAAGCCATAATGTGCGCTTCATTGCTATAAACGACAGTGTGGACAGTCTTAATGGCGATAACGAATTTGCGCCATTTAAAAATATCATCAACGAATGGTATGCAAGAGACATTAGCAAAAAGGTTCATGCGGCATTTCAAACCAAATTTGCAATGGGCGAACGCTATTGTGCTTATGCACCAATTGGATATAAGAAAAGTCCAGACTCAGTTGGAAAGCTCATCGTCGATGAAGAAACCAAATGGATTATTGAGAAAATCTTCACATACGCATTAAGTGGAATTGGTGCGGCAAAAATCACTAAGGCTCTTATTAAAGAGCAAGTACCAACACCTGCTTGGATTAACTATCAGAAAGATGGCACATTTGCACACATTTTTGATGGACAGCCAGAAAACAAACGATATATGTGGACGATTGCTCAGGTTAAACACATTCTGAAGGATGAAACCTATATCGGCAATACAATTCACAATAAGCAAAGTACTATTTCGTTTAAGAATAAGAAACGTGTGAGAAAACCTAAAAGCGAATGGTTAAGAATCGAGAATACACATGAACCTATTATTGGCAAAGAAGAATTTAAACAAATCCAAGGTATGATAGAGTCAAGACGTAGGAACATGAAAAACACTCAACAACAAATATTCGCTGGATTGGTTAAGTGTGCTGATTGCGGATGGTCAATGAGGTTTGGTACGAATACTCAAAACAAAAACCCATATAGTTACTTCTCGTGTAGCAAATATGGTCAAATGGGCAAAGTTTTCTGTTCAATGCACTATATTCGTTACGACACATTGTATGAGTATGTTTTATCAAGAATTCGTTATTGGACGGCTATAGCTCAGAAAGATGAAGATAAGCTACTCGCATACCTTATAAAAAGTGGCGATAAAGAGTTTGCTTCCTCCCGGCAAAGAGCAATTTCAGATATAAAGAAATCTGAGAAAAGACTAAGAGAGTTAGATACGCTCTTTGCGAAACTTTATGAAGATAGGTTACAAGACAAAATCAATGAGAGAAACTTCAATATGCTAACAGCTAAATACCAGCAAGAGCAAGATGAACTTCATGAACTCGTTGAAACATTGTCAGCCAAACTTCAAGAAGAAAAAGAGAACGCAAGTAACAAGGAAAAGTGGATTGCTCTTATAAAGCAGTACACTGACCCACAAGAACTTACAGCACCATTACTCAATGCTTTAATCGAAAAGATTATAGTACATGAATCTGTAGAAACGGAAGGTGGCAAGGAGCAAGAGGTTGAGATATTCTACCGCTTTATCGGGAAGATTGACTGATTATATTTTTTTTAGTAGGCAATATCCTTAACTATGTGAAACAGGGGATTCACTTAATTAAGGAGATTAAAATTTGATAGCCAGCACTTCAATATCTGCCGATTACATATTGAAGAAACACAAGATATGGTATTCTTTTATAAAATCTCCTATTACTTAATAGAATATTTTACAAACGAATAGCGCAAAAAAATAGGGTTACAAGATTGTTAGTCTCGTAACCCCCAATTATAAATGATAATAAATCACTTTTCTTTAAATTTGATAATAGTTTTCCCAAATAATTTATAGTATGGAGTTTGTGGTTCATCTAATATATAATAGTTTATTGCATCTGCAAGAAATATAGCAAGCAAAGATAAAAAGAACCATATAACACTAAACGGAAAACAAATTACTCCGTCAAAGTTTAAAGGAACATTTGAATAGTTCCACATAACTGGCAACAATTCTGTATGCAAAGCAATTTCACCAATTACTAATTCAAAAAATGTAACAAGCGCTGAACCACATAATCCTTGAATAATTATATCTATATCCCAAGAAATATTATCATTAATTTTATCAAGTAATATTATTACCAATCCGCCACAAACACCCATAATTGGGTATGAAATGTTTCTATATGTAACTTCAACTGCGATATATGTACAATATCCAACTAAAAACAAAAGAATTGTTTTGTTAATTTTCATATTAATTTTCCTGTAATTTTTTCATCAGTAATGTCTTTAGAATATCAGACTGATATTTTTCTGGAATATCCATACCATATACAATACTATTTATTTCAGAAATATCATCTATTGATTCAATATATGCTCTTAACGAGTTATAGTAAGTTACATGAAATGTTTTAAATGCAGTGGCAGTATTTATGATTGTAGTAATATCTTCGGCTGAATAGCCTTTACAAAGTTCACCATCGGCGTGATAAGGGATTACTGTTTCTCCTGCTGAAATCATAGAAGATAGTGTAATGAGATTTAATTGGTCTTGAATTGTTAATGAAAAGTGGTGACTTGCTCCATCACTTAAAATAACATCAAAACCACCCGTGATAGTCTTGTTACATATTGCACTCATTTCTGCATTTTTAATTGCCTTAATATATTCAATAGTAACTTCCTCATCTTTGTTAATTGGCGGCAATTCTTCTTGGACATCTTGCTCGTCATTTGTAATTTCTATTTCTTTACCAGTTTCTATTGCCTCAAATAAAGTATCGTATTCTTCTTTTTCAATTACAATAATTTTAGCAGTAGTATAGTTTATTAACTCCGTAATAACAGGAGAAAACCAATCATCTCTGTATAATCTATCATTAATTTGAATATATTGAGCTGATTCATCATCACTTGTTAGAAGAATGCTATGTTTTAGCTGGAATTTTCTTAAATCAAAAGAAGTCCCAACACCAACAAATTCTTTATCATTAAGTAACTTATAATACTTCATACTCTAACCACCTTTCTTTTACGTATTGTATTTGGATTATCTTTAAAATACTTTTGGGTCATTTTATACCCATCAAAATACTCATTATATAATCCGAACATATTTTTAGATGTTGTATAGCATTTTGCAATCTTAGAATGCGCATTCCAAGACTGTATGTTATTATACACATCATCTAATGACATACCACTATCCTCAACTTTCACCCTGAACTTCTTTAGTTTTCTACGTTCCCTCACTATACCAGAACGCACAAGCCTTTTAATTGTTTTACCTTCAGAATTAATATGGTATTTTATTTTTAAAAATGTAAAACCTTTCGTTAGCTTTGTAACATAGGTTTTCTTATCATTAAATTTTAAACCATACTTTTTTGCCAAATCTCCAAGTTCTATTTTAAGTTGCAATAATTTATTTTTGTCATTCAAAATAATAATCCCATCATCCATATAACGCTCATAATATTTTAATCTCAATACATCTTTAATATAATGGTCAAATTCATTTGGAACGGCTACCGCCATAATTTGAGATATTTGGCTTCCAAGACATATACCGACATCCTTATGATTATGCAATGTTTCAAGAGCTTTTTTACGCTGTTCATCATCTTCTATTGTTGCTATATTGCGCAATTTATAAGATTCAATAATGCCGATTGTCAGGTCAACAAGTCTTTCGTCATATAGATATTTCTTTAACACTCTATAACATTGTTCGTGAGGAATGCTGTCAAAATAACTCTTAAAATCAAAAACGAGAGCATATAAGTTTTCGCCACCATACTCTCGCTTCGCATCTTCTATAAATGAATTAACTCTCCTTCTAGCAAAATCTGTTCCTTTATTTTTCATACTTGCACCATTATCAAATATTAAATGAGGGCAAATAGAAGGTACTAAAACATTATCGCATAATACTTTTTGAGTTATCCTATCACTAATATCTATTGGAGTTATAATTCTTTGCTTACCTCTTTCAAAGATAGTAATAGGGTTTATACTTTTTACATTAGGGATTAGCCCATCACAGATTGTATTTATAGTGTTGGTAATTTGAACAACACAATTACAATCAAATTCTTGAACACTATATTTATAATTAACATTTTTATTGCATTCTTTTAATGCATGAAAATAGTTTTGATATGTAATAGCTTCTTCAAGTGTTATTTTAAATTTCTTCACGTCATCAACACTCATCTCCCTGCATAAAATAACTAATGACTCTCTACTATGGTTCTATATTTTGTATATCCGTAGAACTCTTTCAAAGCATAGGCTTTATGATATACAGTTCAGCCCATATTTGAAAATAAACTTTTCAGCTTTGCAATCATAGCCGCCGTCATAAAGCGCTGTTCGTTATGTGAACAAGTATATTTATCAGAAAATCGTTTTCTGAAACGTTATAATTTCCTTCTCCAAAAAATTAACTCTATTATTAAAATCTTCACCTTTTATATGAACACTATGCGTCTAAACAGATTTGTTCAGGTTACTTGTTTTCAGAGAATCCGAAAGCCACGCCATTGGCGTTAGATGCGTTGTTGTTGTTGTTCGGGTTGCCGTTGTTGTTGACATTAACAAAGTTAGTGGAGTTAGAGGCATTCGGAGAACGCTCCCACCAGTTGTACGCACGAACCCACATACGACACCTACCACACGGCGACACGCAGTTATCACAAATCATAACGTATCTATTACTTATTGTTTATTAAATAAACTCTTATCTGTTTCTTGAATAGATTTCAAAATTTTAATACATTCAGTAGATAGATTACATACATTTTCTAATTCATCTTCGCTAAATATATCGTTAAAACTCAGTTCCTTTATAGGTCTATTCATAGCATATAAATCACCAAGTGCATTAGATATAAAATTTTTACGCTTGCTGTATAACTGTTCATCTTGATTGACAAAAATATCGTTCCCTTGCGTAGCATTAAATAATGCACTTCTTGATAATTCCACAAGCATTTCTACTTTAGCATCTTGGTAATCTTTACTTATATGAATTGCTCTTTTATAAATTATCTCTTGTAAAGTAGATAACTTTTTTAAAAATATAACATCGTTAATTTCACTTTTTGTATGTGGTTTCATAATAGGAATATTAACTGCAACTTTCTTATCGGAATTACATTTACCCATAACACCAACGATTAATGCTATCTCCTTATTTATAAGGTCAGTCCAAAATATTCTAACTCGTGCATTAACATATTTGATTTTGTTTTGGTTATTCCCAGATAAATTCCAATATGTATAAGATAAACTGATAACTTCTTCAAATGACTTTAATATTTTTACACACAGCCTATATCGAGCAATACTTTTACCTTTGCCAATCATATATAGATTTGTAAGTTCAATAATATCTCTATAGATGTCATTAAGAACTTTGTTAAACGGCTTTCCTAAAAAATATCTGTATCTTTTTGGCAATCCTTTTAATTTTAAAGAAATATATTCGTTTATTTTTCCGTATGTGTTCTCATATTCTATATCTGATAAATGTCTATCATTTACTCGAACTGACATAAATCCTCCTATCAGTGCATATAAATTTCGGCTACACCTGCTCTCGCAAATGTAGCCGATTCCGTATTTTATAACAAATTAAAGATTTTAAGGGATATTAGATTGAGAAGCCGAAAGCCACGCCATAGGCGCTAGATGCGTTGCCGTTGTTGTACGGGTTGCCGTTGGTGGTGACATAAACAAAGTTAGTGGAGGTAGAGGCATTCGGAGAACGCTCCCACCAGTAGTACGCACGAACCCACATACCGCCATTAGAAGCTGGTATATTATCAGCAGATGAAATATCTCTATACCCAATTCGGCTATGTTTTGCAACTGTATCGGCTGTCATATAATAATAACCAACACTTGAATTATTAGTATTAATCCATATATCGCCCTCTTTTACAGTATAAGAAGTTAGCTGAGTTGGGTCTGAACTTTCTGTAATAAACTGAGCATTTTCATCAACTATTAATCCACAGAATTTAATTCTGCTTGCATTAGTAGTGAAATAACTAATTGCATCACCTTCGTTGATATAAGGAGTAGAAGTCCATCCACCAAGTTCTCTATTTGCAGCCAAATAAATATAGTCATTTGATATAACGATTTCCGATGACTGATTACCAGCAGAAGCAGAAATTTTTACTTGTTTAATTGCAGCTTGCCAATTATATGGTAATGCCTCATAAACACGAGTGTTTAAGAACCTACGCATTTCACTTTCATCCCATCCACCAACATTTGTAGCAGTTGGATTCATTTTTCTTAACAAAGGTAGGGCATTATTTGCAAAGAACGAGGCATTTGCACGTTGGCTTGTAGAACCAGATAAACGGTATCTATCTGAACCAGCGAATTCCATTCTTAAAATTTCATGCGTCCAAGAAGCCAATTTTTTACAATTAGTTACTCCAAGGTCATCATACCAAATTTTACACCAGTGAATCCATCCAGCTCCATAATAATCGTGCTCACCATCGCCAACAAAACGTATAGCACCGAAACTAAGAACTTGTTGTGTCTCAGTATTTCTTGCACGAACCATTTCAGCAGAAATTGCACTTAACGCATAGGTTTGATTTTCTGAATTAAACCCATATACAAATAATGTATTAGACCCTTTAATGTGTCGCAATACTACAATATTTCTATTAGCACCATAACCAACAGTTATTTCTTTATCTCCCCATTGAATATTTGGAGATGCACTATATCTTAACCTAAAACCTTCATTTCCATCTTCTTCAAAACAAGAAACGAGAGTTGCATTAGCTGGGTTAGAGCTTAGAAATTCGTAGTCAATCGCTAAAGTGAATGATGGAGAATCAGCATCAAACAATTTAATATCGGTATCATAATGTTCTGTTCCATCAAAGAATTTATTTTCAAGAATTGTTTTTTCTGTTACATTACTAAATGTAAAATCAGAACCAAGTCTAATATCAATGTGGTCTTTATCTTGAAAATAATTATCTGCCAATCCAGCAGAGCAAATACCATAAACTTCTGCGCAAGACATATTCCTTAATTCTTTTGTTGTTGATGGAAGTTCTGCTCTATCCCATACAGCATAAACATCCATATCCTCTCGAATATAACCTGTACTCTTATCCCATCCTGCAAACACATTATAAATATAAGTGCCTTCTTCTGCTGTATTAGTAGGAATTTCACCATCATATACAACTTCCGTACCATAAAGAGCTTTCTTAGAACCAAGAGATAATCCTGCTCTTGAATACCAAGTTACAGTATATTCTCTTGTAATTTCAGTATAAAGAGCGGTAATAGTACGAGGTGACAACATGACACTTTCTATGTCATCCCACCCATTATATTTAAAGTTGAACTGTGCTGTACTTGCTATAGTAGGTGTAGAAATTAATCCTTCAGCAACAGGGTCTGGAGGTGTAGAACCTCTATCTACATAAGTTGTGTATAAAACAGTCCCATCCTGATTAACATATGTTGCAAGATACTGGTCAATCAAGTTTGCAGAATTATATGTGACAGAAAGATTTTCCCATGCAGTAGCATATCGTTCAAGTTCTTGATTGCGAATCTGACCACTAATATATACATCACCTGTTAAAACAGAAACATCTACGTTATGGTCATTTTCATCAAGACCAATTAAAATAAGCATTTTATTCAGTAAATCTGTAGTTGCAAGTGTCCAGTCAATCCCTAAAATACGAACACGACTTAGATTTGTTGCGAGATTTACAAGAGCAAGAGAGTCAATATTCGGACAATTCTCTAATCGGATTGTAGATAGGTTAGCATAACTTTCAAGAGAAAGATTTGCGTCTGTTAGGTCATACAAACTTCTCATGCTCAAAGACGCAGGAGAGCAGAGTAATGCTTTGCGAATCAATCCACCGATAGCAAATGTAATACCAGTAAATCCACTACCACGTACATCTAGTTCAAGTAGAGCTTGACATCCGGACAAATCCAATGTGGATTTTACATTCGGGCAATTCTGAATGAACAGATGTTCCAACATCGTATTTGTACCAAAACCAATTTCCGTTAAGTTGTTATTCTGGTATCCTTCTGCCATAGAGCCAATTTGCAGTGAGCGCAGTCTAGTTGCAGCTGAGAAGTCAGAACGTCCAACATACAGACAAGAAATGTCACCAACTGCCTGAATCAGATTCGCACCATGAAGGTTAATAACTGTGTCGTTCATATCACCAGAATCGGTGAATGTAACTGTGTAGAATTTACCCTTTTCGGCTTTTACACGTTTGAAAATGTTACCAATCTGAACAACGATATAACCTTTGGTATAAAGCTGGATAGATACCTCAGACTTAGGTTCAACGCCAGCCCAGGTACTTGGTGTATAACCACGCAGAGTGATAGAACGGCTTGTACAAGCAATGCCCATGTACTGACCAGCCATGTAATATTCGTTGTTTGTAACAAAACTTTCTCTCTGGTGCGTTTTCTTACCGCCTTCAAGCATTGGAATATATGTTGTTACTCCTTTTGTCTCATAAAGCCGAAGATATTTATACCAGTAATCTTGATTGTAAACACGTTCAGGAAGTATATCTTGTCTTTCTTTTGCAAATGCAAGATAGGCTTTAGAATTCCATGCACCAGCAGATTCTCGATTAATCCACATAGTACGCCTTGCCTCATATAATCCGTAAATAAATCCCCACCATACGGCAGTCTTACCATTAAAAACATCGCCATCGCCAAGAGTGTCCATGCCTTCACAACCATAAGGAATAACGAGTTTACCAGTATTGTTATTACCATCACCAGTATCATTATCATAGTTCTTTGCAAGATGCCAGTGAATTAAGTCCTCAGTGCCCCAGAAGGTATTCTTACATACATTATCGACTAATGTATGCTGTTCAACAAAAACATAATGATATACCATAGCATCCATGATAAGATGTTCTTCACATTCGTGTAACATTTTAGCCATACGATACTCATAGGTATCATGCGTATAAGTACCAACATAGTCACTAATAGTAAGTCCAGCTAGTACTTCGTCATCCTGACCTGTACCTTTAAATGTATAAGCACCATATGTAACAGGAGAGGGGAGTTCTGCATTAGTTGCACCACTTGGATTGCTGTTCGCCATCCACTGAACAAAACTAACAAAAGCTTGTTTCATCTCATTTGTGGGACTATCTGGGTATCTGAACTCAAAGAAATCTTCACTATCTAAATCAGCAATGCTAAATGATGGGTCAAGCATTAAGCAGTGAGTTGAGTTATTATCCAATGTTTCTATGCAACATTCTAGAGGATTATCTGCATCATGAAACACATTTAGATTTTTCTTAGAATTGCCCATATTACAAATAGCGTACATATGATAGTTGTCATCACTAAACAGTCCATGAGATTGGTCACGAATAAACTGAACACCCATATGATGTTCCATACAATCTCTTGCCTTTGGATTTTTCTGTCTCCACAAAGTTTTATATGGCTGATAGCGATTATACCACTCAGCAAGACACATATTATTGATATTTTCACAGCTTGCAATATTAACTTTGGTATTAAAGTAATTCACTGGAATAGAATCATCTTCCATGCTGTAACCATCAATATGCTGCCCATTACCATCGGTAAATCCATCATTAAATTTACCGTCTGTGTTTGCACCAGAATCTTTATAGTTGACAGACGAAGTACCTTGGATGCTAATTCGCACATTTTCTGCGGTGAGCTGATGTCTAGCATCGCCAGCAGTATAAATCTGCTGATAGCTACATCCATCTACATAATCCTTTTTACCTTCAGTCATTCTTGGAATATTCCAAAGGTGGACACGACAGTTTGGATTCTTTGTGGCAAGTTTTTCATATGAAATTTCACCATTGTCAGCAAGAATGTCATTTCGCTCATATCGTAAAACCATTTCCTGTGCATTAGGCGCATCGGCTATAAAGTTTTCAATATGATTATCTGCTGTTAGATATGTCTCATATGCCTTAACCATATAAATATATACATCGCAATCAGCAGAACCAATAACGATTTTCTTCTTATTTGCTTGTGTAAAGTTGTCATCTGTAGCATAAACGTTCGTACTTGTTAACACGCCATCTAGATAAGTTTGAATATAACGGAATGTACTGTCTGGTCTTATATCAAATTCAAATTCCGTATAAGAATCTTCTGCATATTGCACAGATAAAGTATTCTGTTCAGAACTTGCTGTACCACCATTTGCTCCAAGTTGAATACCAATACCATTATCCATACAATCAAGGAATACAGCATCATAGTCACGAGAATTGACTGGTTTAAAAATAACCTTAAAATTCTTACCAGTTGTTCTTGGGTCATTGCCGAACAATTCATAATTAATCGTAGCTGTTGTTCCAGCTTTTATACAAATAAATTGTCGAGTATTCCCGTTTTCATCTTCTTCTGTTTGAATACCACCATTATTCCAATCAAAATTGTCAGAGAAACTAATATTAACACCATTGCTATTCCATACTCTAAGTGCTTCATTTGTTGCAATATCGCTTGCTTTCAAACGAAATGCGTAACCGGAAATTTCCTCATTTGCAATGTTTAGCTTATTTACAGTAAGTGTTATTGTTTTTACAATCTCACCGCAAGTAATTGTAAGCGTCTTTTTGCCAAACTCACTTGGTGTATAGTTCCAATAATGAATCGTTCTATCTACATCATTCCATTCAGCCACATTAACATCATCAACAGCTAACGTTACATTAGTTGTTAGCTTCCCTGGATGATAAATAACAATAGGAATTCTCAATGTATTATATTGGGTCATTGTAGTTGAAGCTACAGAACTTGCAATAATTGGAGTCGTATTTCCGCTTTCAGCAAAAATCATATCGTGGAAAATAGACTCGGAACGAATCTCTTTTCTATTCACAGTAGCAGTCAAATAAAGTTCTACCATATGACTTCCATGTGGATATTTGTCGATAGTTGCATACTGCATAACACCAGAACGAGTAGTTTCACTTGTTGCCACCTCAACGCCATCAATCAAAATGTGTGTAGTTTTTGACAAGTCACCATATGGAGTCCATCGAATAGCAACAGTATCGGATTCGTTAATAGTTGTATCGTCATAATCCCAAACAGCATACATATTAATAGCATTTACCGTCCAAGATTTTGTAGTCACAGTAGGAGATTCACCACCAGTATCAACACTAATAGACACCTTGACATTGTTAGAACCCACATTCAAATATTGTCCAATATCAAAAGTGTTCTCTCCTTGATGTACAATACTGGTTGCTTTTTTAATATTACCTACATACCAAGTTGCAGTACCATCTCCGACCATATCGCCAGCAGAGTCAATCGCATTAAACACGAAGGTGATAGGGCAGGAGTCACCATATACACATTGTGTTGAAGAATCTGTCACACGAGTAATTGAAGCAGAGCCAGAGCTTGTTCCACCGCCGCCACCAGAAATTTCAATGTCTTTTGTACTACCATCTGTGTATACAATCGCAATACCAGATTCGTTTTTATTAACATCTTCTACCTTAACAGTGGTATCTTTCGTATCAACAGTTTTAGAAGTTCCGTCTTTATAATGGACTTTGATACCATTGTCTGCCTCCGTCACATCAGATACAAGATTACCCAATGCATCTACCTTGGCTTCAACAACATTAATTCGTCCATTATTATCATTTGTTGTACTTTCCAAAACTGAAATGTTGCTTTCTAAGTCAGAAATCATTACATTTATTTCATCTTTAGTATAAGAATTACCGCCGATTTCTTGGAAATGACCATTAATATAACGATAATGGACATATGAACCACTTTCATTTAATAAATAATAATCCGTAAACTCATTACCATTGTCAGGTAATTGAGATACAATTTCTGCAATAGAACCTGCAATGACATGCCACTCTTTATCAATCCACTTATAATACAAGCAACCAGCAGATGATTTCAAAATGTAGTCAACATCTTCTTCGCCCATTATAGGAAGTTCTGTAACTACTAATGTTGAGGAACTACCGAATACATCCCATTTTGCTTCGCCATCATCATCCACAATCCACCAATATTTATCATAACCAGTGTTTGATTTATTGGGGACAAGATAAAACGTCATTTGGTCGCCAACATTAGGAAGTTGTTCTACAACTTTAATTGTAAACGCTTTATAATCTGCTAAAAGTGCTTGTGCATAAGAACGTGAAAGAGTTACAGCGCCACGAATGGTTTCACCAAGATTGGTATATTTCAAATTATCAGTTAGTGCATACGCTTCCACAATTTCGTTTTTAAGAGTATTTAAATTATTTTGCACAGTATCAGCGCGTGATTGCGCATAAGCAAACACATCTACTTTTAAATTTTGTGGGTCATACATAGATGGTTGCATAGCTGTATCGGCTTTGTTTAAGACATCATTAAAACCAGAATCAACTTTTGACCTCGAAATACTGTTGTCCTGAATTGTCATATTTGCTAACTGACCGCTATTTAAAAACTCTGCCATTTCTTTTGTAACAGCATCCTCAATAAGAGCAGATACAACTTCATTATTTTCAAGCTGCGTGACCTTAATTGTTAAATCATCTACTTCCGCCTGGCTTGCTTTTGTCGCAATAGCGTTTGCGTTTGCTTGTTCAGCTTGTTTAGCACGTTTTGTTTCAGTTTCTAAATCAGTAGCATTTGCTTTTTCATTGATTTGCCTTTGTAATTCCTTATCAACAGCAATTAACTCGGATGCATTCTGCTCATTCCAAGTTAATAATGTATTAACTTTAGTAACAAGCTGATTATATAGTGATTCTGAAATTTCAGTGCTTTGCGCATCTCCAACAAGGATATTCTCATCAATAAATAATGTGAGATAATTTGTAGTTGCAATGGTTTTATCGTTACTACCATATAACATTAATGTACAAGTGCCAACACCAATTTCAGATGGTAAGTAAGCACTATTATCATCATCTAAGTATTGATTATAAGATACACCATTTTGAGTAAACTGTGCGAAAGTTAATAACCCGTCCCAATCACCGGTAAGATTAAACACAAAACGCACAAACTCTTGTGTACCAGCAACAAGGCTCTTTAGATTAGTTGCAATTTTCAGTTTTTGATTTGCAACATTAACTAATATATCCATATAGTCCTCCCTTTCAAATACAATATAATAAACGGTACGGATATATAAATCCGTACCGTCGATTTAGTACCATATATAGACTATATTTCAAAACATAGACACTATATATTGGTTTTATTTGATAATAAAACCTTCATTTTATTATTCATCAAAGTTTCCAACAACAGGAAGTTCTCTAACTTTTTTAACTAATGTCTTAACATAGCCATTACCATGAAATATTTCAGTATACTCATCAAACATTTCTTCTAAAGACTGCAATTTATTAATTGAAATTTCCCCTTTGTCGATAGCATCTTCACAAGTATGTACTATTGTGTGTCGAATTTGTTTTAAATTAACTTCCTTTTGTTCATCTAGGGACTTTTTTATGCTAACTAATGATTTTTCAATTTCTTCAAGAGTTTTTTCATGCCCCTCAATTATTTTTTCTTGTTTTTCATTCTTATCTTTAACTTCTTTGTACTTTTCAAATATCTTATAAAGCCTTATTGTCACAGTACAAAGTACGGAAATGATAGCGAAGATAACAATTATCCACGCTACCAAAGTTCCGATAGGAATACCGGACAACAAATCCCATATTGATTGTGTGTCCATATTTCAACTATTTCCTTTCGTAATTATACTTTTCTAACATAATCAAGAGAAATCCATCCATCTTTGTTCTTTTGATATGATTTCAATAATCCCCATTTTGTCGCACCAATTCCGGAGGATTCGTCAACAATTGTATAAACACCTTTATCTTTAATTGAACCAGCTACAGTATAATTTGTTCCTGCTCCTTTACGAATGTTCAGAACATCCGCAGTAACCTTAACTCTATAAGAAGTAAAGGTTGTAGGGGTAGAAGATGAGATACCAGCGGCATTCTTTGCATCGGCATAAGAAATCCAGCCTGTAACCTGTCCTGATTTACCAACATTTGCAGTGTTATTTGTAATACGAATTCTGTTGTTGATAACATCTTTACTCCATACATAATAAGTACCACTTCTTGTTGCGGCTTTTGTTGCAGCACCAGAAGAAACATACAAAGCAACATTTTTAAGAGTTAATTTCGTACCAGCAGAAAGGGTAGCAGGAACGGGAGTTGGGTTCGTAGGAGTTGTAGGATTCGGAGTTTCCGTTTTAATGGCAGACACAGTGGATGCATCTACCCAACCATAAACACCACTAATAAAAGCACCCTTATCATTCACTGCACGGAGATGATATGGATGCTTGCCATTCTCATATGTACTTGTAACTTTGGCTTTGCTTGCTTTAACGTTTGTACCATTTGTGGCACTTGCAGAACTATAATGCTTACCACCAGAGAAGTTTACAATATCACCCTCTATGAACTGCAATTTTGAAGTTGATGGAGCAGGAGTTATTGGTTCAGTAACCCCAAGTCTCTTATTAACTTGTTCGGCAATATAACCATGTTTGTTGTATAAGTAATCGCCAGGGCAAGACTTGTTTGCATAGTCACGGTGTACCGTCATATTACAACCATTTCTATGGTTCACTCTATCATCCTTGTTAGTAGACCAAACAAGTTTTTTAATACCATTTCTTTTACAAATATCAGCAACTAACTCGATAGTTGCGGCAAGAGCCTTATCTGTAACAGCATAAGGATGAGTTGTATCACTAGCAACTTCAATAGTAATTGCTCTGTGGTCATTTGCTGCATTTGAAGAACACCAAGAACGGTCTTTTTCTTCAACATACATACCAATTCTACCATCATAACCAACACCATAATTTGAGGAAGCCTGTCTTGAAGTAGGTGCAAAAACATTACCAAGTGTTTCAACTGAACACTGACCTACAACACAGTGAATCGTAATTGTGTCGATTGCGTGGTTACGATTTTTAGTTCTGTTAGGACTAATTTTTGTGTATGAAACTAAACTGCTATTTGTATATCCCATAATTGTACCTCCAGTCTGTTTATCTGCTTCTTCGGTTATTTTATCTTCGTGTAATCCCTTGATATTGACTTCATCCACCCAACCATAAACGGTAGAGCCACCACCAGAGACTTTGATTAAATGGTAAGGGTGTTTTGAACCCTTAGCTGTATTTGATACTTTCGCAACACCGGCTTTACAGGCAAAGCCAGAAACGGCATTTGCATTTGTATAATGCACTGTTCCTATGAAATCAACGATGTCATTTTCGTCATACTTCAAATCAGAACTTACTGGAATTGTTGTTTTGGTAGCATACTTGTCATAATATGTCTGACCATAACTTGCCCTCTTTTTCTGAACTGCTTCGCCCTGGTCAGCAGGTCTTTCAAACTTCAAGAGAACCGCATTTGATGCTTCAAGAACAGTAGTTGCGGTTTTCAGTGTTGTAAGTACAGACTTATAACTCTCACTCAACTCTTTCCATAAGAAATCGAGTTGCATTTCTAAATCTCCAATCGACTTACCAACAGACTTTGCAAAATTTAAAAGGCTTTGTTTTCTACTCCAATAAGTCCACTGTGCTAATCCGAAACCTGCTGAATCTTTAACGAAGTTTGTATACGCTCCACTATCAACCGCAGCAACATAAGCATCATCGGTATAACCGAGTTTCTTTTCATATGTGTTTTGCAAGTTGTTAGGTCTTAACGCACTTTCCGCATTCAAATTTCCGAGCAAACCCGCACAACCATAATCATTCAATCCTTTATCTTTCAGGTAGTTCCAAATCTTTTCTGCGTTATTTAAACCTTTCAAACTCATTTTCAAAGTTTTCCTTTCTATATACAAAAAAGACCGCCTATGGAAAGGCGGTCTATCGTATCGTATTATTAAATTTTAACCAGCGCTCTCAACTTTCGACATCTACCGTTTCTTCCTTGTTCATAGCAACGATTTCACGGAGAGTTTTTAAAGCGTTGTCGATAGTTTCATCAATCCACTCAACAAGTGCGGTCTGGTCAGTAACTTTGGCAAGAATGGGGTAGTCCTCGAAAATCTTCTGGATAACCTGCGCTCTCTTGATAGAGCCAGCCTTAACAAATTCTTCATAGTCATACTCTGCATCAGAAATAAGTTTCAAAATAACTTCTTGAATCTGTTTCTTTGCCACTTCAATTTTCTCTGCATTGGATTTTGAAACATAGTTCTTAATCTTCTGATAAAGGGCAATGCCAAGAGAAATGATAATAATGATAGTAGTCCAGTTGTCATTAACAAACTGCAAGAAATTCTTAATTCCATCTAACATAATATCTATTCCTTTCTTTAATCACACATATAAAATTAACCAACAGCATCTTCACTGTTGGTTGTAAATACCTCTACATTTCCAGTTGTTGTAGGGACATATTCTCCACTCTCTGCACCAGCACTCAAAACATCTCTAAGTGAACCAGATAACTTTTCACGCTCAAATTTCAAATCTTCTTCTGATTTCTTTGCTTTGTATGCTTTCATACAATAGATGGCGTAAATCATTATTTGCGCAGCAATATCAGTTATAAGGACTCCTAAGTATGTAAAATCAACAAACTTCCACATAGCAACCATAGCATAAATTACAATAACATTAAGCATAGCAAAAAGATATATGGCAAGTATTTTACTTGTTTCAATTTTGAAATGTTTCTTATACTTATCCTTTTCAAATTTTAGTTTTAGCCGATATTCCTTTTGCTTATTTATCTCTCTTATTTCTTGCAATTCCTTCTGATATTGTTTATCGGATAAATGCTTCAAAAATATCACCAACCTTACTGTTCACCATTGCAATCTAATTGCTCATTATATTTTTTCGTGTCAATCTCTAACTGCCGCTGAGATAACAAACGAACATCATTATACATGTCCTTTAATACTGCTTCAATTACAAACGGTGGCAATTTACAATTATTAATCAAATCCGTAAGAGCATTAATAAACTCTATTCTTGCTATAGACATTGGTTTTAAAATCTCATTATTCATATATTATTTCCTCTTTTTCAACTAATCATAAAGTCCATTTGCTACATTTTTGATGTATGTTTGTAATGGTATATCTATACTACCCCTTCTAATAAATACATCCCCTATAAATATTGAATCAAGAGCAACCTCCATTTTATCGGTTTCTGCAATTTTCCCGATGCCAAGACCTTTCCCGCCCTCTTTAAAGTCCATTAAAACTTCGATTGTAGAGACGAATGCATCCATTTGTGCAGAAGAACCTATAGAATCTACTACATTAATTCTAAAGTCATACGAATATATTTCTTCAAAATCATTTGTCAAAGTAATAGATGTATTTCTAGAAATTGTTCCATATGTTGACCAAGTATATGTATTTGACCTCTTGTAATACAATGTTGCAGTTGTAGAGTTTTTACCATTTACACTCGCATAATTCCAATTTGCTTTTACAACTATTTTTTTGGCATTTGTCTCTGACCTAGTGGCGGTAAAGGTAGTAACTGATGGGCTAGAATACTGATAAAAGGTTATAGCAGAAGTAGATTTTGAAGCAGAGTTTCGTCCACGACTATCCTTTGCAACAACAGTAAATGTTTTACTACCAGATGAAGAAATTATACCTCCAGTATAAGAAAGAGAAGCTCCATTTTGTGTTGTAGAATATCCACCAGAAATTGTAAAACTTTTAATTGTCGAACCATTAGAACCGCTTGCTGTTGCAGATATTTTAACTTTTGTATAACCAGCAACAGCAATTCCCCATTTATTAATAACAGAATTAGAATTAACAATTGTTGCCGAAACCGTTCCAAGCGTCGGGATTATATTACTAGGCACATAAATAATAAAGTTCTTACTTGCCGTTGAACCTATTTGAGTTGAACCAGAATATGAATATAAATATACTGTCATTGTTCCGGATGCTGTGTTAGGTAATTGACTCGAAACAGAAGTGGGGATTGTATATCCTGTATATGTATAAGAACTTGTCCTATTTGGACTTATATAATCAGTTGTATGAGTCCAGTTACCTATTGCAAATTTTAATTTGTATCTAAACCCGCTTGATGCTGGTGTCCATGTTACACTACAGGCATTTCCAAGAGTTATATTTGATGCAGATGTGATGCTAGAGGCACGAGCAATAGTGTTTAATGTGACTGTTGTTGAAGCCGTAATTGTCCCAACACTCACACCACTATATGTACCACTCATTCGCCAAGATGCAGACAAGGTACATGATTTTGTACCATCATTGTTATGATAAACTCTAGTAGTCTTTGTTTTTATAAGCCTTGTATAATTTGTATTAGGGTAATGGTTAATTGCTGGTACTGTATATGTTTCTGTTTCTCCGTTTATAGAAACAGTACTATCACTTCTCGCTCCTACATTTAATGACCAATACTTTAGATATACATTTAAAGTTATATCAGTATAGTTTCCACTTACACTTTGAGAACCCGACCATTCGCAATACAATCCAAAATTATTTACTGGATAATTATAAAAACTACCACTTAAAGCCATATATTATTTTCCTCCTTTCTGATTAATCACCTTGCCACATTAATGAAAGTCCGCCAGTTTCTCTTGGAACAAAAGCATATTTACCTAAAGAAAACATATTTTGAATTACAGCATTTGGAATATAAAGTTGGTTGTTACTGATATAAGCAACAACATTATTTCCATCATAAAAAGCAAGTCTCTGGTTGTCTATAACAGTTTTAAATGCGCTAGTTGATGCTCCAAGGGTTAATCCGTTTTCATCATAGTTTAAATACTGACCGACTTCTGCTTTATAATCTGACAACATCTTCTCAGTATATTTCATTTGCTCTTGGATTTTTGCATCTAATGTCGAATACACACCATCTTCACCATGAAGCTGTTCATAAATATTGTCTTGTATTTCTTTTGTAAATCTTCCAATATCCGCAAGCTCATCCAATGACGAAATAGAATCATCGGAGGTAGAATTTATCCTAATAGAGCCATTTAACACAAGATTGCCGTAGTTATCTATATACATAAGTGGAGTGATATACTCATTTCCGTTTACATCCAATTCTTTTCGTTGAATAGTAAAGGTCATTTGGTTGTTGCCAGAAGCAGTATTATCAGCAGTTATAATTGCACCATTTTCTCCAAGAACAATGCTATTTTTTGTATTATAAACTCCAACCTTTTCAGAAAGAACAAGATTACCTACCAATGTGTCAGCAATAACTCCATATGATTCTTCCATCAATCCTGTTTCTGGATTGTAAAAAGAAAAATTACCGATGCCAGCCCTTGAAGTGAGCCAATTGTCATCGGTAAGATACAAACCCTTATTAATGATTTTTAGTTGTTTATCATCATATGTATCTGTAATTGGTAGGTATTCAGTACATAACAACCCATGAGAATCCCAAGTAATATTCTGATTATCTGCATTATCAATAATCTTCATTTTTGTAAGTGCAAGACCTTTGTTGACCCATGCATCTAAACGTTCATTACTTTTTTTACCTTTATTTGCTTGCCTAGAAACCGAACCATAAGAAGAAGCCATTGATTTTACCTGGTTTAATACATCTTCTCCATTAACTCCATAATCATTGTTGAATTTTTTTACATCAGAAAATACAACAGAAATACTTTCTAAACTATCAAAATTAACCCCATACTCAATAAGTCGGAGAATATAAATATTATCATCAATTCTAATTCTCAACCAATTACCAACCTCAAAATAATCTAGAATCGCTTCAAACTCTTTCATTACAAGAAGGTTTTTTAATGATGCAGAAATAGAATGCTGCATAGTTGCAGATTTATAAATTTCTTTTTTAGCTACTTCAATAAATTCAAGCGCATTTTGAAATAATTCTGCATTATTAAGTCCATCGGAAATATAATTTGTATTGCTGTACGTATCTTCTCTACGATAAGCTACGAATTCGAGCCATAATTTCTCTCCGAGATGTTTTTCAAAATTTAATATATCTTGAATCCTATCTCTTTCATTTTCTAAATATGTTTGTAATCCATGTTCAGATAAGTCACCATCTTTATCGTAAGTACCCATAATTACAGATATTTCTCCTTCTCTAACAGAAATTTCATCTTGAATAAAAGATAGTTTGTTGTAATATGGTACATACAATTCTCTATACATATCTGGATTTTGGTTTGCCCAAGTTTCTCTGTCCGCTATTCCTTGTTCAATTAATATGTCAATACAGCTTTGGCAGCAATCATGGAAAGATGTTAATCTAGATAGACTGTATCTTTTCAATTCAGTTTTAAAAGCATCTTCTTCGAGGTCAAACAAACCAACAATGTCTGTTACATCATCTGTTTGTTTACTTAATACTTTGTCAATCTTTTGTTTTACGAACTTCTCATAATCGCCAGTTATCGCTACATATACCAATGGTGTTGTGTATGTATCTTCTTCGTCTGAATGATTGGTAATAGTAAAAACACCTGCCCACATATGCTCATCGAGTATACTGTCTTTTACTTTGACTTGATATGTAGACTTAATAATAGTTTTTGCCATTGCAAGAACCGCACTTGTTGCAGTCGAAACAGTACAAGTATCAATATTTTGGACAGCAACGGGAGATAGATTCATATTATTAAGTTTTGCACCTTCTAACCCTGCTGTTGTTCTTGAAGTTTCGACACTTGGCATTAAGCTATCATTGAGATATAAATAGAAGTCTATAGTATTGTAGTATTCTTTCATTAAATCTGGATAGCCTACAATTGGGGAAGTGATTTTAGAATAATCGGATGTAAATTTGCTATATTTATCAATCAAATCATTGTATTTCCCCAATAATTCTTCATTAATTACCGTTTCATATTCTTTTTGATAGTAATTATATAACTTATCGTATTCGTTTAATTTTGCAACAAGGTCGAATGACATATCTTCTTTAGTTTCATCAGAAATGTACCATATATATCCACTTCCATTAGGGTTGCAGTTGATTAAAGTAGCAGTCATTAAATCATCTCCAGCTTCAAGGCGGAAACAATTCTTCACAGAACCCTCATCTGTATCAAATGTGATATTGTCTGCTAAATTATCTGTTGAAATAAAAATAGATGTATCATTTCCATATCCATGCTGAATGTTTTTACTACCACATTCTGTACAAACATTTGTGTAATTTCCACGAGTACTACAATTTAAGCAATACGATTCTAAATCATACACATTAATTTCTCGGATAATTTTACCTTCTGCATTTGAATAACAATTAATTTCAAATAAACAATTTATCTCTTGCGAAATTTCTTGGAATGCATCATAAATCGTTGTGTTATTAAATGTAAATGTTCTTTGTATTTTAGCTATACTAAAATCAATATGACGAAATATGTAATGTGGAGCTTTTTCGGTTATTTTGTGTAATAACGAAATAGAAGGATTTGCTTCATCAAACAAAACAGTTGGCTTATAATCATCTCGTTCAATGTCTGTTTCTGTATTAATTTCAATATTGTATAAATTAATTTGAGAAAGTTCTACTTCGCCAAGGGAATATGCTTGTATTGCTTTAGAAATACTATCAGACTCATTTGTTTCAACATACATTTCAAACCAAATATTCCATTCTCTTACCCAAACCAATTTAAAGTCTTTTATCTGTTCCCAAAACCTATTTTCAATCATACTAACCGGCACATCAAAAGATAATTCTACTAGATACGCTTGTTCTGTTTCTAATCCCAAATTTGTTGCGTTATTAAGATAGACATACCCATCTGAATCCACTTTAATAAGAATATTACCTTCTTCATCGGACACATATAATGTAGAATAATCATCTTCACTTATGAATTTCAAATTACTAAAATTCATTTTTAATTCATTATGTGAAAATTTCAAATTTGACTTTGAAATTTTTTCTTTCACTCTATAATATTGTGTAAGTTCAATTACCTTATTTTTTTCAATTTGACCAATACGTGTATAACCACTTGGTGTACTTATAATTCCATATACATTAATCGCTATAATATGCGCTTTTTTATTTTCAGCTCCTTCAGCAAAACAATCTACTTTATTAACTGAGAATCTTAATTCAGATTGTGCATTCATACAATCTTTGAACTGTATATTATTTGCTGGAAGCTTACCAATCAGCCTACCATTTTTTGTAGCTAAAACTAATGTCGGTTGTTCTGCATTATGAGTAGAATCAAACCTTATTTTAACAGCCAAAACAAACCCTCCTTTCTACTATGGTGTATCTTTTATAATTGGAGTATATTTAATAACCAAACTACACGGTTTTGAAACGGAAATACGATTATTTCTATTATCAATCGTGTTCCCAATTCTAAAAAATTCGTAATTAAAATCATTTGCAACATCATGATTGCTATATGTAGTTGATATAATCTGCGCATCGCCATCAATGGTAATAACTTCTCCAACTAAACAATTCCTAATTGTTGTCGTACAATTTAATAGCTCGTTATATAAAGATAAATCTCCATTGGAAGCACATGTAATAGTTATATTGGGATAGATATATCCTATTTCATCAGATATATCACTTAAAATTTTTGAAACGGATGAATCTGCAAAATTCCATGATACAGATTGTTCTTGACCATACCCAAATGGCTTATCACTTTCCATTGTCAATCTTAAACCGAATAATTTTTCTGCAATTTTTAGTTTCTCAACATTAAAACTCACATTAAAATAGCATGTATCACGCATACCCTCATCGTCATCAAAAACCTGAAATTTAAGGAACTCTCTGCGATTAAGCCATCTCATTAAATCCCTATATTCATCATTCGTAATTTCTCTATCATCATAGCTTTCAAATAAGTCTGGATTTTTACATATATCAAATGTTGTCTGAATACATTCATCATATCTTGCGCTTGTTAAACTATATTGTTTCCCGCTATTTCTTGAAACTTTATTAAATATTACTCTTGAACCAGCACTAGCAGACACTACGCCAGACGAATAATCAAAATCACAAATAATGAATCCATAGTCAGATAAATATTGACCATCATATTCAAAATCAATGGCATACATTTATAACAGAAACCTCCTTCCCTTATTATTGATTTCTAATTTTTTTTAATTGTTTCTGTATCTCAGCAATGTATTTTTCTTTTGCTTTTTTTGCGTCTTTAATACATTGGTTATATTTGCTTTGCAACATTCTAAGTTCGGCAATTGTTGACTCATATACTTTCCTTGTTTCATCTAATTGAGCTTCTTTATCATCTAACGCTTTTTTTCTTAATAAAACTTCATTTTTATTTTCATTTAATTGCGTACTTAGAGTTAGATTTTCTTGTCTTAGACTTTCAATCTCTTTCGTTAATTCCTCAATTTTTCGTTGCTGAAATGCAATTTTTTTCTCATTCCACATATACTACCTCCATTAATATAGAAGGAGAGATAGCCGAAACTATCTCTCCATTCAATAATTACTTCTTCCATTCGTAATTATATTTTGCTAATGAACTTTTTCCAAAAAATCTATCTATAGTCATTGCTTTAACCATTTTTTCAAATTTGGGGTCATTGCGCAATTGCGTTACGAAATCATTATAGTCCTCAACGTGGTCTATTTTTATATCACCAAATGTAATAGTTGTTCCTGTATCAATACTACGAGCATCAAATCTAGACAACAGTTTTCCAATGTCAGCAATATTTGTGACTTGTGGAGGTTTTATGCTATATGTTGCATTATCTATACTCAATTGTTGCTGTGACATTGTTCTTAAAGCATCTCTTAATTCTAAGAAATTTGCCGTATCTTCCGCATTGAGCATAAGCTCCGGTTTACCTGGCGTACCGTCAACCTTTGCTAAACCAGTATAATCAACAAGTCCACCTGTCTTATATGCCTTAACATCAGACTTCTTAAACCAACCAGTAATTCCACTATTTAATTTATGCCAGCGAACCTGTAGATACCCTTTTTGCTCTTTTAAAACAGTATAAATTGGGTCTTTTGAAAAATACTGATGTTCACCAGTATTGTCGCCAGCGTAATCATAAATTGGCGCACCTCCAGCATTAATTTTGCCACCAATAGATATTGTCTTTGTTGGTGTTGGCGTGGAAGCGGGTGGGGTAGGAGTTGATACGGGTGTCTTTACACTTGCGTCAGGTGTTGTTGTGGAAGATGTGTTATCAGTAGTTGATTTAGCTGCGGAATCGCTCTCTGAAATCATTGCTGCTGTATTAGCTTGAATTGAACTCAATACACTTTGAATAGCTGTAAATTGCTCTGTAAACCTATCCCCATATTTTGAAATAGTTCCATCAAGCGCACCAGTCGAACCATCCCAAATACGCTGCATATTATCAGTCATTGTATATCCAACACTGTCCGCAGTCTCTACTAAAGTTTGATTAATAGAATCTGTTTTCTCATTAACAACATCAATCATGTCACTAATAAGAGCCTCAACATTGTCAAGTCTTTGGTTTAGAATTTCTTCATATTCAAGATATAATTCGTCAAGCAAAGCCTTTTGGTCTGAAATATATTTCTCATACTCAGTCTCTTGCAAATCTTCCTGCGCATTTTCTAACTTAACCTTCAGCTTTTGCACGGTTGCCCGTGTTTCCTCGGAAGTATCGTTTTCATACGCAGCCAATTGTTTTTGCAAAGAAGATATTTCAGATGTTTGGTCTTTAACTTTCTTTTGGTAGTCGTATAGGTCTTTAGCACTATCTAAAGCATCTGTGTAAGCATCTATTAGTTCTTTTAGTGCTTCAAGTTCAATTTCAATACCATCACGCACCATATCAACAATGGCTTGTTTTTCATCTTCTGCGGCTAAAATAGAATCTTGCTGTAAACCAAGTAATTCTTCTCTGCGCTCAATCAAATCTGTATTATATGGGTCATCAGCAATTTGCTTATCAAGTTCAAGAATCTCTTGTGCATATTGGTCTGCTTGTGCCATATGTGTGTTATAGTTTTGAGCGTGAAGCCCCATTGTAGCTGTTCCGGCATTATTGAATTGACCTCTATCATCATAAAGGTCTGAATTGCTCATAAGGTCAATTAAGAAATCAGCTTCTTGCGTTATCTGAGAAATACGGTCTTGTGTGTAGTCAAAATAACTCCACTCAATTTCACGCATAGTTTTTGCATATTCAGCCATTTGGACATTAGCATCAGCAATAGCTTCTTTAACGCCATTAATCTCAGTTTGCATCGAATACCATGCTTCTGAATATTCTTCAATTTCGCCAGAGTTCATCGCCTCAGAAAATGCACGTTGTAAGTTTGCAAGTTCTTGATTAAGTATAGATACGTTTTGTTTTTCAACATCTGATAGGGCAGAGTAGTACTTTGTACTTTCAAGATAACCACGAGCCTCCAACATATCTATGCCGGATTCATAAGTATTTGTTAGATGCTCCAACAATGATAATTGATTATCAAAATCAGTTTGAATATTATCAAAATTATCCTCATACAAAGAAGCAAGACTTTCATGTAGTTGCTGAATGGCATCAGAACAATCAAGTGCTTTCTCATACCATTCTTGATAATCTTTAATTAAGGCAGCAGTGTCTTTATCATATTCTGAAATATCAATCGTACCATCTTGAACTTTCGCAGCTAAATCAGATGATAAACCAACAGAATTGGCTTGTTGAATATAGCGGTCATATGCTTTGCTCTGCAAACTAAGTTCATTATTAACCTTTGTAATTTCATCTGCCGTAGCACCTAATTTGGTTTTCAGAGATTTATATGTGCTTTCTGCTGTAGTTTTTAACCTATTAATTGCACGTTCAATACGGTCAATAGCAACTTCAATCCAATCAATTACTTCTGGCTCATTTTCCTTTTGAGAAGAACTATCACTACCAGAACTTCCATTACTCTTTCCATTTCCAGATGGAGTGGTTATTACTTTCCCACTTCCTGTGATTTTACCAGAACCAGATGAAAATGCAGTGCCTTCAGCATAAGAAACACCACGTTTTTTACCATTGGTAATTTTACCATTTTGAAGTATTTGTCGTGTTTGTTCAGCATTAAAAACAATGTCGCCTTTCTTATAGTTAAAGAATTCAGCTCCATCATCTCCAATAGTGAAGAATTTGCCATTTCTTACAACGAGTTCTTGACCGATTTCTCCACCTAAAGCAACACCGCTGTCTTTTGTACCCCAATTACCACTAGAATAAGCAGTTCCTTGTGCCCTGCCCCTAACACCATTGTTAGCCCAGTTAATTACTCCTGTTGCAGAGAAATAAGTTTTAACATTTCGTGTATTATTCTCCCAATTTACTACAGCTTTAGCAGTATGAGATTGGTTAATCCACGAAGTAACTTTGTCAATATTATTATCCCAAATAACTGTACCTTCAGCATTATGCTCGGCTGCTTGATAACCCTCAATAAGAGATGCATCAAGTCCCGCTTTGACCATAACCTCTGGCTCAATAGCATTAACCGTTGAATTTAATGTGTCTAATGAGGTTGTATCAATGCCAAGTGTTGCAAGAATTTCAGCATCCATACCAGAAATCTCAGTAAGTAATCCATCACAAGCTGTTTTCGCTTCGGTTGTATCAGCACCAATAGCTGTTTGGACTTCGAGATTATTATAGGATGATTTAAATTCTTGTAATTTTGAGATAATATTACTAACATCACTATCTGCTGTAGAAGTATCAACCTTCAAAATAGCAGCATCATCAAGAGACTGCTTGCGATAGATTAATCTTTCAATAACAGCAATAGCATTTTCAACATCATCTTCATTGTATTTTACATTTAATTCTCCATCATTGTTATATAAACTATTAATCAAGGTTTTTGATTGCTCAATCTGTTCGTTTAAATAATCAATATCATCTGTTCCAAAATTAAATGTAATATCTGTAGCACCAATTTCAATAAGTGCTTGGTTAGCTTGCTCGGCACGACTCTGTAAATTGTCTAACTGGCTAAAAATAGAATCCAGGTTAATATCAAAACCATAATCAGACAATTTCCGCATGATAGCTTGTACGGACTCAACATTGATTCCTAAAGCATCTGCAACTTCTTGGTCACTGCCAACTCCAAAATTAATCTCCCAAGACCCATCTTCGTTCATGTGCGCCCATTCAGAATTTAAACTTTGAACATCACGCAAGAAATTTATGCATCCATCTGAACTATCTTGGAAGTATCTTGTCATTACTCCGTAGCCATTTTCATATGCTGCGATAAGTTCATCAATGTTTGCAGTTGATAAATCTTCATTGCTCATCAACTGAACAGCCGCTCTGAATTCATTAGTCCCTATTAAGCCTTCATCGTAAAGTTCCTTGATATGTTCAAGACCACCAGTAAGGCTATCATACATATCTCCTTCTTCGCCAATAGACTGAGCTTGTTCCCATCGTTTGAAAGCAGAAGTAAGACCATCATACATCGAAGCAAGTTCTGCGGTATCATTGATTTGGTTAAGAATATCATTTCTCTTTGCATATAATTCTGCTGTAGAAGCAGTATCACTTGCATTATTGATTTGTTCGGTTAAGTCATTATACTGTTCAATTAAAGAATCTAAAGTTTCATCAATATCAGTTTTCGTCTGCTTTTCGTATTCAGATTCAAGTTCACGTAGAGCTTTAGTGTTAAGATGAATACCATTTGCCGTTTTCTCAAACAAACGAGCAGCATCATAATTTTCAAGGTCTTGATAACGAGCCTTCAGATTTTTGATAGATTCGGCAGTTAAACCAGTAGAAGATACAGACTCCTTCATCGCAGTCCACAAGTTCTCCATACCGTTTGTTTCTGTTTCAATATCTATCGCAAACTCAGTACTGCCAACAACTTTGCCAAGTTTAAGAACTGTGTCCATAAACGCTTGTAATTGCGCTCTATCTTCGTCAGTATCTAACTTATTGAATTGACTTTGAAATACTTTATATATTCCAGTAAAGTCGCCAAGCTCATCTTCTCCGCCAGTTAAATCAATAATAATATTCTGGATTGCTTCACCAAGATTATCTGTTTCACCTGCTAATTCTGGGAAACTTCTAATAAGTTCCACAATATCTGAATTTTCCAATGTGCCATCATTAAACTTAGCAAGCGCATCTTGTAATGTGGTAACTTTGTTTATATAATCATCAACAGTAGTAGAAAAACTTTCATTGTTTATCAACTGAGAAAAACTAATAGTGTTTTCAGGTTGATATGTACGAATGGCTTCTTCTAATTCTTCAAAAGTACTAAAGTCTGTAGTTCCTATGAGCTTATATGCTATTTCTAATTCTTCTTCTGATAATGAATCTAATTGTTCTTTAACTTTATCATAAGCATCGGATTGTTCTGGCGATAACGCACCGGCAGCACCCTCTAATGGGTCAAATGATTCTAATACTTTTTGCTTTTTTACAACAGTATTGTACCATTCAGTATAATAATCAGAGAAATTATCTAATGTAGATAAATAATCAGTTACTTGCTGTTCGATATCTTCATTAGATAAACTTCCATCAGCTAATGCTTCGGACAAATCCGGACTATTCTTTACAATCTCAATAAGTTTATCTCTATATTGACCAAATGTTTCCGCAGAGTCAACACCAATCTTTGAAAGGTCACTATCATAAGAAGATGATACAATTACAGCATTGGCAAGAGCTTTTGCAGCCGCATTAACATCATCAACATATTCTAAATAAACATCTCTTTGGTCAATAAGCGCATTATAAATATCACTTGATGCATAATCAGTGTAATTATCTTTAATGGTATCAATCATTCTTTGGAGAAGTTCGGCTTTTTCAGCAGCGCCTTCAAGCAATTGCATATCTTCATCCATATTGTCCATTACGAAGGTATGAGAGTTAAATACTCCGCCTTTTTGGACATTACTTGAAAAACCATTATCTTGAAGAATTTTAATTACATCATCTTCATTGTCCCACCAGCTATCACTTACATAAGCATAGCCATCAATCCATAAAGCAGAATCTTGTCCTATAGCTTTATTTTGTGAATCTTGTGCAGTGTGATATGAATTTGTGGCACTTTCTACAGCTTTATCAGCTTCTTGCTTTTGGATTTGTAATAACTTATCAAGTTCATCATCAAGTTTACCATTGACCAAATCAAGATTGTTCGCTTGTTGACCAACCAAATCAACAATCTGACTTTGCACATCTCTTATTTCATTTCGTGTAGAACTATCTTGAACATCCTTGTTTGCTAATTCTTTATATTTTTCAATCAGTTCATCTAATTGTGCAACTTCGTCCTGCATTGCCTTTGCTTCTTCTAACGACTTAGATTTCAAATCGTCTGCCGCCTCAGAAGCGTTCTTTGCAGAATGTATTAGATTGTTTAATCCAGTAACAACAGCTTGTATAGCCAACGAAATTCCCATCGTTAAAGCCATATTTAATGCTATTGTTGCTGCTTGTAAAGCAATAGTAGCAATTTTTGATTTAGCTAACGAAAGAATATATCCACCTAATGAACCTTTTGCACCATTTAGACCGGCTAAATATCTTGCAAGCGCAGGATTAGACCTGTCTATTGCAGCAACAAATTGTTCTTGTGACAATCCGCAGTTCTTACAACCAGTACTATATTCCTGGATAAGTGTTTTACAAGATGAAAACGACTTGTTCTGTGCCATTGCAGCAACAGCGGCTTCTTTTTGCGCTTTTGTAAAGTTTTGAATCCCTAAAATATTAACAGTATTATTTTTTGCGAATTCTTGTGCAGCAACAGATGCCCCCATCATTGTTTGGTTAAATGCTTCCGCCGCCGGAACATTGTTATTAATTGCTTCTCTGTATGCCAATAATGCCGCTCTGTCATTTTCTAATATGGTTGAAAATGTAGATGTAAAAGAAAAGTTTTGTGACTTCAAAGATGCAAAAATGCCATTAAAACCAGATAATAATGTATTTCTTAGGTTTTGAACAAATGTATTTCCTTCTGTTTCAATTTTCGTGAATATCAAACTGAAATGATGATTGCTTGAAAATCATCAAGTAGTAAAACAGAAAAACTATTGACAAAACATCATTAATATGATATAATAAAAGAAAAATGGAGATGTTTCTATATGAAAAAGAAAACAATAGCAATATTTATCTTTATATTCGCAATCGTTATTATCATTTCTGGATGTAGTGAGTCAGAAAAAACTATTAAACTAACATTCTCAAAGTATGATATAAATGAAACATTTCAATTCAATGATGAAATAAAAAATTATACAGACTATTACTGTGAATTTTATAGAAACATCATATCACTATATAATCATGAGATTACGGATAATTTTTCTCATTCATTGGATTATTATAATGAATACAAACTATCTTTAAATATTTCCAATGAAATGCAGTCATTGATAGATAATATGGAATCTGATGATAGTAAAGAACTTGCTATAAAAATGCAAGTAAATATCGCATCTACAAATTATTTATTAACTACAATTAACTTAGATGTACAAAAAGAATCCGTTCAAAAATTATACACAGATATTGTGAATAATTATGAGTATATATGTGATGGGGAATAATACTTTTTTATTCAAGCAATAAAGGTTAGTAGACCTACTATTTTCTATACACTGGTTAGCCACCAGTTTGATTTTTACCTCGGCTTATACCGTTGCCGAGTACAGTTTGCAACATACATTCATGATTTTCACCATGTAGGTTTATGTCCTCTGAACCTACCTAATCTCGCAATTTAGGTAATGGCTGCTGATAGATAAGACGTGTTGTTATATACGGTTTTACACATCTATCGTCCCAGTCTATTGATATAAGAATCGTAACTTATATCAGTTTATCCTATTTTTCTAAAACCCCTCTTAGCTATGCTACGAGCATACGCATAACCTCGTTCATGTTACCATTAGTTAAGGTTTCGTGAGCATATTCAATTCTTAGTATAATTAGAAATTGGAACTGATTAATTAGTTCACCCACGTTTTTAAATGACATTGCACCTGCTACAACGGTAAGCAATGTTGGCAATGTTCCAAATTTATCAATTATTTTAGTTAAGGTACTTAGAACTCCTGTTCCAGTATCTACAAGACCCTTTAAGAAAGAGTCATCCATAAACACCTGAGACAGTTCCTCCCAAGCTGCGGTAAACTGCTTGACCTTTGCTTCAAGAGATTCCATCCATTTTCCATGTTCAGCCATAGCCGAACCGGCAGCGTTTTCAGAATCTTTTAATGCTTCTCGTGCAATATCAAAATTCTCCATAAGTGAAGAAACAATATTGCCTTGACGCTTACCTGCAATAAGCTCCGTAATTGAAGCCTGTTGAATGTCTGTAAGGTCTTGCCATTTTGCTGAAAGCTCATCCATAATGTCATATGTGCTTTTGAATGTATTTTCATCAAGCATAATATCGACACCAGATAGAGCCATAATTTCTTCACGGAGTTTTGCTGTTGATTCAGCCATTCCTTCGGTTTCAAGTCCGGCTTCTTCAAGTTCAGTCTTTGCTCCACGAATACGCATTGAAATTGTTTTAAATGCAGTACCAACCTGGTCTGGGTCTTGAACAACTGTATTAGCAGCAGTAATAAGAGCAATAGACTGGTCTAAGGTGTTATTAGCAGCGGCAAGAGAAGATGCGGAACGCTCTAAAGCATCACCAATACCACCAGAGGAAATAGCAAAGTTGTTACCGATTTCATTGAATTTATCAATGATTGACATTGCAAATTCGCCTTGACTCATAGAACCCATTTGCGAATTAAATGCTGTCATGGTTGAAATTAGACTTTTTGTAGCAGTATCAATGCTATCAATTTCATCACCGACAACGGAGTATATATTTGCTACCTTGGCAAGCTCCTGTGAATCAGCAAAGGAATATCCAAGTCTTGCAAAGTCAGCAGTTGAGCTAACAAGGTCTTTAATTGTAGTTCCAATTTCTTTTGAAGCAGAACCAGCATTCTTTAAAAATCTACTATATGATTCAGCAGTTTCATTAGTAACCTTCTTTAGCTCCGTCATTTCTACATCAATATCGTACACATTCTGATACATTTGTTTAAATGCGCTAATTGATTGATAGATGACCGTTGATACAGAAACATATCTTAAAATACTTTGGAAAGCACCCTGTAACTGAGAACCAACTGACGAACCAACTTGTCCTGTTGCAATCGCAGCCTGTCTAACCTCATTAAACTCTTGCTCGATTGCGTTTAATTGGGATGTAGTTGCTGTTCCAGAAGCATCTAAAGAGGCTAATCTGCTGCGAAGATTATCAATGCTTGCACCAAAATCACGAGATGCCTTAGAGTTGTTTTCCATCCATGCTGCAATTTTGTTATCAAGCGTTGATATTTGCAAAGTACTTACAAATGTTTTACTTTCAGCGGAAACAGTTGTAAGGTTATTTTTAACCCTAGATAACGTGTTATTAAACCGCTCATAATTTGTAACAAGAGTTGTGCTATCTTTTGCACTACTCATAGCGCTTTGCAAAGTAGTTAATTCCTGAATATCCTTTTTGATTTCAGAAAGTTTAGAGTGACCCGTTGCACCAAGTTTCTCATATTGTGCGGTTACTTTAGCAACAGATGCTTCAATATTGCCATTAGATATTTGTGAATTAATACGATTTACTAAAGACTGAGAAAATGCTTGACCAGCTTTGTTGCCAGCATTCTTCATTTGGCTATCAACATTACTCATCTTGATGCCATCAAGACTTATCTTAAATTTATGTTTATCTAATGAAGCCTGAATTTCTGAAGGTAAACCAGATGTATCTAATTTAAAATGCTTTAATGTAATAACATTTTTCTCTATACTTTTCAGTTGACGTGGAACATCCTTAGTATCTAATATGGCTCTAATCTTCGCACTAAAATCAGACATTATATATTAACCTCCTCCCATGTTTATATAAAAATAAAAAATCCACCTATATAGGTGGATAAAACATTAATTATAAATCTTCTAATGATGTTTGTTTGACTTCTTTAATTCCGGTGGCACCGAAATACTTTTCAAACTGTTCTTCGCTTGGAGTATCGTCATAAATCTTAACCATATCAGCAGAGTCCCATCCGATAACATCCTGTACAACGCTGTCTGGAATACCAGAAGATTTTAGCTTAGTTGTAAAATAGTGTCTTAGGCTATGCCAATAGAATGACTTACCAAGCATATTTGAAAATGTTCTAGCCCAAGAATCAAGTAGAGAGGAATCAACCTGTTCATTTAGCCATTTTCCATTTTTGTACTTAGGAAATAACCAATCGCATTCAATTCCAAGTCTTTCACGTTCTTGTAACCACATATCAAGATATGGTTTAAATGGTTTCGATAGAGTATATAGGTCAAGTGGCTTACCTCTTGAACCTCTACCTTTTGTTGTGACTTTTTCTGGCGTTTTATAAAGTGCGCCATCACAAATCAAATTTTTATCAGTAAAATATGAAACCTTAAATCTTGGCAGTTCTGCCTTCCTTCTTCCGCTATTCATAGCAAGAGAAAGCATACAGGCTTTCATATATTGCTTACGCTCAACAAGTTTTGAAAGCAATACCTCTAAATCATCATCCTGAAAAACTGTCTTTGTACGAACAGCAGTATCAGCAGGAGATTCAATCTTTCTAACAATCGGTTTATACCCATCGTATTCATCATCTAAAATGTTTTCTATGTAGTTTGACAAACTGCTGATTGCTGCCTTAACAGTTCTAATTCTCTTAGGCGACCATTGCCACTGATTCATGGCATGGCTTTGGAATTTTGCAATCTCTCTCTTTGTTAAATCAACAAAAAACTTGTTTTTATTAAATTCTAAATTCCAACACCAAAACACATGAAGATTTGCGCGATATTGCTTAATAGTTCCTTTAGACCTATCAATAGATTCTAAGTATTCAATAAAGTCGTTCTCTAATTCTAAATTCTCTGGATTAACCTCTTTCAACTTTTCTTCGGAAGTAATCTTATTATAAACAGTGGTTCTACCTTCTCGTGGCATACAATCACTTCCTTTCAAGTTTTATTTAAAGAACTTTTTCATAGTCCTATCTAAAGTTTTTTGCATTTTCTTTTCGGCTCTTTCCCAAAATCCTTTTTTACCAAGTGTAGGCTTTGCTGGATAGCCATTTTTTGTAGTGAATGGAACCCCATAGTTCGCAAGGTCTAAAACCTGTGTCATTGATGGAGTCGAACCGGTTGTATACTTATATGATGTGTCTAAATATGCATCAAATGAAACCTCATTCCCCAATGTAGTAATAGCAGTGGTATTTGGTGTATCACCCAATGCACCAGTCCTTTGGTATTTTTTTGGCTTTCCTTTTGTGTAAAATTTTTCGGTTTCATCATACATATCTGCCAGAACCTTATCAGAAGCAACTACCATAGCCTTTTTCATTTCTTTAAGTAACATCTGTTCAAGTTGTCTCATATTCGTGGCAGTCATATTTTTACTCCTTACTTATTTGAAGTAAATGGTACTACTTTTGAATCGCTTACTTCCTGGGATTTTATATGTTCCGCATATGCATCGACAATAGATTCTGCACTTATGCTTCCATTAGAAATATCTTTTGCAATTTGAGACACTTTCTCAATATTTTCATCTGTTAAAACAGTAGAAATACTACCAACAATTCGATTCAATATAGAACCTACAATTTCAACTGCATTCCCAAAAGATGATTTTCTAACATCAACGATTTCCATGGCATCTTTATAAGCGTTTCCAAAATCAAGATTTTTATATGAACCGGCAGCAAGTGCTTCATTATATTCTGCGATAAAACCATCATCGGCAACAATTTCAACCATATCCATAGCATCAACGATGTCATGAGGATATTTTTCATCATACTTGCTCTTTGTCACACACTGATTATAAAATAATCGCATAGCATTAATTTTGCCAATGTGCGGCTGATATGTACCATCCTCATTAAAGAATTCTAACGCAATCTCGTTTACCATTACCAAATAATCAAACAATTCAAGTTTGGTGTTGATTTCTAAAATACTATTCATAATTTTCCTCCAATTACTTTTTACAATAAAACTAATCTTTTATTTGTGATAAAAGGCTATCTATATCATATACGTATCTTGTACGCTGTTTCTTTTGTGGTATGATAAAGTAAGGTAGACCGCTATTAACAATGTCATCTATATTAAAACTTTTTTTATCCACTTTATCTATTAAAGAGTTAAAACTATCTATATCAATAAACACCGTAGTTTCTATTTGACGAAACTCAATTATAAAACCACAAATGATGCCATCGTATCTATTCCATTCGTTTAATCCATGTATTTGATGGTAGTGTATCTCTTTATTTTCATCTTTGCTTCTCTCAAAAGATATAGATTTCCCATTAACCGTTTTCATTTCTAATGCGTACAAAATATGTCTTTTAGAATCCCACAATAGAAAATCAAATGGATTTTTTCTACTAAATCGTAAAATATTACTTCCGCCAAATGATTGTGCGGCATCTGGTAAGCGATATAGCAATGCGTAATCTGGTACGGATTTTTTTATCTGTTCCTCAAAAACCTTTCCTATATTGCTCATTTATTTCACCATTACGATGGCGCATTATCTAACCACTTTTTATACACATAGCTCGTTTCATTCTTTAAAAACCATGCGGCAATCTTCCCAGGTTTAGTTTCATTTTCAAAAATAAACTTTGGCTGACAACCGTGAGCTGTATAAAAAATAATTTGCTTAATACAATCAATTGCAATTAGATTTTCACGCCCATAACACTCAATGGCATCATTAAGTGAATCAAACCTAATACTTTTCATATGTTTCTTTCTCCTTAATTGTATTTAAGGCGCAAAAAAATAGGGAAGTACATACCGTAACATTTTTGGTTTTGGTATTTACTTCCCTATAAAAATCCAATACAACCTAATGTTACTCAGTATCTACTAGAGACTCATCTGCAACATTAGGAGTCTCATTTGCGCTTTCATCAATAGTTGTTTTCTTATTAGCCTTTTTCTTTGGCTTCTCTGTGACAGATGCCACAGGCTCTTTATAATCATCATCAACAACGATGTATCTGCCATTTTGTAAAATTACATTAACATTTTTCGCTTCTCTATGAATGGCCGGAATCTGAACCAAAACACCATCATATTCAATAACAGTTACAGCTTCGTTGTTAATTAGTACACGACAATTCTTAACCATAAATTTCTCCTAATCTTGAATGTTAAGCTACTAACAACAATTTGCAGTAACTTGCAATCATATAAAAGTGTAGGGCAAATTATAAATCCGCCCTACAACTTTTTTTGTTATAAGTACAATTTACTCAGCATCTTCTGTTAATTCGACCATATCAAAGATGTTGCCATCTTTATCTTCCATAAGGTCAAATGTTAAGGTAACACTTGCTGGGTCGCCTTCAGAGCTGAAAGACATCTCAAAATTACGCTGAATAGAAGCCTTGTAAGCAGTCATAACAAACGGAGTAAGTAATCCTTCTTCATCCTTATCAACGGTTTTCTGAGTAATGTAGTAATCTTTCGGAAGTTTCTTATTGTTAAATGAAATCTTCTTAACACCTTCAGTACGAGCTACAATATAACCAACTTCATACTTGCTTCCGTTCTTAATCTTCTGATTAGTCGTGTCGGTTTCAGTAAATGCACCACTGGCAAATGTACCAACAATAGCAGCAGACTCATCGCCAAACTGTCCTTCGGGATAGACAAACACAGTACCAGTTTTGATTTCACCCTTGGTAGCAGTAAGAGTCAACTTACCATCCTCAGAACAAGTCACAACCTGAGAATCTGCATAAGCTGCATTTGTTTCAATAGTGCCATCAGAAAGCAACGCAAAGAACTTGAACGGATAAACCTGTGCCTCAATAGTCATAGTACCTTCAAGTGGGTTAGCAAAAGCAATCTTACGAGAACCTTTAGCCATAGCATAAACACTATCGCCACTTAGACCAGCAGTAGTAGTATTAGCAGTATCAAATTTCAGGAAAGGAGCCATTGTCTTTAAGACACGAATATCGACATCGCAAACCTGACGATTAGCCTTATTTAATTCTGGCATAATTTATTTCCTCCTTAATAATAAAATAAGCCAGCCTTGTAGCTGACTATTTTTTGTCATATTCATTTTTATACCAAAGAGCAGCATCAAAAGTTTTCTTTTCATCGCCCCAAACAGACACCCTGGTAGAATCAATATCAAACATTGAATTGACCTGCATACGATTAAATGAATCATATAATTGAAATATTGTCAACTCCCATACATTAATAGGACTAACAGTTGGATGTCTATTTGAAACAGAAGATATAATATTGGGCAATGTAAAATTTACATCGAATTTCTTTTCTTCTTTTTTTGCCTTTTCTGCCTTCAGCATTTTTTCATACAGCTTTTTTGCAAGGCTATTTTTAAACTTCTTTTCTTCAACATTTTCGTCTTTATCATCAATACAACAGACTTGCTGAATAGCATTTAGAACTTGCAAAAATATATTTTCAGATATTACACCACGAATATCTTCTTGTGATTTAATATCAGTATCTTTATCAACGCCCTTACAGAGCAACACAAAATAACCGTCCATAAAAATAACAGTTTCATCGAAAAAGAAATTAAATATTTCAACAAAGGTGTTTCTTAAATTGTCATCATTAACAACAACATTATATAATGTTAGACCTTCTCGTTCTTTTTCGGTTAATGAATTCCAGTATTCTTTCCCATCATCACCTTTTATTTTTGTATAAAAGATTTCAGGATTCATCTTAATCAAAACTTCATAATAATTAAACTTATCAAACGACATATGTGTTGTAGTGTTTGATATATCTTTGAGCTTTGGTTTTTTTAATGTTCCAATAGACAGCAAAATGGGGTCTGGACTAAGTTGTGTTCCGTAATCAAATATCATTTAACGGAATGCAGGTACATCAAGCGTTAAAATGCACCCATAAAAATTTGTTGAATTGTAGATATTCACGCTGTCAAGTGATATTTCTCCAATTCCAAAACTATTAGCAACTTCCTTGTCATTTATTAAAGCGTTTTCTACCATCTGAGAAAGAATATCAGCCCTATTGCCGTAATAACCTTCTTTATAGTAATTATCTAAAATGTCTCTATGGCAAATCAAATACATTACAACCTTACATTGTTTAATATTTGGTTTAAGAATAGGAAATTCTACATCATAATAAATAAATGACTCTGTTTCGGTAATAGTATCATCAATAAACAAGTGAGACTTAACATGATTTTTAAACTCGCCTTGAATCTTTGAGGCGCTCATTCCTTTTGTATCACCAATTAGTAACTCTTTAATATCATTGCTTTTATATAAGGCAGCATGTATTTCCTCTTTAAATTTTCCACGCTCAGAAGTTGTCTTTAATCTAGCCATACAATCACCACCTTAAATAAATGCTCTTATCACAATAGTTACATTAACAGTTTCATATCCTTCTGCACTTAAAGATAGTTCAAATGATTTATTGATTAACTTCTTATTATTGGCAGAAATATATATAGAGTGATTGACATATTCAACTTCTAATAGGTCTGCAAAATCACAATTTATACTCCATTGTGGAGTAACATTGACCTCATTACCTTTGGTGTCATAGAATAGTGCAGTATATACACCAGGTTCAAGACCATTAGAGATTTCCAATGAATCATAATCAATTTTCGATGATAAAAGAACAGTTTTATCCTCTGCATCTGGTTTTCCACATAACCAATATCCTTTTTCATTAATTACATAATAACCATCTTCATCATGTTTTTCATCTTGATATGCCATGAACTCATAATGACCACTATCTTGATAATCGTATAAGACTGAATCAGAACGAGTTAGTTTATATGTAGCAACTGGCTTACTTGTATCACAAACTACATCAGTATTAAAATTCTTCTCATATATCTTACAACGCCTATCCATTATAAACCTAGTTCCGGTATCTAATAGCAGACACTCATCATCATCTGGTGTAATAACAAGCAATTGGTCGCTTCTAACAGTATAATAAGTAACGCTGGTTTCACCATTATTGTACTGAGATGCAGAAGTAGCACTAACCCATCGTTGAACTACTTTTTTGTCAGCATTTAACCATGTAAGTAAATAATTACATATTGTCATTACAGCTTTTTCATACATCGTATTATCATCAACTAGTCCAACAATAATCCAATAACGACCTTTATATTTAACATACATTCCTGCTTTACAAGTTCCAATAGGAACTAATAGTTCTCGTGATAAAGTCTTTAATTTTGTATCTTGTACATTATTCTGAACAATTGCTCTTATTTGTCTACACACAGATAAATCATAATTGCACAACTCAACATCTATAGCGATATTTGAATCTAGCGCTTCTTCAAACCCTTCTTGTGCAAAGTCAGATAAGGCATCATCTTCAAAACCACTAAGTTGGGCATGTGGAGATTTAAGTAAGTACCATTCCTTTGCCATAAACCCACCACCTTACACATAAGCGGTTGGCTTTTGATTGTCAATCATTTGATTGGATTTACTCTCATCGTATAGCAACTCATTTTTTGCAGCAGTTTTAGAACCGTTATTACCATCAATGCTAATATCTTTGCCGACAATAGAAACTCGCTTATTTACTTTTGAAACTTCACGCTCTTGATAACTCTGTTTCATAAATGCAGCAAGTGTATCTATAACATATCTATCAAGTTTCGTATCAAATTCAAGAATATCTTCATCAAAAGAGATAGGGTCGAGTTCTATTGAGTATCTTGCTACCGCTTTAAGCAACCATTCATACTCTAATGTAATTGGGATAATACTTTTATCTTGGAATGAGGCTTCAAAGCTATCATACACTTCTTGCGCTTTTGTTGGTGTATTAGCCATAATTACCTCCATTTCATTTACTGTACTTTAAATCCAGTATAATCCTCAACAAGTCGAATCTTACTGTAATCATTAATCTTCAATCTCTTGATAGCCTGTATTACAGCGTACTTCTCAGCCCTTGTCCTAATGGTTTCATGTAGAGCTTTCTCAAAAGCTGGTTGACCCTTTGTGGCAAACATCTGTTTTACAGTAGCATCACTAAAGACTATCTGCTTAGTCTTTCCATCTTCGCTATCAAATCCTACTTCTTTACGAGTTGGCTCATCATCAATGAATAGGGTAGCATGGCTACCATCACCATTAACACCGGTAAACAATCTATTTCCGTTCTGAACCTGTGCAATAATTTCGTTTCTGGTTAGCTTAGTGCTACCATCGGCAGTAATAGTAACATCACCATTACTATCAATTCTTGCAAAACCAACAGTCCATCCGGCAATATTCTTCACGGTGACTTTCTGTTCAAGATTTAATTCAACCTGTTCATTATTTTTTGTTTCTGCCATTTTCAATACCTCATTTCAACTATTTTTAATAGATGTCAACTAAATTTGTGTTTTACATTATTATAAGAATCAATAATCCTATCTAATCTATCGGACTTCTTAAAAACCCAATAGCGTTTACCGCTTAATGTGTTTATCTTAGAAGCATAACACTTCTCACCAAATGCGGAGATATAATGAAAAAGCCTCAAAGAATAGCAGTAGAAATTTTCTTTATTCCCCATATGGCTCTCTCCTTATATATAAAATGAGTAGGGCATAGACAATCTACACCCTACTCATCTAGGTTTTTATATATTAGTCAAGACCACCAACATTAGTGTCATAGATAACACCAATCTGATGCTCACGACCCTTGGCAACGTCACAACCAACTTCGATGTCGAATCTGGTAAGAATCTGACCAGTCTTAACATCGTTACCGGTGAAGGAAGTCAGACCGCCACGAGAGTAAGTAGCGATAGGAGACTTAGCGCCAGTAGGAATCACAAATCCAAGACCAGCAGGAAGCAGAGTCTCAAAATTGTCACCAGCCGCATTTAGCTTGTACTCGTTGTAAGGATTCTCCATCTCAGCAAGAACAGCACCGTTGTACATAGACAGAGTGCCATTCTGAGCAATTTCGTTCATAGCCTTCTCAGAAATACCAGTAATAGTATTGCTGTTAATAGTGCCGACATAACCAGCCCAAGGAGTAAACTGAGAAATCAGAGCATAGTCACCAATAACGGTGGGGCGACCATTTCTACGAACCTTAGTCAGAACATCATCAACACCAGCTTTAGTCAGACCAGCAACCTCCAGCATATACTTAACGCCAGTAGCGTTCTTAATAGCATCATACACTCTCTGAACAATAGCTAACTTAGCATTATTCAGAATGTCAGTTCTAACCTGTGCAAGACCCTCATTCTCCTTGCTCATGTCACCTAGGGCAACTCTACGATAATCAACAGCGTAACCGCCAGAAATCGTAAATGTAGGAACAGGGTAAACGGTCTTTGTGGTCATAGGGAACACAACATCTCCGTTAGCAGCCTGTTCACGAGAACGCTCACCAGAATGAGTGTAAACCTCACGCTCGATAGTCTCATCGTAACCCACGTGCTGATATGTACCAAAGATACCAAGCAGCTTAATTTCCTCCATAACAGGAGCTTCAATCACAAAACGTCTAATAGTATTCAGTTCGGCAACAGCACTCATATCGCCATTGTCAGCCTTATTACCTAAATCCTTAATATAATTTACAGCAACGTCCGCTTTCTTACCAAATCTTTCAAGAGACTCGCCGTTCACCATAGCAGCAAACACTTCAACAACGGGAGAGTGCTTAGTAATCTTGCCGTTGTAATTATCGGAATCTCTACGAACATTGTTCATCTCAAAAGTATTCATAATCTATTGAACCTTCCTTTCCTAAAATTATGCCGTAGCAGCGACAACAACCTTGGCTTTAACAGCAGCCTCAGTCAATGTAACGCCCTTATCAGTGATAACAAGATGAACACCAGCAGAAGTAGAAACCTTCTTTAAAGTACCATCATCCTGTGCTTCCAGAATATCGCCAACATTCAGTGCAGAAAGCTCATCCTGAATGTGCTTACCATCAATAACAAGTTTCTGACCATCCCATGCTTTCACAAGGAAACCATTTAGATATTCGCCAGCGGGAATAGTAACATCCTCTCTATAAGAATTATCTCCGGTAATTGTATTAGAAATCAAATACAGCTCATTATCAGCGGTTAAAAAACTATAATTCTTAACATCTTTTGTATGCTTTAACACTGGATTAACCTTTGCGACATCCAGCATTCCAAGAGTCTCAACCTTAATCATTGTTTATTTCCATCCTTTCTATAAATTAAAAAATATTGACATCTTCTTCGGAAGCGACGGCAGGTTCAACTTCACTAAAAATATCTTCAACTGTCACATTAGCAGCATTCTGTTCGGCAGCAGCCTGGTCATTAGCCTTTGCAGCCTTGCCAATACCTTCCCAAATCTTGTTCACAACGGAATTAATTTCAGAAGCAACAGGGTCAGCATTAAAAGCATCAATCTCAGCCTTTGCATAAGCCTTTTCCTCGTCGGTAAAGTTAGCGATAGCAGCATTCATCTCACCGACACGCTCACGAGCCTTGGCTTCACCAAGAGCCTTTTCAAGAGCAACCTTTTCTTCCCAAAGAGCATCCCATTTCTTATTCAGTTCATCCCACTCAGCCTGTAAAGCATCAAGTGCTTCCTGAATCTTCTGAGAGCTTGCTTCAATTTCATTCTTCTCAGAGATTGCAGTTTCGAGTGCAGCATTCGCCTCGGCAATCTTAGCGGCACATTCTTCCTTGCACTTATTGATTTCGGAAGTATGAGCAGAGAGTTCTTCGACAACCTGAGAAACAAGAGCCTTAATCTCTAAATCATTCATTTTATTCAAATCCTCCTTATGTTTTTTGTTAAGTTCAATCAGTTTGGCACTATCATCTGCCGGAAGAACACCAAGTAAGGCATATCCAGAATGAATAAACTCCATTGGAATTCTGCCGGTGTCCTTATATCCGTATTTGTAAATGATTTCTTCATTATTTTCAGTGTGCATAATCTCAACACTACCACTTGGATAAATGCCATTAGCAATATCTTCGTCCAGTTTAGTCACAAAATTGTGGTAACACTGAGCGTCAATTTCACCCTCTCCGATACAAACAGTAATAATACCTTCGTCTGTTTCAATATCTTCGATATAACCTTTAGTGAACGTACCAATAACAACTGCATCTTCAAATACTGGTTCATTATCAATAATATCTGTGTCACCATGACCTAATAATTGAGTACGTTCTTCATCAGTAAACTCACAACGTAGGCTCATTCCGCTAATACTTGGTAGGGCTTTTTCGCAATATTCTCTAATCCATGTAATACCATTTTTGTTATAATCAGTACCTACTTGATTAACTTCATCCACACAAGAATCAGGAAAGATTTTGTATAAAACCGCTTTGAATTTTCGTCTGCCGTTTTTATTCTTTTTACTCGAAATTTCAAACATTTTCATACTATTTCACCGCCTTTCGTGTGTGTTTATATATATAAAAAGAGAACCACCGTTTGATGGTTCTCTGATTAACATAGATGCTTACTTATTATCGCTTGGAGATGGCAAAGCATTTCCATTATTAGCACGGGAAGCAACCGTGTTTTCAGTTGGGCTATCCGTCACTGGTCTACCAGGAGATTCATCATTGCCAGACAGAGTGTAGGAAGTCTTATGCACAGGATATTTATTCTCAATATCTTCTTCAAGTTCTTGGTCAAGTAATGCAAAAAATACATCTGGTGAAATACCACACGCACTTGCCCACAATGACAAACTACCTTTACCTTGCAAATACAAATCTTTTGCGTAGCCAACCATTTTACCCTTATTAACATGGGTAATAGGTAAATATCTACATTCAACCCAATTCTTATAGTCTTTAATAATATTAGCAGAAATACACTTATTTAATTCTTCTGCAATTTGCTCAATCCATTGGAATAACTGTGCTGTAATCAATTCAAGGTTTTGCTCCTGTGCAGCATAGCTACCACTACCAACACCATTAAGTAGAGCGGCAGCAATACCCATATCGAGCGAAATCTTATCGTTCAAATTTGACTCATACTTATCATCAAAAATATCCGTATTAGATGCGTCGATAGAATTGATTTTTGTTCCAGCAGCGACAGAGAAGAAAGAAATACCACCACGATTGTTCTTGTTCATAACAGCACCTTTAACAGATTCATGCTGGTGTTGTTGCTGTTGTTTAGTTAGTGCAGAAGTACCTTTGTCTTTGCCCTCTGGAAATGTCTGATAAATAATTCTGTTATTGATTTCATCAAGAACATTTCTTTTTGTCTGAGTAAAATAATCACCATATAAAATATCGCTGATAGCAGCTAATACCAATGGTCTGCCATATTTTTCATCTCGTTTAGAACGAACTTTATGAACAATCGTTTTTGTATTATCTAAAATAATCCAATTACCAGTATCGGATGTGGTCTGGTTTTTCCTTGCAATATAAGCATCTCTAATTTCTTTTGGGTACTTTTTAAGTCGCTTTTCAGTTGGCTCACCTTCAGCAATATCGAAATAGTCAAGATTAAAAGCTAGTACATATGATGAATTCTTAATACCAACAATTCTTGTATAGTCAACCGGTAATGAAATTACACTTGCGTTAATCCCAAGCTCGTTAATCTCAACAATACTTTCAACATCATAATCTGTAAGTGTTTTTCTATTTGATTGAGGACGAGAAGTTGTTTCAAAGTAATAAAAAGCAACACCCTCAATCATCGCTCTAAACAACGCATCTCTTACAATTTCTTTATCCTTAATAGTCCTCAAAGTTGACTCCATAAGTTCCTTATTCTGTTTTTTCTTAGATGCAGTTTTCCCATGAGGAACAATAACTCTATCAAGAGTAGGCATAGCCACCATATAGTCAACAGTATTTGTGTACACACCATTTGTGCCATATAGGATAAGAGAGATTTCACGCAGAATTTTGTTGTTGCCCATAGGGTCTTTGACAAGAGCTGCCAACTGTTCTGGCGAATATAAATCAAAAATATTCAAACCGAAATAGTAGTTTGAATATTCCATAGAACTTTTATATGAATTAAATTCATTTATAATATTTGCTGTCTGTCCTTGCTGACTGTTCTGTTCAGAACCTCTATTCTGCGGAGGACGATAGTAATTCTTTTTCTTTTTTGAATTACCGACAACATAGTTTTGCTGATTATCTGCCATATGTCCATCCTCCTTTCTCAGTTAATAAACACGACAAATTCATAATCGTCGTTTCTTGATATTAAATCCTTTTCCAACAGAGAAGCAAAGTAAGAGCCGTAACTACAACTTGTGTAACGGTCTTTTCTATTTGAACCTTGCTCATGAATAACAATAGCGCCGGTCTGCTCCTTTTTCTCATAAACCAGGTCGGTTGTTTCACTAATAAGAGCCTGAGTTTCTAAGAACGGTGATTCGTAGAACACCTGTGTAGTAGCATCCAGTGCGCCAACATACTCTTTTACATTTGGCAAGAATTCTTCGCTTGCTTGCTCAAACGTAATTAAAAGGTCAATTTTATTACTATCAAGAACACGTCTAAAGTCGAGAGCAATATCACTATTTAATTTCTGAGTTGCATTAACAACAAAGATACATGGCAATGCGCCCTCAATTTTAATTCTATTGGCTACAGCATCATCATTCATACAAGAAAGGGGAGAATATTCAACGCCTCTTTCTTCATCATACATAACCTTAGCAAGCAAATCATAAATTGCAATACCAGCATTACGCATATCCAAAACAATATAATCAGCGCCAAAATCCTCAAATAACTGTCTAATACGAATAGCTTGTCTTGTAACATCTCCGCCTTGAACGGATTCAAGATATGAAACTATTCTTCTGTAACCATTATCAATCTCAATATCACTTGAAGATTCTCTACTGTATGTCGTATACTCTGGTAGCAAACGCATACATGAGAAAATAGAGTTATCGTTCTTTTTGTTTTCAACAAAAGCCATGTCACAAGCAACAATTCTGATTTCGCCATTTTGCTTTGGAATATCATAAGGATTCTTCCTACCAGCCTTGAAATCAAGCAATGTTCTTGGATAGAATGGTCTTTTCGCTCTTTGATTTTGCTGCAACATACTGTATGTAAAAAACGCAAAGCGATTTTCTTTTAATCTTGTATTTAAGAACTCCAACTGCCAAGTGATAGGGTCTTGTTTCTTCTTTTCTGTTTGGAAATATCGCATTGTCTTAATCTTGTGCATTAAAGCAATAGATTCATCAAATGCAAGTAAACACGATGCTTTTCCTTTTAGCATTTCATCATATGCCTGGTCAACAATACCCCACATCCAGTTTTGCCCATTATCAAACCAGCTTGAACTAATATAAATGTCAACAGGTTCTTCTTGAAGTTCCGAAACATTTGCATAGTAATCATCTTTCAGATATGGTACTTGTCTAATTACTTGGAAAGGAGAAAGAATACTATCATCAACATACTTTTTAATCTGTCTGAATTCTTCTCTTACAATAACATTAGAACGATAACCACGTCCGTTTTCGCTGGCTGGAACAACAGTAATTGTGCTATGATTTCTGAAATATACAATAACCTCATTTTGATTATCTTTAATTTTTAGAATTTCTTTTCTAAGAGCGGGAGAGAGGTTCATTAATTCCTTTTGTATCTTTTCAGAAACAAGAAGTTTTGATTGACCTTTCGTGGCAGAAGATAACACAATCCATGAACCTGGATATAAAATACATCTACAACAAGCATAGAGTGCAATAATAAATGATTTTGCGGATGCACGAGACGCAATAACCACTATAAACTGATTCACACCCATTAGATACAACATTATAATCTGATATAAATGAAGTTTTAGTCCAAGGTAGTCCATTGCAAATCTATGTAAATTTCGTCTAAAAAACGTTACCCATTGCATAAAATGGTCAACATTAACTTCGCTACCTAAAAAACTATCAGACGGAAATTTCTTATATAATTCACTTTGTCTCTCGTCTGCATTTCTATTTTTATAATGCTTCTTGGGTTCATGAATGATGTCATTCTTCCTCTTGGTAGACATCTTCATTTTCCTCGTCTTTTACAAAGTACTCATAATCTCTATCCTTAGTACCGTGCATCAGATTTCTTAAAGGACGGAGTAAAAATCTATTGATATAATTGCCAATATTATCGAAATCACGATAAAGTTCTTTGCTTTTGTAATATTCGGCAGGAGTATATTTTTCAATAGTTTCAGCATTCACACCGATTGTAAATTCTTCATTAATACTGGAATCTCTTACTGTTTTCAAACCAGCCTGTGTAAATGACTTTCTATATGAGTCTGTAAGTTTGTTATAATCATCAACTCGACCTTCACGAACCGCTTTCATCTGTTGCATCTTCGTATAACATAGGTCAGTAATAAAAATCTCTTGGTTGCTATCGCAGTTTGGATTTGCAGTCTTTAACAATCTATAATGAGAATTAAGAATACCATAGTCAACATTCTCAAATCCAATACCCCATTTTTCAATATCTTCTGGGTTAATCTCATCGACTTCCGGCTCATCCTGTTCTTGTGATTCTGTGACATTCTTCTTTTTAGATATAGAGGTCTTATTAAACTCAAATCCTTCATCAAGAGTTGTATCAAATGTTCGTCCTTTATACTGAACCATATTTAATCTTTTGACATAATTACCAAGCATCGCACTTGTACCGTCGTTACATGTATCAAATATGGAATCGTTATAATATAAATCAAAAGCCATGCAAATCCTTTGCATAGCTTTACGAACATCTCCGTATTTTTCTATATAAGAATCAAACAATTTACCAAGGCAATTCTTGCAAATTGGTAAATATCCTGTTCTTGCATACAATCCACTGTATGACTTATAAAAATGGGTCAATGAAGTAAAGTGTTCATTACACTGGCAACAAACGTATGCCGCTTGACCCGTCTCTTTTTTCGGCACATCGCCACCTCCAGTTCATAACAACTATTAACTATAATTTCAACTATGGTTGCGGAGTGCGGATTTGAACCGCAGACCTTTTGCTTATGAGGCAAACGAGCTGACCAACTGCTCTACTCCGCAATATTTCCCTCTCTATTGAGTGGGAGAGGGCATTTTAACCAAATAGGTATTTAAAAAGAGATTCTGCGTCGATTTTGATTCCAATAACATTATCATTTTTATCTTTCAAGAGTTCAGCACTTTCAAAAATATCATCAAGTGTGTCATCTTTTTCATCATCGTCACAATCTAGCTTAAAATCATAATCTTCCATTTCATCCTCAGTAATTCCAACATAAATCTCGTGGCACTTATTCTCAGGAAGATTCTTAATAATGGCGGAATTCGCACCACCATCAATCAAAGTTAAGTCTGCCTCCGCATTCAAATATCTACCACCAACATATGCTGGCTCAACGGAAGCAACCATATCGTCTGCAAGAGATACATAGTATTCCTTGTCATATCCGTCATATTCCTCTGGCTTAATATCCAGAGCTTCAACTTCTACATCGTCATAGCGCATCAACTCACGCAATAGACCTAACGCATCATCATAAAAAAGCACAGCAACGGTATATAAACCATCCTGTGCCTTATCAATCATATAATCACTTAGTTCTTCATAATCTTCAAAAAAGTTTCTTCTCATTTTACTATTCTCACTTTCCATTAACCGCATCTTTAATTGCCTTGCTAATTTTGCACTTCACGGACTTTACGGCTGGAAATGTGCTAACCTCACCAGTCTTAGGATTTCTACCCTCACGTTCTGGTCGTTCACTTACTTCAAATCCAATAAACCCTTTGATGATTAACTTATCACCATCAACAAGACAATTTTTAACTTCGTCCGCAAAAATATCAATAACTGACTCACAAGCGGTCTTTGATAGACCGGTTCTGTCAGCAATTTTGTTAATAATATCACTTTTAGTCATTTCTTTACTTCCTCACTATACTTATTTTAATTCAATAGGGTAGCAAGCACTAATCCCATCATCATCAACAACACAAACCATCTGAGACGGATTCCCGCTCAGTCTTTTTGAAATTGTATAATCATCAGATGTTCCACTAAAACTGCCACTTCTAACAATCTTCACTCCGGCAATATCATCGTAAGAACAACGATGCAGATGCCCATAAAAAATAGCAGTAGGCTTAAAACCAAGCATCATCACAAGTTTTGAAACGCCTTTTTCACTAAAGCTATCAAAATCTCCGTGAACTAATAAATACTCTTTGCCCCTAACCGTGCAACGCCCAATAGTTGCGTCATAATTATTGTCATCAATAAATACAACATTATCAAGATGTGATAGCTTTGCTTTCATGTACCAAGGAATAAGGTTATCTAATCTATTTCCTCTTAGAACTTGGTCTTTGAATGAAGTGCGTGAGTGGTTTCCAGCAACTCCGTTTACATACACACACTTAAAATGCTTGCTCAATTCATATACAAACGCAGAAATTAATTCTGCTGTTTTTTGCACTTGTTCGGTAACATTCTCTCTATTTTCAAGCTGCGTTGTAAAATGAATCTCTCCATTTAATAAATCACCAAGCAGTAGGATATAGGCATTCTCTGAATTATGTAATTCTTTGATTTTTACAATTCTTTCAAAATATTGACCTAATCTTTCAGCAGCAACATCGGAATCATAAGTACCGAAATAGTTGTTTGTTTTTATACCTAAATGAAAATCAGACAACGCAATAAATAAATCGTTGTCTGATTCATCGTAAACATTTTGAACTTGGGGCATAGTGGTCACACCATTATTTCTAATAAGAAGTTCCAACTTAGATAAATCTTCTTCAACCCTTGCATTCTCTCTTAGCGTCTTATTCAAAGCGGTTCGTTCATCAAACAGTCTTTGTTTTTCTTTTCGTATTTCTTGTTTTTCAGCTCGAATTTCTGCTAAATAAGAATCATCATCATTACTTTCTGCTTGCTTGGATTTATAATATTCAGATACAAAAGCACCACCAAAAATAGTTTGAGTCGCCTTACGAAGTGTATCATAATGAATGTCCAAACCGTACTTATCAATAATTTCTTGCCAATCCATATCAATCGTATGGTTAGCCTTTTGATAAGCATCTGCTAGACATAGTTCATATTGTTCCGGCGTTAAACCATACTCTTGAATCTTCTCTATTAAATCTCCAATCATTTACATGTACCTTTCTCAAATGATGAGATTTTATAGAATATCGTTTATAGAGCAGTCCTTGCCAACAATATAATCAATCGCTCCAATACTCTTACCTTCATTTGGTAGGAAATACCACTCAACTCTATATTTCTCATCATATAGTTTTTCGTTAATTTCAGTTCTGCTCATAATATATTCTTTTGTCATCTTTTCAAGCTGGACAGTTTCAAATTCCATTCTATCCTTCATCTTCGCCATGGAATCATAACCCATAGTAGAACCATCGTGCATTAGGAATTCACTATGAGGCATAGAATATCGTCTTACCCCCCGCAAGATAAATTAAAAATCCCATAGACGCACACAAAGCAACATTGACAGTATAAACAGGAGTCTCACTCAAAAGGATAGTATCAATCACGCCATAGCCATCAACAACGCTACCGCCAGGAGAGTTAATATATAGGATAATTGGCTTTCTTTCGCTAACTGGAATTCCCTTGTCAATGCGATTATATCTCATAATGTGATATACAACATTATCAATTACATTCTCATCAATTTCACCATTAAGATACAACCGTCTGCCTTCTAAATCTTCCGCCTGAAATCTATCTTCATAACAATAGTTATAAACTTGACTAATATTATCTTTCTCCATATGTGTCCTCCTATAAATGAACAATCATGCCTCTAAAGGCTGAAATTGCTCTATATGACTTATCATTTTTGCAGATTGCCTTTTGTAGCCCATCAGACAGACATTTTTTACCTTCAGCAGAACCGTGGACTAAGAATAGTTTGTTCGTTTTTAACGAACTTCCATACTTAATCAAATCACTATAACTTGCATGGCTACTAAAAGTTGAAAGAGTAATACAATCTGCGAGATTTAAAATTTTCTCTTTGTTTATGCTAATAAATTTGTGTTCTCTGTAATTCTTAATTCGATATGATAGATATGATGGGTTATCTCCGATGTACCCAGAGAAGATAATCATACTATTTCTATCTTTAATGTACTTTTTGAGATAATTGATAACTCTACCATTTGTGCAAAAACCAGAAGATGAAATAATAATCTTCGGTGTTGAGTCCATCAGAGAGCGCTGTGAATCATCTTTATCGGAGATAAACTTCACATTCTCCCAATTATATACAGACACCCATGCTTCTAAATTTTCTCCATCCAAAACAGATGAATACAGCTTACTAATATCACAGCTTAACTTAGAGTCAACAACAATTTGGGTGTCAAAATCCTTATCATTTCCATAAATATCATACAGAGTAGATAAAAGCTCTTGTGTTCTGCTAAAACTAAAACATGGCATAATAACAGAGCCTTTACGCTCCAAAACGGTATTGATGGCAATCTTTAGATGCTGCACATCAAAATTTCTTGATTTCTTGGTTTCACGCTTGGAGCTTCCATATGTAGATTCCATAATAACAACATCGTTAAACATATCTGGAATCTCAGTATCAGTAAGATAGTGGTTGTTAGTTTTTAGCGAACCAATATCAGAAGTATATAAAATTTTTCTTGTTTTCTCATCATTATGTAGAATCAATTGCAATTGCGCCGCTCCAACACAATGAGAGTTTCTTAACCACTGAAAGCTAATTGTATCATTAAGACGATATACTGTGTTATACTCACTATACTCTTGAACAAGGCTTAGTGCGGTATAAACGTCTGATTCCTCATACAGAGGTTCATAATCTCTTTTATATCGCTTTGATAGGATTCTTGCTTCATCACCGACAATGTAACAAGAGTTCAGTAACAGCGGCTTCATAATAGTATCAGTATTTTTAGTTGCGATAATCTTTCCACGAAAACCTTGTTTGACTAATCTTGGAATTAAACCACAATGGTCAATATGCGGATGCGCAACAAAAACAAAATCAATCTCAGATGGCTTGAACTTAAACTTTTCAGAGTTTATCTTATATGAATCCAAGTAGCTATTGCTAGAGGATTGGTGCAAACCACATTCTAATAAGCATTGATATTTTCCGAAGCGTACAAGATATTGTGAACCAGTCACTTCGTCAGAAGCCATGCCAGTAAAATAAATGCCATCTGTTTTTAACTTCTTTTTGCTCATATGGCATATTCCTTTCTCATGGCAGTTTCTTTGCAATATCTACATACCTATCCTCAATATATCGTTTATTCCTTGTGCGATAAAAGCCAACAGTATCGCCACGCTTATCAACAAAACCTTTGCTGCCGTTACGCAGATACTTATTATCAATCAATTTCTTCATTTCTTCGTTACTAATCTGTTTCAATGGGTTATACCCGCCTTTTCTTAAAAATTTGATGGAGCTGGCGACAGGAATTGAACCTGCAACCTACTGATTACAAGTCAGTTGCGCTACCAGTTGCGCCACACCAGCATATTGGTAAGGGCAGCGAGACTCGAACTCGCATTATAACCTTGAAAGGGTTATGTCCTATACCTGTTAGACGATGCCCTCATATGGCTCTCACAGTAGGACTCGAACCTACGACTCCCTGATTAACAGTCAGGTGTTCTACCGGCTGAACTATGTGAGAATATATAAATGGCGACCCGTGAGGGAATTGAACCCTCATTTTCGGAGAGACAGTCCGATATAATAGCCATTATACCAACGAGCCGTTCAGTTGGTGGGCAGGGTTGGACTTGAACCAACAGTGTCAATTAAGAGCCGGATTTACAGTCCGGTGCGATACCAGTTACGCTCTACCTACCCATAAATTGCGGGAATTTGAAAATCAGCTCTTGTATAATCACTACCACCATTTGCTCAAATGGTGATAATGATTGCTGTTTTCTTCAAATATTTATTATAGAAGGATGATTTTTCACAGCCGCAATATAGATATTTCAAAATTAAGTAATGTTTAATAAGAGTTGCATCTGGCGTAGCTATTGCCACGCCAGTGCATTACACAAAGAAAAGAGAAAGATAAAGAAATGAGAACAAAGGGACTTTATTCTATATTCCCTTCATAAAGGAATTTTGGTGTTTTATTTCAGCACCAATAAACCCTCAAAGTAGGAGAGGAATTTGGCACATAATAAAATTCATCTCAAAATTGTACTGTGGACAAATCACGAATTCTCACGCTGTTTGCGCTTATTTTCTCGATAATAGTTTCTTCTATATATTGTGTAACACTCGCTGCAACGACACGACTGGTTGTTTTTTGAATCCACTTCAAACTCTTTCCCACAATCAACACATATCACTGTTTTATACTCTTGCGGAATATAACCAGAACATTGTGTACAATATTTCTTTGTGCCAGCTTTGTTATTGCGAATCAAAACTCCGCATTCTCTACACCTGATAAAGTTTTCGCCTTTATATTTTAGATACTCATAACCAAGTTCTCTAAAGTCAGAGATAAACAGTTTCTTTTCGCTATCGTCATTGATATATGTAACTCTGCAACTCAAATTATCAATGCGCCGAGGGAATTCTAGAAGTGATAAGCTATGAAGCTCACCAAGCCTTTCATACCTATTAGCTACGCTACATGAAATCCTTGCAAGAGAGAAAACCTCTTTTGCATCATTATTTACCCATCCGCTATTCTTTGGGTTCTTTGTATTGCCAAGCTTGGCAAGGCATAGTAGAGTAAATGCAAGCCTTTCCAAAACCTTATTATGGATATTGGCTATCGTTTCAAGTTCTGCTTCTGTAATCCACACACCGTCTATCTCAAACAGAGTATACTTACCGGCATTCTTAGCGATTTTCTCAACACTCTCATTCCACATTGCTTTATTGCAATCGTACCTTGGATAATACTTATCCATGAAATCTATCAGTAGTTCCGTGATTTTCGCCTTTCTATATCCAAAGCAATGGTAATAGTACTTTGCTAGAATTGAGAGTGTGTAAAATGGCTTGTTGCTAATAGACTTCTTTTGCAAGCATTCTTCCGCATACGCTTTTTCATTCAATACAATCATTGCTATCACCACCAATCACTTTTTCACACATCACAAAACTTTCTCCACAATACTCAAACTCTCCATCACCGTCTACCAACTGAGGAAAGTGAATTACACCGCTCTTGTTTCTCAATAGGTTATCCAGAATTACATCTCCACAAATATCCCAAGCGAACTGTTTTGATTTTTCTGTCTTATAACAAATATCAAGAACAATATCGCAAAGTTCTTTTTCGTTACTGCAAACTACTTCACACTCTTTCTTGAACCAGTCTACAAAAATTTTTCTTTTCTCCCAGCTTTCAAGGGAACTGAGTTTTTCTGTTCGCTTCTTTTTTTGAAAAACCTCTGCTCGTTTTTGATATTCTTTATATAATGCGAGAACAGATTCATAACTCTTTCTGCTATACTCAACATTGCACTTCAAGATGCTATAATCGAATTCCGGCTGCTTATACTTTTTTGAAAGATAGCCATTAAAAACATCTTCAAAAATCCAACAGATTTTATTAACAACACATGGATTACGACCAACCATTTCTTCGTGCAGTCGTAGGCATTCAATCATTTCTTTAGTCTTTGGCTCGTAATTATACAAATCTTCTATACTACGGATTCCATACGAACCAAACCTCATAAGTGCGCCATTATCACTGTTCGTGTTATATGTATTGTTCTGAGTTCTCAGCGCAGGATAAACATATGTCATGAAATATGGCTTGTTGGCAGCGGTTATCTTTCTATTAAAATTCTTACGAGCTGCCGTTTCTTCATCATCGTCATCCTTAACAATATTATCTCTGACGTTGTACCAATACTCAGGCATTGGTTTTGCAATAATGCCCTTTGCTCTGTCGATAGTATTTTGCTGATAAAGCTGACCACACATAATTCGATATGCAAGAGTTTCGTATTCCGGTGTCCCAGGTTCAAATCCAGCTTGAACTTCAATCATACTCGTAACATGATTTGTTACAATGCCGATATCATCATTGAAAGCAAGTTTATTCGCCTGAACAATATCACTCTCATCGGCAACTCTTTTTTCAGCCTTTCTCTGTACACAAACAATAGTAGGAGAGTTGAGTGTATTTCTTACAATAATCGGATTGTCGGTGTCCATATTGGTGTCACCATCCTTGTCAGCGCCATTCATCGCATCGCAAGCTGTGTCCCAGCAATTTAGAATCGCTGCTGTTCTAATATACTGATACCAATGTTTAACATCATCACTTTTGTTTAGCTTCATTCTACGAATGTTATTGTGGCACGTCATCGGCGCACGGAAACAGGCTAACTCATCTGAACCTTTATCAATCCAATACTTATGATAAATTTCTCCCGCCTTCAGTAAGCCGGTTATCTCTAATCCAAAAATGCTTTGGCATAGGGCATAGGGGTCGCCAGAAATCATTGCAAAGTTTGCGTTCACTTTAATTGCGCCACGCTTTGCCATTTCGATGCGCTTGGCTATCATATTCCAAATCTTGCGACGGATGAATGGGTCATTAATCATTCGCTCATCTATCATCAAAGAACGAACACAATAGTCAAAATCATCATTAAAAGCATTATCATCATTCAGACCAAACCCAGCAAGAAAAACCAAGCTCTTTCTATAGTCCATTCCGAGGACTCCGGTAATTTCATCAATAGTGGGTTGGCACAACTCTTGTAGTTCTTCATCGGTGAATTGATAACTCTGTAAGAACTGATAGTTTGTGTTACGGACATTCTCTAAAGTTTTAGGAGTAACCTTTGGAGTAGAAAATTGATAGTGGTTCTCCTGACAGTTCTTATAGAAATCTTCCCAGCTATCATAACTATCCCAAAGTTTTAGCATTGACTCCGTTAGAATTACTTCCGCATCTCTAATATCTCGCTTGTCGCCCCATACATCTGTGACCTCGTAAGTTCCAGCAACCTTTTCCGCAAACTCGATAAAGTCAAAAGTATATACCATGCCTTTTGTCCAGGCATATCGTGTATTCATACCTGATATAGCATTTTCTCCATCGCCAGTCAGATACTTATTCACATTGCGAGAATAAGAGGGTAACATAAGACCATAACCATCCGAATCGTTATGCTCAATTTCGTAGTCATCAATTTTTGTCATGACCGGCTCACCATCTGCTTCGTCGTTAATCATAATGACATTATCTTTGAAATGGGTGATACAGTCTTTTACGACAATAATTCCTTTTGGTTCTGGAATAGGAATAGAACCAGAACAGATAAGCGCTTGATACGCTTCTAATTTTGCGGGTACGAGTGGCACTTCTTTATTGCGCCCATTGTCCAAACGTTTCTTCAACTCTGGATAGAGTTTTGCATTTACATATACGATTGTAGAATTTTTAATTCCGCCATTCGTACCGAGGAATCGCTTGTACTCGATACCATTTATACTGAAACCTAAGTTCGCTCTATCATAATCTTTGTTGCTGTCCATAATCACACATACATAATCCTTTTGGAACTGCAACGAATATAGAGCATCATACAGATTCTTAATGATTGTTCTCGTTTCTCTACTCTTAGGTTTTTTCTTTTCCATCTTGATTTTGTGCTGGATGCTCTTAACCTTGTTATCCACATCAACAACACCATTTATCTCATCTATAAATCGAAGTAGCTGACTGTCATTTAATGAAACAACGGTTTCAGGAAAATCAGTCATTGCGACATCGAGCGGAAGTGTAAGTTTCCAGTTTGCTTTTTTCAACTGTCGGCTATGTATCTTATAGATGAGTTTTAAGCAACTCTTTTGCTCCATTCACTAACCTTCCTTTTTCTGTTTTGGGTGTGGCATACTCGAATAGAGTTAAAATATATGTTTTACTGATTTAATTCTAATGAAACCTCAAAACACTGATGTTCAGGAAGCCATACAGCTTTTAATCTATCATGCTCAAATCTCAACAAATCTGATATTTGATAAATGTGATAGCAGTAGTCACTTTCGCCGCTGCGAATCGCACTTAAAACGCTATTGATAAACTTGCAGTAATATTGCCATTCCGTATCGCCACAATACGCAAAGTATGTAATACCTTGATAGCCATTGACCCAGATGGAATATGTAGTTTTCATCTTGCGTTCTGAGCATGGCTTAATTTTGTCACGTAATCCATTAAAATATTCTTGCCATTCTTCGTCTGTCATCTTGACAGGCGTTCTCTTTTTTAACGAACTAATATTATCTAATTCTCTGACTTTGCTCACTCATTTTACGTCCTCCTGTTAATCTACCTGGTTAGCTCTAAGTAGTCTTGCACTTCTTAGAGCCTCACGATGCCAGTCATACGATATAATCCCATATAGTTTCATATTCACGAAGATTCGCACATTTGAGTGCCAACCACCGTCCTTATCTTTATATCTTGGAAGTTCTTCATTATGAATTATACCGAGTTCTTCTAATATCTTCAAACAAGAAGATATACTGCGGACAGATAGACCGATGTTTTCAGAAATACGAATCAAAAGATTAGAGTAGTATACTGGCTTTCCTTTTTGATAGTTCATATATAACCTGATATATGAAAGGAGTAGTAGAACATGAGCGTGGTTCAACCTACGCCCATTTGTCTTACACTGAGTTCGCAGTTGTAATATCTTTTGGAACTCGCTATAATAGATAATACCAAACTGTTCGTTCTGGTCGATGTAAATTATACCCCCGTCTGACTCTGTGAAGTAACCAGCGTCAAAGAAACTCCGCACCAGCTCTTTGTATTGGTTTATCACACCGTCTTTCCCTCTGAAACCAGAGTAGAGGGAATACTTGACGAGACTTTCATAGTCCGTCCCAGACCAGTTAGAAGCAATGATAGAAGCAAAGGCAACAACTCTTTTCTCATTAAGAGATAGATTATGGATAAGGCTTCGTGGTACTTTGATAATCTTATCGTCTGTCACCTTGCGACCTCCTTTGGTTCAACTTCTGGACTAATTATACCACATCACATCTTGCTTGTCAATAGTTTTTCTGATTTAATTTAGAGAAATTTATGAAAGTACTTCCGATACACTGGCAGCTCATCGCAAATACCCATCGCCGCAATTCCTGGTCGTATGTTAAGTAACTGCATCTCCTTAATCATATTAATATAATAGTCTTATATTAAATACGAACTATAAATAAGAGTCTTATTTTATATACACAATATCTTATATAAGAGTCTTACTTATAATAAGATTTGTATTTATATATATAAGATATTGTACTGTAGAGCATTAAGGACAATTCTTAAAGCCAAAAACATACCTAAAAACCATTCCGAAACTTCCGCAAAATGCAGATATATTTGTTCAGATTTCAAAAATCGGCTATTTCGCAAATATCCAAATACTCAAAGTAGGAGAGTTTTGAATATCTGATTTTTCCGCAATTTAGTATCGAATTAATCATTCCGAAACAAATGCCGAAAAAGTTCTCAATTTAGGGCAATTTATGAATTCTAAATTTTTTCGGTGATAAGATACAAAACCTCAAAGTAGGAGAGTTTACATTTTAATAAGAATCGTTTCGGTAAGTGTTCAAAGTAGGGGATGTTACGATAGGTACGAAATTTTTTGTTGAGAGTGAAATGTATCACATTACCGTCTGGGGACAAACGCTTTAACGCTTTAGAATGTTAAAGTAGCCCCATACTTTACCACCGGCAAAGCCTCAAAAACGGGGTAATTCCGTTTTAGTGCATTTTTCGGACTTTAGCACAGTAAAGCAGTAAATCAAAATGACGCTTCCAGGCTTTACGGATTTACCAGAATTTGCATACACTTTAGCAAGGTAAAGTATTAAATTATTATCGGTTTTGCTTTTTCGGTGTGCATCGGCTGACCGAAACAAAAATACAAAAAATCAAATTTACCACTTTACACTATTAAAGCATTAAATCGCTTTGCCGTTTCCCTTTTACCATCGCAAGAGCTAAACGCATTTTAACACTTTATCGCATTAAAGCGCTTTGCATTCCGTTTTTTATATTGCGGCGTTTCCGCATATGCTGACCGGCTGACCGTTTGAGGCTGTCCGCACGTCTGAGCGGCGCACACTTGACCGGCAGCGCATACCATACCAGGCGCACACAATAACCGCATAATAGCAATATAGGCGGCTTGTCTGTCCGTTTCTGTCCGGCTGTCCGTTCCGCTGTCCTGTGGGCTGTGCTGTCTGTCATCCATTTATTATATATAAGCAAGTCCGGCACGGTGCGCACGGCTGCGCCGGCGATATGCTGACCGCTTGCGGCGGCGTTCCTTCCTATTATATAAGGCGATACCAGGCGCAAAAAATCCGCTGTAAAAAAAATAAAAAAATATTTCAAAAAACACTTGACAAAGAAAAAATGATGTGCTATACTTGTAAATGTCAAGAGGAACACGGCACGCAAAACCGCAACAAAAAGAGTCGTAAAAAAATTTGAAAAATATTTCAAAAAGTACTTGACAAACTGAAAACCATGTGATATAATTAAATCAGAAAAACGAAAGACAGAACCAAAGCACAAAACAGGAGGTTGACTATATGAAAATGTTTGAACACTTTTTGACCGTTGGGCTGTTCGACAAAGACAGCGAAAAGCAGGAAGTCGAAACGGAAACGGCGAAGGATTTTATAGCCGAAACTTTGATTGATAAATTCGGCGTGTACGCCTTTACAATGATTGATTGCAGCGGCGTTTACAAAATGCAGAGTACCGGCGCAATAGTCAAAGAGCCTTCCATCCGCATCGAAATTGCAGCGGAGGCGGACTTGACCAGGGAAACAGTATACAGAATCATTAAAGAACTGAAGGAGGGACTGAATCAAGAATCCATCATGTATAAGATGGTAGAATCCGAAATTGATTTTGCATAAGAAACAAGGAGGAATGCAGAGTAACGGCGGCGAAAATCCGCTGCCGGTAATGCAGCCGAAGGCGGTTACAAGCCCGCTGCTATATCAAGAAAAGAGGTATTTTGCAATGGGTGGTAAATGGTTTGAAATGTGGTTTAATGACAAGCAGAGCTTGCTTGAAACGATGATAAAGAACATGCAAGCTGATTTGGATGCCGGTTATAATTATTTCGGAAATAGCATCAAGGGACAGCGGAAAGCGATTGACGAATACAAGGCGGAATTTGACAGCCAGGTTGACGCATTCAAGGCGATGGAAGAAAAACAAGTTGAACGCTGGTGCTACTACGATATGAAGAAAAGAGGCGCTATCGCATAAAATTAAAAATTAAATCCGAAAAAGTATTGACAAAGCGAAAAGAAGGTGATATACTTAAAGAGTAGTAAACAAGTTACCACAAAAGCCGCTGATGAGTCGTTGAAAATTACGACGAAACGCCCAAAGGGGCGTCCGGCTTAAAAAGCCGAAACAACAACAAATTTTTGGAGGTATAACCTATGAAAACTATGAAATTGAGAAATCACGCAAGCTGCCAGTGCAAAATCAACATCCACGAAAACAACCGCATCGACTTCATCAGCTATGTTACCCGTGTTATTTCCATCGTCATCGACGGGGGTAAGCGTATGGTTGAATGCACCGGAACATACAGCCCGACAACCGCCAGACAGATTACCTACTTTCTCCGTGAATATGCGCCAGACTTGACGCTTGCGGATATGAAGAAAATCATCGGCAAGGGTTTTGTTGAATGCTAAAGTATTAAATCAGAAAAAGAAACGGAGGAATACATAATATGACGGTTTACGAATTTTGCAGCCTTTGCATCAGCGAATACGAGGAAATGAAGCTCTACAGCGTGGACGATGAAACGGAGGTATTTTCCGGAACGTTCGACGAGGCAATGTATAGCGAATTTGCGGAGGACGAGGTACAGTCCTTCGAGGTCGAAAACGGCGAAATCGTTGTCAATATCTAAATGCAGATGGCATCCCGCACGAAGGGGGAATGAACGAAAGCGGGATGTAATGCAGCCAGGGCAGAGCGTCCAAAGCCGCATAGTCCAGAGAGGAGGAAAAAGTCATGACAAGTACGCATTACAAAAACTATCGTTACATACGGGAACAGAAAATTCGCAACATAGGCGAAGGAAAAATGTATGCGGAATTTTTCGTTGACCGTGGACACAAAAACGGTGCGGAACGTCATGTATTGACTACTACCGGAATTATTGTTGTATACAATGCCATTACGAATAGGCTTGTAACAAAGCTGATTGCCCGTCCTGGACAAATTAAAAGGTACTATCCAGACGGGGGAGCGCCGGTGGATATTTTGAATTTGGCATATCAGCATCAGATGGAAAAAATGAATGCTTTTTAACGGAGGTTTGAAAATGAAAGTTAAATTTACAGAGGATGCGAAAAAGTTTATAACCGTTTCTGAATTGCCAGCGGTGAAAAGAATCATAGCCGAAATGAAAGAGGATGGAGAAATCAAAGGCTATTCCGAAATAGCGGCAAGGGTAGCCAGCGGCTACAATGGAAACTTTGAGATTTTGAAAGCCGAGGCGGAAATTTCCAGGAACGGAAGGGTGAATGACGCATACGGAGAAGGCAGCGGAAAACTTGACATCTGGTTGAATGTCTATGCTTTTGACAACTACGCAGGATTTTTTGAAATCGGCGCATATTTGACCGACATCTGGGCGGTAGCAGGTGACAATGCGGAAGAAATCAGAAGTCATATGTATATCAATAAGTATTCAAGGGAGAAATGAGAAATGGAAAAAATCACGAAAAAACAGTTTGTGGAAATTCTGACCAGTCATACAAGCGTTTTTTGCGGAAGCGTTTTCCGTTGGAATGATGAAAAGTGCGAAAGAGGCATGGAAAGCATCGGAAAAATTGACGAAAACGACGAGCGGCGGACGGTAACGGAAAATCATGCAAACTTCATCGTTTTTAGCAATGGAAGCCGCCTGGACTTTGACCAGGAAGGAAAAAAGGAATATTTCAGCTATCAAAACGAATGCGGTGTAAAATTTGTTTTGCAGAGAACAAGCCGCCATGATGATTTTGATAATATGGATTGTTTGGATTATATCGTTTATGCAATTATCGAAGCCGAAGCGGATGCAGAACGTACCTTTCGAGGCGTGGAGTTAAACGACAAAGCCGAAAAGGAAAACCTTTGCCGGTGGTTAAAAGCAAATAGCTATTACTACGAAGCAAGCGGAAATTCTGAAGGTTATCACCTGGAAATCAAGTGCAGCGAAAAGGAAGCGGAAATAATCAATAGAAAACTTTACGAGGAAGTGGCGTGATGAAAAGGACGAAGGCGAAAACTATCGCCTATTTCAAAGAGCTTGCCTATCACTTTGAAGTAAAAGCGCATCGAGCGGAAAATCCGGAGGAAAAAAGCCAATATAATGGAAAATCAGAAGCATATAAAATAGCGGCGTTTGAGCTAGAGCGTAATATGGAATAGGAGGAAAATTTGATGATACGAACAGCAGCACATGAAACAGTTTATAATCTTGTCAAGGCAGCACATGACCCCTATGACGTGGAAAAACTAGACGAAATCAGAGACAGATACGGTGCTGACCTTTACAAATGGGCGCTTGTGGAAATTCAGAGAGAACAGGACGAAATAACGGAAATTTTGTGGGGCGCTGCTTGCAGCGGAGAAATTGAAACGCTGAAGGCGTACTATATGAACGGCGGAAAAATCGGGCGCACATATGAAAAGTTTGGAATCTGTCATAGCCTTATCGCCGGAGCATACCGAAATGGAAATTTTGAAACCGTGCGCTATCTTCTGGATGTTGGCGAAAAGCCGGAAATTCACGAAACGGATGTTGACCTGAAAGCGCTTTATATGGATGAGGTTATCAGAGCTGCGGAAAATTTGGTTGATTATTTCAAGTACCACAACAAGAACACGACGAAAAAGCAAGACGAAAAAATCAGCGATTTAGAAGAAGCGCTGCGACTGATTAGGAGGAAAAAATGAAATTGTGGAATATCCTTTCCGTGATTAGTGGCGGTACTCACATTATCATTTATGATGGATGCATGGAAGTTTTTAACGGAAAAATGTGCGAAGTATCTAAAACCGAATGGAACGAAAAAGTTGAAAACTATATGAATTGTGATATTATCCGTGTAAATACCATTGATGGGGCAATCACAATTGCAGTTTGAAATATGGAGGGAAATCTCATGAAGTTTGCAAAATTCAAAACCGAAATTGAAAAGCTGTATGCGGAAAAATTCGGAAAGAGCTATTGCGGATGTCGCATTTATAAGTGTATGGGTAAAAGCATTACTATTGACTGCCACATGGCGGAAAATACCAGCGAATGCCCTAACAATATTTCCGGTAATGATATGATGATGGTTTGCCTGAATATCAACTTGCCAGACGGATGGAACGACACTGACGAGCTGCCGGAAAATCTGACTATGGAAGCCTGGAAAAACGGTATCAAGGTAAAGTCTACAACGGATTATCTGTATTGTGATTATAAGAAAGCCAGCTACCGCAAAACGAGCGGCAATGCGGAAAAGATGATTGCAGCTTTCGGAAAATTTGTTGACCGGCTTTATACTCTTATCAAAGAGGAATACCAGGCGGAAAATCTTCTTGATTTTGATATGGCGCTTATCAAAGCAAAGGAATATTTCAACTAACAATAAAATGAGTTTTTTATGTTTACTATGTAAAATGATTTAAAAAATATTTCAAAAAGCACTTGACAATCGGAAGTTTTGTGGTATAATTAAATCAGAAAAACGAAGGGAGAAGCAGAAAACATGAGCATCACAAAAGATTTAAAATGGGAAGATTTAACACCAGAAGAAAAAGAACAAGCAAAAGAAACATACCTTTGCATTCGAGAGTGTGAAGAAGAAAGAGAAAGAAATGAGATAACATCAGAGTATCCATACCCTATTGATTGGGAATATGTTATGACTTGTCAATTTGAACGAAATGAAGATGGATGTATAGAAGTAATAATATAGGAGGAAGCAATGAAAGCTATCAATATTATTTGGGATGTTGACAACGATAAAGACTTGGAATTTTTGCCAACAGAAATTGAAATTCCTAAAGGAATGACTGATGAGGATGAAATCAGCGATTACATTTCAGATGAAACAGGTTTTTGCCATTGCGGTTTTGAATTAGTATAATAGAAAGGAAAATTTGAAATGAAAAAGGTTATTAGCTTTATTGTTACTCTTGTTATAGTTACATCTCTTGCGGCTTGTGGCGCTGGAAATAATGAGACACCATCGGACACTATCAGCACAACATCATTTCCTGATGCTGTCTATGAGGTAAACGGGCAGCGTGTGGAGCTTGAAATCTACGGTATTGAGGATGCTTTTATCCTAGAGCTTTCCGAGCAATACGGCGATGGCACACGCTTTGCAGTATATGGCACTGATGAGCTAACGGCGGAAATCCTGGAACACCGCACAGAAGGTGACGAGATTATTATTGAGCGCTGTATCGGCATTGTAACAAATACTGACCGTGCCGGAGATGGTAAAATTCTTAACACCAACGATGACTATTATAACTATATTAGCTATTCCGGCGTGGATTTTGAGACGCACGACGGTACAATCATTCTAAGCTACTTTATCTATAATCCTGGTACTGATTACACCGATGACATTATGGAGCGTTACGATTTTGTTTTGAGCCATGAATATGAGGATTAAACTTTTTCAAAAAAATCTAAAATTAAATCAGAAAAAGTATTGACAAACGGCACAAATTGTGCTATACTATAAGTACAGTAAATGAGTTACTACTAAGGGGGCAACACAAAATGAATTCACCGTATGACATGCGCACGGAAAATACCAGAAATCGAATTATGGGAGAAAGACGCAGCTACTACGAAAACAAATACTACAAATCGGCTGAAGGAAACTTTTACTTCTACATTAACCGCAAAGGCTATTATCACATTGTAAAACCGTGCAAAATCAAATACGATGGAGAATTCAGTCACTACGAAATTTGCGATTATTTGCTTACACCAGAAGATACCATAAAGGAAATAAAGTGCGGTGGATATTACAAAACAAAAGAAGATTGTATTGCAGCGATTGAAAAGGATATGGCAAAAGATGCTTAAATCGAAAATATAACGGAGGTAAACGATATGAAATTCCATGACGATATGACCTATATTAAAAAGGAGCTTGCAGACAGAGGTTTGGTGCGAGTTGTACCTTATCAGATTCGACTTGACCGTTTCTTTACTGAGGAAGAAAAGGCTGCAAACAGGGCATATGCAGAGAGCCACAGCAATGTTGAATGGTCTATGCGGTGTGATGAGACACGCCAGCGAATTGCAGATGAGAATCTGGAACTCATGGAATTTCTGGAAAAGCATTTCACCTTCGGTCAGTACAAAGAACCTTATAATTACAAAGACCGAAAAGATTACACATTCTGGTTTTGGTGCAATGACCTTTATAATACAACAAATGGCAGAATGTCCGGCAGAGACTATAGCTATATTACACTAAGTCTTGAAAAGGAAGGAGATATAGAAGAAAACGAGCGTATCTTTGCAAAACTCAAAGAATTACTTGCGGACTATCCGGCAAAGAACATTCAAGCAATTTTTCAGTATAGCCAGGTTGAAGCCACTGACACTGTAAAAGAAGAAGCGGAACGGATTTTCAAGGCTTGCGAAGGAAAGTTTATCAACTACGGTCACTTAACCGGAAGATTGGAGCGCTATGAGGGCGGTTATATCTTCAAAAAAAAGAACGCAAAGAAATATGCCTACAGAATTACACCTATGGATATTTGCGTAAATGTAGTTGCATGAAAGGGAAAATTTTAATGGAGGAACTTATAATGAGTAACAACTATTCAGCGAACTATGGTGGCAGATATGCCGAGCCAGAAACATTCATGTCTTTCAATGAGTATGAGAACATGAGGGAACAGCTTAACGAGCGCCGTCAACAGCGCATCGGCAAGGACAGAGAGCGTAGGGCGATTTATTACCGCCAGCAACGCCTTATGGGTGTAGCAATTATGCTTGTCGGCATCGCTTGCCTTATTACTGGTTGCGTTATCGTTGCAAGCATCCTGGAATACTTCGGTATCTTTGTCGGTCTAGTTGGTCTTTATACCATTCTCACCCGCCAGATGGTTTTAGTCAACAAGTACTATCTGGAACGCCAGGACAAGTATAACGAGTACTGATTTTTACATAACAAAGAAAACACGAGGAGGAACGGTTATGCCAGTAATTATTTTACTTGGAATTTTTGGAATCAGCGGAGCGATTGACTTATTCAACACTTGCAGTAAGAAAGCACCGGTACATGACAAAAGCGAGATGGACAATATGCTTGGTCAGATGGTTGGCAAGTCAAAACGAGAGGCAAGGAAAATTGCCCGTATGTACCGGAAATAACGGTAAAATAATTTAAAAAATATTTCAGAAAACACTTGACAAACAGTTCGCTTTGTGATATAATAATATCAGAAACAAGGGAGAAAGGAGTTTAGATATGAACATCCCAAAGTATGTAGTTGATTTGATGGAAAGAGCAAAGTATAATTACAGCAGCAACAACGAGAACTACGCAGTCGGCTACACTATTGATATTGCAAAGCGGACACATTACCAGAATGTAGACACATTCAAAGAAGAAATTGAAAAGCTCATCGCCTGGGCAAAACGTGAATATAAGAAGCTGGGCGGCGATGGAGAATTTGGAGAAGTTGCATACATCCTTCAGATGCCAAAAGAAACAAAGCATAAATATATGCAGTATGGCACGGTAACAATCTTTGACCCGATTATGAAACACATTGAAAAATACATTGCACAGTAAAGGAGAAAGAGAAATGACTATCAGAGATTTAATTTTGAATTGTGTGGAAATTCAGGGCGAATGCCACTACTGCTACTATGACCATGAGAACGAGCGCCGCATTGAAATCTCAGCGGAAGAAGCGATGGATTATGATATGAAGTATATCTATTGCGAGGATGGAGAACTTTATATCGAAGTTGAGAAAGAAAATTAAGGAAAGCAGAGGTAAATCAATGAAGGCGAATATTGCAAACAAAGAACAAACGAGCTGCGACATCGAAGTGATTGATGGTGTTACACATATAACCATTACAGAGAAAATTGTGATTGACAGCTCTGATTTTGAGCAACGTGTAAAAGTCGTTTTGCTTCTTAATAATAAATCACAATATGAAGTTTGCAAGGAACTGGGTATGTTGCAAAGCAATTTCTTAACCAGGTGTAGAAATGGAAAACTAACTTTTGACGAGCAGCGCCGAATTGCCGAGGCTTTAGGCTGTAAAATCATTGTCAAATTTACATTTGATGATGGAGCAGAGTATATCGCAAAAACAGCGCGTCAGCTTATTGTGGACTCTTGCGCACATGCAGAAATGACTCTGATGGAACTAAGTGAGCGCCTAGGTAAATCAAGGCAGACATTCAATAGCAAGCTAAACAACGGACGTTTCACGGATTCTGAGCTTGCCGAGGTCGCAAACAAAATCGGTTGCACATATTCAAATTACTTTGAACTAGAGGATGGTACTCATATCTGAGCGCCGTTTCTCTATACAAAAAATGTAAAAGCATTTGAGAAATATTTCAAAAAGCACTTGACAAAAACTCAAAAGTGTGATATACTATAAGTACAGTAAATGAGTTACTATTTTATGGAGGTTATGAGATGGCAGACAAAGAACTTGGCAGCAAGGAACAGCTAATTGAAATTCTGGAACATATCAAAGACAAGGTGATTGTAACCGGCTCTTATGCTTATGGAGAACAAACCGCTCTTTCCGATATTGATATGTATATCAAGGAACTGCCAGAAGATGAGATTGATTGTGAAAACGGCATAGATACCTATTGTGAGGAACTTATCGGATATTTTGAAAAACTTGGATATGCCTGGGGCAGTGTATTTATTACTTCGTTTTCAGTAGATGATACTTACATTCCATTAGAATTTTCAGCATACTATTCAATCGAAGATAAAACATTTGAGATTGATATTCTTGGGGTTAAGATGCAAGCTGCGAAATCAACGCACACGAGTGACAAATATCTAAACGGAAGAAAGAGAGGAAAAATCCATGAGGCTTAATTACTATCGTTTTCCTTGGACTGTAGATGATAATACAAAGGTGATAGAAGGTTGCGCCGTTATCTTAAAGAGTGGCGGAGAAATCTATCCAGAGAATATACCAGATGATAAGCGGCATCTGATTGACCATGTAGATGATACATTGGGCGGTATCTCCGTGACACACGCAAAGCAGCTACTCAAAAAATATGGCGGAAGCGCCTGGACAGAGCATTGTGACCGAGATGGCGGATGCTTTGAGGTTACGGAAATCACACTTAAAGGCAATAACAGCAGATTCAAATACAATCATCATTTATAAGGGAGATAAAGATGGTAAAAATTGAAAAATTAATTGGCTATATAATTCCACTTTATGGAAACAAAAGAGTTTTACCTTATGGCAGCCTGGTCGTTTCTGATGGAATAGACAAAAAGATTGTTGATATAAAAGAGGATAGAGGGCGGTGGTATTTTATTTTCAAGCGCAAAAGGTACTACATCAGCAATATAGGCAGCTTATACAATCCACACTTTCAAATATTTTCTTAAATTAAATCAGAAAAAGCATTGACAAACAGAGTGAGGTGTGCTATAATGATTATAGTAAATGAGTTACTGAAAAGGAGATAGCAATATGAGAAACCTTGATGAGTATGCAATTCAGTGTATGGAAGAACTTGATGCAATCGGTATTGAATATGGTAACATTATTGAAGTCAAGGTAAACACCAGAGCAAAGAAAAGATGGGGACAGTGCCGAGCTGTTCCAGGCGGATACTCAATCAATATCAGTGTTGTTCTTCTGGATGAGCGGAACGATGAGCAAGGTCTGAAGGAAACTATTATTCATGAACTTTTACATAGCTGCAAAGGTTGTAGAATCATGGTGAGAATTGGAAACGACTTGCTGCAAAAGTCAATAGAACATATGGATATAATGTCAAGAGATGTTCTTCTGCCGAAGATAAAGGTGTACAGGAAGAAACAAGACCAGTTAGCGTACGCACACCGAACTACATTATCAAGTGTAACAAATGCGGACATACATACACAAGAATGAGAATGAGCAAGATTATCCAGCATCCAGAGTGCTATCGTTGTGGGTGTTGCGGGGGTAATTTAAGTCTTGCATGAATATATTAAATCAGTAAAAGGAATGATACAATGTATATACACCAAAAAGACTATATGACTTTTGTATCAAAAATAAAAGAACTACCCGAACAGTATGACTATACTTCCGATGGATATGCGTTTTATATTGAAACGCCATGCGGAAATTAAGAATTGCAATAGAAGAATTTAAAGCGAAAAAGTCTGTTCAGTGGTTATACACAAGAATTGAAAATCCTTACACAGTACCAGAACGAATTAGACGCAGAGATTATTTCAATAAATATAGTGAAAAACAATAACTATAGCAATGATTTTGAGTAGCTTTTTAACTGGCTTGTTGACTATATTAATTGTTTGATGGAGGTATCAAATGAAAATCAGAACATGGATTAAATATGAAGAAAGTTATCTCCCACCGAGATGTCGCAAGGTGCGTTACCATGAGTGTGAAGAGTATGTAAATATCAATCTCGCAGAAACCACGATGGAAAATATGAAGCTGGCTTTCGAGGATAACTCTTATGGCGGAAAAGGTAAGATTTATTTCTTCCGCAATAAGTTGTGGACAAAGGCAAATGTCAGAGATATTTGTGCCGGTAATGAAGATAAATATGAAAGTCCTCTTGCAGCACTGATTTATTGGAGAGAACGTTCTTCTTGTTTCTTCCCTCGTGAGTGGAGAGATGGCGTACATCCCGACAAGAAACATATGGTTGCTATGGCAAGAAAGGAAAATAGAAACTTCTTGTTAGTCGATGGTGAACTTTATAAGACTACCAATGAGCCGAGATATGAAATCGTTACTTTCGGCTTGGGTCATAATCACGGCGGCACTGGAATGTTCTGCTCCTACCACTACAACCCGAATATCTGCAAGGATAGTTACTTCTCTGCATTGCAGGGAGAACAGGCTGTCGCATATGCAAACAAGGTAGCCGCAGGTCGTGGAGATACAAATTATGTCGGAAAATTCAAGCCGTTTATCGTATGTCATATGCCAGAAATTGTAAAGGTAAAGCCTAACAAGCAGCACGGCAACGGAAACGAATTTATGAATACTATGGAAAATGTTATCAAAAATTCCGATAGTCAGGGAGAAGCTGGGATTATGTGCATCGCTTTGGCTATGGCTGGAATGTAAGGAGAGAGAAAGATGGAAATTCTCGGATATTCTAAATGTCAATGCGGAGCAATCACCATTTATACCGACATTTTGAATTATTCTTGCAAGCAGGAAAATCTCAAAAAGTTCTTCCCAGATATTGATTTGAGGAAGATTACAAGGTATCAGACAAGTTATTGCTGTGACCACTGTGTAAATCACTATGGATTGGATTTGTGCGGATGTGGAAGCGGTGCAAACTTCGGAGAATGTGATAATGACTTTGACGAATGCCAGATGCCGATGCAAAGTATCGGAAAATATGATTGTGTCAGAGCCGGTGACAGTTGGATTTAAGGTGATATTATGATGAATCTAAACAAAATCCTTGAAGTGGAAAATTCAGTTATAATAATGGTTCGTGACCTGAAGGAACGGATTGCGAAAGAGATTGCCGAAACTCCACTCAAAGATGTAAAGCCGATTGCGGAAAATATCGTTATTGTAAGGCTGTCGTGCCTCCAGCATAACGTCTGGTCTCCCGAATATTACATCCCTTCTGTTCAGGCAGATTATGTCCGAAAAGCACTTGATAGCGTTACAACTGCTCATTCTTTCGTTAAGAAGATGGAAGAAATGATTGAAAAGCGTGGTGTAAAAATCGGTGTAAATTTCCATAGATTCAACGACAAAACTGTTTCAATCTTGGAAAAGTATTATTCCAAAACACGATGAAAAGAGGAAAAGATGATGGCAAGAAGAATTGAGGGAACTATTTACAGATTGACCTATACTGCAACTTGGCACGATTATGTTGAGTGTAGCAGCAAGGAAGATTTGTTTAAATATGTGGCACAGGAAGTTGTCAACGGTCAGATTGTGACTTCTGTAAATGAAATGTGCAAGGATGGCAGTACACCGAAAGTTAAAGTACACACTGACAAGGATTTCAAGAGAATTTTGAAACAGTACCAGAACCCGCCGGAAGTCAGAATGCAAGAAAGTTATTGGACGAACAACAACGGCTGTCACTACTATTTAACACCGATTGACGAAAAGGATTTTTCTGTCGGTCAGTTTAGTATTGATGCTCGTTCTCTTGCACAGGCACGAAAAGAAGCAAAGGCTTGGATTAAGGAAAAATCCAATGAATACAAAATTGTCGTAGCGGAGGCTTGAAAATGCAAAATATATTAAACACATTATATCACACATTGCCAAGGCTTAAAGAAATTAAGAACACGGCAGAAAATACGGAGTTGATTCCAAGTAAGAATTGGGATGCACGAATCAAAAGTATTTTTACAAGCAATTTGAAAAAATATGGAAAGACTACAACTTCTGCTGTACTTGAAATATATTTTCATCCTTGCATTATTGCAACACACTTAATCGATAATGACATGGTACTTGTTGAAATCAACCGTGAAAAGTATCTGTTAATCCGAAAATATCTTATGTCAGAAGAATTTAACAAGTAGACTTGATTTATCGGAAGATACTGTTAAAATCGAAATAAAATGCAATGTGTGTGTTCATAATTCGCATTATACAAAAACAAAAAATATGAAAGAAAATATTGAAATAATGGAGGACTACTTTAAGTGATTGGTTACGATGTCGCAAAGGAAAAAGGTGGGCGTTGGTATGTATTTAACACTAAGCAGCCGAGCAAACCTATTTCTGGAACATATCGAAAGGAAAAGAAAGATGCTTTACATATTGCGGCAGACTATGAGGGTATTTCGTATAAGGAATTTTTGAAACTGAGGAAAATAAAGATTAAATCAGAAAAACACTTGACAATGTTATGATTTTGTGCTATACTAACCACAGTAAATGAATTACTATTGAATGTAGCATAAAAGAAAGGAGAAAAATATTGGGTAATGCAAAGAATATTTTGGAACTGAATAAGCTATGGAATGAAGCGGATAGTAACATAGTTGCTGACAATGTGGAAGATGTGCTTGTATCATGTGGATATGACACATTCGCCGGTAGATTGGAAAAGCTGGTCAAAATTACGAATTCAAGTAAACACGCAGTCTATGCTTGGTTAAACCACGGACGAACAAATGTAAAGATTCCGTTTCTAAAGCTATGTATGATTGCGGATGCACTAAATACTGATATAATTAAATTGATTTCTGGAGGTAAAGACATGTTTGAAAAGAAGTTTGCAGTAACTAAGACCGTTGGAAATGACGAGAAGATTCTGAAATATTTCGGTGAGGACGAAAAGGTAGCAGCACTGGCATATGGCGCAGAGGTTGCGAAGGAAAATACCGATGGTGTTATCTCTTGCATCCTGGCACGATTTGATGAGAATGGCAATAAGAAGAATGGTGAGTGTGAAGTCTTTGAAGTTTGGGGTTGAATTTGAAGCAAGATGTATTGATAATGGAGAATTTGTTCACGGTTATTATATGTCACGTCCTAATTTGCCAGGAGGTTATAAACATTATATTGTAACAGTTGGCAGTTGCAAATGGATGGAAATAGAACCAAGCACTTTGGCACATTATCATAGATAAAATAATAGTTTTATCAACAATATAACATCCCTAACTTCGGTTGCTTATGGTGGTTTTCATTGTTGAATGCAAAAGCCATTGAAGCTGCACATGGAAAACCTACGGAAAATTCAATGGCTTTGCATATACAATATTTATATAAGAGTCTTTCTATATATAAGTAACTTACTAAATATTGTATATAATCTAAGAGTCTTATTATATATAAGAATCGTATTTAATATATGATTAAGGAGATGCAGTTACTTAACATCGTGTGCGTTGGAGCTGTCAAAAAAATATAAATTAAATCAGAAAAACACTTGACAAAACGGTTTGGATGTGCTATAATGATTATAGTAAATGAGTTACAACAACACGAAACAACGAAGGAGAGATTGATATGTTGAACATCACCCTAAACAATGCAAAGAATGGTATTGAAATTCGTTTTGAAAATAAACCTGGTGATAATGTGCTGGCGGCGCTGCACGAATATGGTTTCCGTTGGAGTGGAAAGCAGAAAATGTGGTATGCAAAGCAGTCCGATAAGCGCATTGCGTTTGCAAATTCTCTTGCGGAGAAGGAAGGTTCTTTTGTTTCCAACAAAGCATTAAATCAGAAAAAGACAGAAATTTACGACTTGTGGAAGATGACCAGGACAGATGCCATCGAGGATAATTTTGAGAAATATCATATCTACGATACAAAGGAAATTGCTGCTATTATTCGTAAGCATTTGAAGGAGCGTTTTCCGATGTGTAAGTGGTCTGTTACAAAGGACAGCAACAGCATTTATATTCGCCTTCTGGTTAGTCCTTGGGAAAAAGATAGTGACGAGGTAAAAGCGATTGTTCACTATGCGTATCAGTTTTCTCAAAGCTACAACTATGACAACAGCGACTCTATGAGTGATTATTTCGATGTCAATTTTTACGGTGTATATGAGAGCAGCATTGTTGATTGGAAGTATGAGCAGCGTGAAGCAACGGTTGCAGAGTACAATATGAGCAACGACTTTCAGGCTAAGAAGGCAGCTTTTGACCAGTCAGAGCGTGAGCGTGAAGAAAAAGAATTTTATGAACGCATGGCTCAGATGGAAGTCGAAAGAGCAGCAGCGGCAAAGTGTGAAGAAGAACGCAAGGCACGTCATGAGGTTATCGAAAGTGGTGCAGAGGTAAAGGAAGTTTCCTATTTTGTACTTGATTGCGATACTACCAACACCAGGAAAGAAGATAAGATTTCCGGTTACACCGATGATTGTGACGGAACTTTTGAAGTAAACCATCATCGTGAAAATTGCCATGTTGGTAAAGAAGTACATCTTACCCCCGAAGTCTATGAGCTTTTTGTAAATCAGCTTATGGATGACTATTCTTTCCTTGCCGGTATGGGTGGCAGCGCTACGGATGACCGCCGTGTTAATACCATGAGCGATTACAATATGATGACCGAAGAAGAACGTAAGACGGTTGAATGGTATAATCAAAATTGTGTTGCTATCTTCTGTGGTGACGAACTAAAACTTGTTATTGACCCGCAGGGTTATGATTATGCAAGATATGTTTTCTTCGTTGACGGCGAAAGCAAGGTTGTTGGCACATACCACACCGCATATGGAATTAGCGAAGAAGAAAGTGAAAACAACAAGAAACTGGCTGACGAACTGTACGAGGTAAGCACCGATATTATTCTTGAAAATGGAATGGTTGATGGCTGGAACGGTGAGTGCTTTACAGAATACAAGCAGCTCATAAAAGATTGGATTTATCGGAACAATTTTTCTTTCAATATTGGAGTTGTTCGTGCTATCAAGTCGGAAGAATTAAAAACAGCAATGTATAAGTTACTGACCGAAGTAGATGGAATCCAGGAGCAGTTTATAAGAGCTGGCTTTGTAGAAAATCAGAAGATTACCATTGTCCGCATTAACGATTTTGGCGGTATGTCTGTTTCAAGAGGATATTTTAAGAATTTTGAATGTGGAAAGTATGCTCAGTATGATAATGCTGTAAAGCTGGTATATCGTCCTGAGAGAAAACGCAACGATTATTACACCTGGTTTTATCGTGAAGTTATCATTTTTAGTGGTTGGTTTGAAGTGCCGGAAGATGTTCTCTGGGAAACGGTAAAGGAAAGCAACGGTGTAACCATCCGCAAAAGCAGATTTATGTCTTGTGACTATACACAATATGATGCTATCTTGGAATATTTTAAGGGCAATGGTATCAAGCCAGTTGTGAATACCTATAAGCCGCAGTTTTAATAGGAGAATTATGATGAAAGATAAAGTCACTGTTGAATTAACACAACTTGAAGCGGAAAAAGTTATGGCTTGCATTGGATATATAGCTAAAAATTTTGAAATTGAATGGATTAAAAATCCAAACAATTATGATGTAAAAGAGAGAATGGATTATTACAGCAATCTTGCAGATAAATTCAACTATCGAAAACTATCGTGAGGATATAGACTATGCGTAAGGTTACTTTTTATATTGACGATTTAAAATGGTTTCGCAAATCATATAATTTGACTGATAAGCAGATGGAAGATTTCTTTTCAGATACTAGTAGTTTTAAGGTTATTTATACATTATATGGTGATGGAAACAATGCTGACCGTTATGTACTAACCGATTATGACGGGAATAAAGTTGATATTAACTCTTTGAATGGCTATCAAAAAGGTGTTATTCTAAATGATTGTTGGGCATATTTCACTGGTGGGAAATATTGCAATGACGGGAAAGAGCCTTGTGGCGTTATGCGGATTGAGGAGGTAGCACAATGAATGATAATATAGATATGGATTCTATTATTGATTTGAACCAGCGTTTAACTGAGATTAACAGAAAAGAGATACCTGTCGGAAGCGTTGTCTATTTCTTAAAAAACTCAAAGGATTTTGCTGGAAAGAAAGAAATCAGCTTTGGAATTGTTGAAGAACACTATGCGGATTCTATTGCTTTACACTTAATTGAGCCACGTGATACACGATGTATTAATGGTATTCCCGTTAAGGAATTTAAGACTCCTACAAGATGGCAGAAACTTCCGAAGGGGTGGACATGGAACACACAATTTTTTGAAATAACATGGGAACAATTTCCGGAACTGTTAAGATACAGTATAAGTGATGCAGAGAAAATTTTGCAGCTATATAAAGAAGGTTATTTTGTAAATGTAGAAGATAATGACCATGCACATTTCAGAAGTGAAATTGATAATAAATACGGATGGAGAATTGTGCGAGAGTATCCAATGTTTGAACATCATCCGTCATATATAAGTGTAAATTTCCGCAATGTGTTTACGAGCTATGCAAATGCAGAGGCAGAGATGAACAAAATTCATGCCGAATTTAATAGGCAAGCACAAATGTCTGATTATGATTGGTCTGTAGAACAGATTGACCATGAACTTGACTATTGGGCGAAACTTTATTCCATTACTGATATTGAGAAGAAGAAACATCGTGATTGGCTATTGAATCAAGGTAATGTAGAAGATATTGAAGTTAGAATTGCCCAGGGTAGAATCCAATGGAAGTACTGGAAGAATAAAAGATGGTTGAATATTGAAGTATAGGTGATTAAGATGTGGAAGTTATCATTTTGGAACGGTTAGCGTTAAATCAGAAAAATAAATGCAAATAATAGAAAGCGGATAAGCCGTAAGTAATGGCTGATTTGGCAGCTAGATTGTGAGGAAAACTTCACTCATAAAAAACTATGTAATTAACAATGAGTGATTTGAGGTTTTAGATATATCTGATTTTACATAGTTACCAAAATTGTATATTCCTTGTAAATATTCAAAATAGGAGATTTATTATGAATAATATACTTTCCAGAAAAATTCAATTATTTCCGATTGGAGATAAAGAAGAAATAAATCGTGTCTATAAATATTTGCGTGATGGTATGAAAGCACAAAATTTGGCGATGAATCAATATATGAGTGCACTTTATATCTCAATGCAGAATGAAGCGACAAAAGAGGATAGAAAAGAACTTCGTAATTTGTATGGAAGAATTAGTACAAGCAAAAAAGGAAGTGCATATAATTTATCTATTGAATTTGCAAAGGGTTTACCGTCTGCTTCGAGTGTAACACAAAAGGTTGAAAAAGATTTTAAGAATGCAATGAAAAAAGGATTGGCATATGGAAAAATTTCTTTGCCTACATATAGAGATACAAACCCTTTAATAATTCATCCAGACTATGTAAGGCTTCGCACAAAAAGTAAATGTGATAATGGGTTTTATCATAACTATGAGAACCATTTTGAATTTTTAAGTCATTTGTATAATAAGGATTTAGAATTATTTTTGAAATTTGCAAATGGAATTACTTTTAAGGTCATTTTGGGAAATCCGCATAAGTCTGTCGAAATTCGCAATGTCTTTGGAAATATATTTGAGGAAAACTATAGTATTAACCAAAGCACAATTGAGATTGATGGAACAAAAATAATCTTAAATCTCTCTTTGAGTATGCCACAATGCGAAATTAAGCTCGATGAAAATATTTGTGTCGGAGTTGATGTTGGATTAGCAATTCCTGCGGTTTGTGCATTAAATACAAACGATGTTTATAAAAAATTTATTGGTTCAAAAGATGACTTTCTTCGTGTTAGGACAAAAATTCAGAACCAATACAAAAGGTTGCAGAAGTCTATTGCTCAGTCAAATGGTGGACATGGTAGAAAAAAGAAATTGCAAGCTATGGATAGGTTCAAAGAATATGAATCAAATTGGACTAAGACATATAACCATTGGGTAAGCAAACAGGTTGTTGATTTTGCAGTAAAAAATAAAGCAAAGTATATTAACATTGAAGATTTGTCCGGTATTGGCAATGGAAATAAAAATCAGTTTGTGCTTAGAAATTGGTCATATTATCAGTTGCAGCAATTTATTACATACAAAGCAAACAAATATGGAATTATTGTAAGAAATGTAAATCCATATCATACTTCTCAAGTCTGCTCATGTTGTGGTCATTGGGAAAAAGGTCAGCGTATTAGTCAGTCTGAATTTATTTGCAAGAATCCAGAGTGTGATAATTTTGGTAAGAAAATCAATGCTGATTTTAATGCTGCAAGAAATATCGCAATGTCAACAGATTTTGTTGATGATAAGAAGAAAGCAGTTTAACACTGTAAGTAACGGTAGATTTTGATGCCGAAATGTGAGAGTGATTCTACTCACAAAAGCCATATTGTAATTTGAGGTTTTAGAACTATATGAAATTACATAGGTACAAAATACGCTGTTAGGCTTAAAGCCTTTGTCACGGGTTTTAGAACTATATGAAATTACATAGGTACAAAATAGAAGATTTTGAAAACTACGACTTGACAAAGTTTTAGAACTATATGAAATTACATAGGTACAAAATCATAGTATCGTCTAATGATTTCTTCATTTTGTTTTAGAACTATATGAAATTACAAAGGTACAAAATGATAATACTTTTAGCATCTATATTTGAATTGGAATAAAATTTAGACCATTTTCGTGAAGTCACGAAAATGATACATATAAAGGAGTCTTAAACATGGAAGAAAATAAGATGTCACCGCAAGAATATTTTGATATTGTAAAAGAAAGAAAGCAGCATATTACAGACGAGCAGCTACGAGCAATTTATGATAACTGCATGGAGCTTCTTAATAAGTACAAAATCACTGGTCAAACACGAGGAATGGAAAAGTTGCTTTTCCATTTGAATTGTATTGAAAAAGAGCGAGAAATCGTTGCAATGGGAATTAACACTTTTGTGTATCGTGATGATATTGAATTCTATATCAATGAAGTCGCTTCTGATGTAGTAAAGATAATCGACATTGAGAGCTATGAGCGTGAAATTCCTGATGAGATTGTCGCAGTTATTGAGAGAGTAAAAGACAAGTTTGACCAGCTTTATATTGTATTCACTGACTATACGGGAAAAGTTGAGCGCCAAGTTGAGAAAGAACGCCGCCGGAAAGACCCTATTCTTTTTGGCACATTCCAGAACGGAAAGACTCGCAGTGTAATTGACCGTTTCTATTATCTTGGAGATTGGGTTGATGAGTATTGTGATTTGACACTTGATAAGATGGTTAATGAAACTCAGAAAGTCGGCAAGCGCAATATCGTACATACCATTAAGACCCCAAATGATATTGACGAATTGAAAGAACAGTTAGCAGCGCTTAATAAAACGAATAATAGTTTTGTCATGATTGAAGCTAAGAAGAAAGGATTTTTCGAGCGCATTCGCACATTCTTAACTGGTAAATCAAAATGATGAAGTCTAATATTGATTTAACAGAAAATGAAATGTTTAGTAGACCAGCACGAAATTTTTCTTTTCCATATCACAGAATGTTCGGCTATAGATTTCCGTGGGATTTACGATTTACAGAAGTCCACAGCGATTCAGAACTATATTCTGGACAATATGAAGTAATATTTACTGGCGATAAAGAAGAAAGAGGATTAAAGGAACTTTGTCGGCAAGAGAATACGGGTAACTATTGTGATTGTTGTGGAGCATCGCTCATTGAAATACCGTGGGATAGAACATATGGCTTGTGTAGGCGATGTCATGCCGATATGGAAAAGTCATACGGCAACAAACCTAAGTTTCCTTGGGGTGAAGTATCTGAGATGAGAGGTCAAAGAGGTAATAATCCGCTATCTTGGTAGAAATATTTTGAATTAAATCAGAAAAAGTATTGACAAATCAGAAAAAGTGTGCTATACTATCTATAGTAAATGAATTACTACTAAGGAGGTACACTTATGGCACAGTTGAAGAAAGACGGAACACAGAAGAAGATTTGCTGCCACAATAAACAGAAGGGAAAGAAGTCTGAGGTCTATCCTTTTGAAATCGAGGACATGAAGAAGATGACCGAGTATTTTTCCAGCAATGGTATGTGGCTGCACTATATGATGTTTGTTTTGTCCTGCAATATGGCAAGGCGTGTTGGCGATATGCTGTCTTTGAAATGGGAAAACTTCTTTGACCCTAAGACTGGAAAGTTCCGTGATGACATTTTGGAAATCCAGGAAGATAAGACGGATAAGCTGGCAAATCCGAGAATCAATTCTGCTTGCCGTGCCGCCATTAAACTTTATGTTGAAAAGACCGGCTGTGATGTTACAAAGAACAATTATACTATTCCTGTTTTCATGCAGCTTACTGGAACGCATAAAGGGACTGTTCTCTCTGATAGTGGTTACTTGAAGTCTTTGAAAAAAGTTGCTGCCGCTGTTGGTATTGAGTATAATGTTGGAACGCATAGTCCTCGTAAGACTTTTGGTATGATGAGCCGTATGCTCCACCCTGGCGATTATGACAGCATGGAACTCCTTCAGACAATTTACAATCACAGTAGCACAAAAACAACGAAGTCTTATATTGGTTTGACTAAAAAGAAAATTGATACCTACTATGACGATATGGGTAGTTTCTTTGATGATTATATCGTAGGTGGTAAGGAATACAAGGAGGTTTCTGATAGACCTATTGTGAGTCTTGATACAAACGACCTAAGAGATGTTATTAAAGCAGCATATGAAGCTGGTATGGGTAGCGCCCAGAGCAACGATGCAATGGTTCATGTTGAGAATATCAATATGATTATGCAGATGATTGAAGGACTTGTAAAGTGAGGTAATAAAAATGGCTGTAAATGGGGTTCCTAAAACAGAAAGAATTTGGGTGCGACGCACAATTAGCGACGGTAGTGTTTACTATATTACATCCAAAAATAATGACCGAAGTTATTACTTCCTTTATAAGATGGAGAATGGCAGGGGGCAGTTAAACTTGGGAAAGCAAAGTCACCATTAGACCTAGAAAGAAAATACATTGATAAGGAAGATAAAAATGGATGAGATTTTGAGATTAGCAAAGGTTGTTAATGCTATTTATCCGATGTTGCGTTTTCAGCAGATAATGTCGATTGCAGCACAGGAAGCCGGTTGGAAAGAAAATGACCTTTTCTATTGTCCAGATGATACAATCGTAAGTGGGTTAAAGCTCATGCTAAATGACAAAAATCTAGAAAAAGAATTTTCTCAAAAAAATAGAATTAAATCGGAAAAAGTATTGACAAGTCGTATTGTTTGTGCTATAATATAAGAGTAGTAAATGAGTTACTACTACCTACACTCAAAAAAATATAATAGAAAGGCGGCGATGTGTAGCAGAAAGGATTAGAATAAGTTAGCTTACATTACGCCCACTAAGGCATAAAACTTTATGTTACATAATGCCGATGGAGGGTGAAGAAAAATGTATAGCAAAAACGATTTGAATAGTTGTCCGAGATGTGGAGAGATTTGGATGTGCCAACTTACATCCAAAGATGGTAGTGTTCAGAACGGTTATAGACCTGTTTTCATTCTATCCAACAATAAGAATAATACATACGCTCCTACACTGAATGTTATACCGCTGACAACAAAGATGAACAAGAGGCAGTTGCCTATTCATGTGGAATTGTGGGATTATCAGAGGTACGGTTTAAGAAAGCCGAGTACCATGCTAATTGAGCAGATTACCACAATCCCAATGGTAAGCCTGGATAAGTGCATCGGAAATGTTGACGATGTAGCTGTGTTGAAGAATATCTGGTCAGCAATTAGCGTCCAGTTTCCTATCCTTCAGATGATTGGCGTATGTTAAAACAAAGTTCAAAAAGTAAATCAGAAAAACGCTTGACAAAACTTTGCTAGAATGCTATAATGAGATAGAGTGGAGGTAATGTATATGGCTGCAATGGACACAAAGGAAGTTTTCGATTTATATTTCAAAGACATTCCATACGATACAGCAAGGAAAAGTAGACCGCAGGTTGATAGACCAGAGGTTTATGCTTACGAAGCAGAGCTTGGGAAACAGATATTTGATATGGATGTAGAAGAACTGTTTGGTTTGCTTCTGTCATTTAATAAAAGTAGAGAATTTGGCGATAGTAATTTTAGCATTTCATATGGTTCTTATGACCAGATTGCTTCAACATATCGCTCAATTTGGAATTTTTATATTGACAATATTGAAATTATCAGAAATCCGTGGAATGACAAAAAGATGCGTGGAGCTGCCGCAACAAAAAGACTTGCTGAGTCTAAAACGGCGTTCACATATGATATTATCGAAAGAGTGCTTTCCAAAATAAAACAAGATTACGAAGATACCAATTATGATTATGGAAAGTATTTGGAATGCCTGATTTTGCTTTTCTATAATGGATTTGCAGAAGCACAAGAAATAGTTTTGCTGAAGGAAGATGCTATTAACTTCAAGACACATGAGGTTAGGCTTCCAGGCAGAACAATCCATCTTTCCGATAGATGTTTTGAGTTGTTGGAGTATATTCACAGCTTAAATGAAATTGGCACTTTGCGTGGAAGTTATGCCGCTGTACCTTATCAAGACGGATATTTTAAGATTGCGATTAGAGCGAAAGAGGTTGAAGCATTTCAGGAGAAGTCTCTTGTAGATGTTGGTGCAATCCTTACTCGCAAAATCACAATGAATATAAGAAAGAAATATGGTGTTGACATTAATTATCGCATCATTTATCTTCTAGGTTTCCATGATTATATAGTAAGTAGAGCCGGAGAGGAAAGAACAAAAGAACTTGTAACATCTGTTCGTAATAGTGCTGATGCGCAAGAGCTAATGAAATACGCAAAAGAATACGGCGTTGTTGCTGAAAACGTTTCTTATATTAAGAAACTTCTAAGACCGTTTATTTAATGCTGATAATCATAGGCTGTGAAAGCAGCCTTTGATTTAAGATACAAGAATTAAATCAGAAAAAGAAATGAAGGGAGCGACGGGATTGTCACGATTTATGATTACGGATGGGCATGGCTTGTATCTTCGCAGAGATGCCTCTGGTAACTATGTTCCTGTAAAGAATAAAGTACTTGGCGATGTTTGGGAACAACGAGGGAAAGCGTCAAATGTACTTGTAAACTGTATTAGTAAAAATTTAAGGAATAGATACAGAATTATCGAAATCGAAGATGCTGTCATTCCTAAACCAGAAGAAGTGACCACAAATATAATTAATATGGTGGTTAGGTCAAAGGATGATGTAGCAAAACGAATTGGAAATGAGCCAGTTGAAGAAAACCAGCTTTCTAGTCTGTCGGTTGATATTGATAACTTTGCTGGATTCATTCAGAATGCGGAGCAGCGCAAAGATACGCTGATTGCTGCATTGAGCGATGTTGATAAAGAGATTAGTGATATTAACCATTACATAGAATTCGGGCAATTTAATGCCTATCAAGGCTGGCTTGCTTTTAATATGCTGAGAGGGCGATTGAAAAAGCGTCGCAAGGTCAAAGATGAATTGCAGATTTTAACTCAGCTTGGCGAATGCAAAGTTAATTCTTCAATGATTGCAGATATAAAAGCGTCGATTGGCAAACTAAGCACAAGGGAATATCAGCCGAGAAAGCTAAATGAACTTTTTGAGTAGGAGGTAAACATGAAGATTTCAGATATTAAAATTAAAAAGAATTTCAAAACTGCGAATCCTTCAGATAGAAAACTTCAAGAGTGCAGAGAGTACTTTAAGAAGCATGGGACTATTGATAGGGAAATTGTGGTGAATAAGAATGGCTATCTTCTTGACGGATATATTGGCTATCTTGTACTGATAGAAAACGGTGTAGAAGATGTGGAAGTTATTTCTACAAACCAAAATTATGTGAACAAGACAATTTATGTGTTCGGATGTCATGGTGGCAATGGCAAAGAATATGTTTGGCGAATGCCAAAGAAAGTAAAGGTGGATAACATTGCGGTTGGCAGCAATATCCTAGTGCAGACAAGATTCGGCGTTAAGACGGTTACGGTAACACGAATTGAAACATTGTATTCGCCGCCGGTTGCAACACCGGTCAAGAGAGTCATCCGATGTTTGACCACATAAGCAAGAAGGTAAAACACTTCTTCTGGTGCATAACGCCACGAATTTATAATTTGCCACAGGTTATATACATTCGGTGGATGGATAACGAATATTTCATAACAAAGAGCAATTCATATTTTAGATGATAAAACTCGTCTTTTATTATTAAAAAATGGAGTGAAACAGATGTCAAAAGCGGCATTTAAGAAAGTAGAAAACAAAAGTGCATCTGTGCAAAATAGGTTGTACCATAAAGGAATTTATTGCATTTCTAATAAATGGATTCATTGGGCAAAGAGATACCTGAATCGAAGTGAAAGAAGAAAATTAAAACAAGATATAATATTAAATCAGAAAAACTATTGACAAACAGCGCAAGATGCGCTATAATAACTATAGTAAATGAGTTACTACTAAATCTAATATCAAGGAGAATGAGAACGATGAAGAAACTTTTGATTATTGTTGATGTACAGAACGATTTTGTAGATGGTGCTCTTGGCACGAATGAAGCAGTCAATATGATTCCAAATCTTGTTGAAAAAATCAAGACGTGGGATGGGGATATTATTTGCACAAGAGACACACATTTTGACAACTACATGGAAACCAAAGAAGGAAAGCATCTTCCGGTTGTACATTGTATTGAAGGAACTGATGGTCACAAAATCAATTCCGATGTTCTTGCCGCTCTTGCCGAAGTTGATAACTACACTGTTATGAATAAGTTTACTTTTGGCAGTACGACGCTTCCCAAGAGCATTCTGGAATATGGTTATGACTACATTGAACTTGTTGGTCTGTGTACGGATATTTGTGTTATTTCAAATGCTCTGTTGCTGAAATCATATTATCCTGAGATTGATATTGTAGTTGATGCTTCTTGTTGTGCTGGTGTTACGCCTGAAAGTCATGCTGCGGCAATTACTACTATGAAAATGTGCCAGATTGATGTGATTGGAGAATAAGATATGATTAAACTGGATAACGAAGTGCTTGAAATCAATAAGTTCCCTGATGGCACATTACGGATTAACCCGCAAATGACCGATGGTGGTTTTGATAGGCTTAGAGAAGCAACAATCACCTGGCATTATGAAAGCAATGAAGAAATGGTTGCTTTGATGTTCATTGCTCGTCACCTTCAGAACAATGGTGTTCCTTTTGTTCACCTTGTAATGCCATATATTCCAAACGCAAGGCAGGATAGGGTTAAGAGCATTACTGATATTTTTACATTAAAGTATTTTGCTGAGTTTATCAATAATCTATGCTTTAGTACCGTTACTGTTCTTGACCCGCATTCTTCCGTGAGCGAAGCACTTTTCGATAATATTATTATTGAAAATCCTAAAAAGTACATTTATAAAGCTATTGAAAGCCTAGGCGGGTTTGCTCATATTTCAGAAGATACAAAGAAGCCGCTTATGGCGTTTTATCCGGATGAAGGAGCAATGAAGCGCTACTCTGGCTTAATTCCTATGGCTTATGCTTTTGGAATTAAAAAACGTGATTGGGAAACTGGAAAGATTTTAGGTCTTGATGCTGCTGGTTCTACTAACCTTATTCCTATGAGCGATGTCATTATCATTGATGATATTAGCAGTCGTGGTGGTACATTCTACCATAGTGCTAAGAAACTAAAAGAACTTGGTGCAAACCACATTTATCTTTATATCACCCATTGTGAACATACTATTTTTGATGGTGAGATTTTCAAAAGCGGTTTAATTGATAAGGTGTTTACAACTAACAGCATTTTTGGAGAAAGAGAAAAGGAATACGCAAGCATTATTGGCGTTGCGGATAAGATGGAGGTATTTGAATATGAAAAAGATTAACCCTATGCTTCTGATTGATTTTTACAAGGCAGTCCATGCCGAGATGCTTCCATCTGGAATTACAAAGTCTGTTTCATATTTTACTCCACGAATGAGCCGAGTTAAGCGCTGGAATAAAGTCGTAATGTTTGGCTTGCAGGGATTTATCAAGACATATTTAATTGATTACTTTAACAACGAGTTTTTCGATAAACCTTTCGATGAAGTTATTGCAGAGTATAAGCGCATCATGGATGCGTCTCTTGGCAAGGATGCCTATAAGATTGATAAGATTGAAAAGCTGCACAAGCTGGGCTATCTTCCTATCGAAGTTATAGCACTTCCCGAAGGTACTCTTGTTCCTATGCATGTACCTATGTTTGGCATTACAAACACACATCCCGATTTTGCATGGCTTCCACAGTCTCTTGAAAGTTTAATTTCTGCTGAGAGTTGGCATCCAATGCTTGCTGCTACTGTAGGTTACACCTATCGTGAAATCGTCAACAAGTATTATGGTCTTACTTGTGATGACAATATCCATAAGGCAAAGGCACTTGGGGCATTTGACTTCCGTGGTGAAGAATGTACCGAATCCGCTATCAAAGCCGGAGCAGGTTGGTGTCTATCTTTTTTGAATACTGCAACTGTTCCAACTATTCCTTACCTAGAGGAAATGTATAACTGTGATTGTACGAAAGAGCTGGTTGCCTTTGGAAGTCCGAGTACAGAACATTCCGTAATGTGTAGCAACTATGCGGTTGATGGCGATGAAATTACTCTACTGCGCAGACTGCTTACTGAAATTTACCCGAATACTTCTTTCTCTGCTGTGCTTGACTCTTACGATTATTGGAACATTATTGACAATGTTCTTCCACAGTTGAAGCCTGAGATTATGGCGCATAATGGTTGTATGCTAATGCGTGGTGATTCTGGTGATTGCGTTGAGGTTGTAACAAAGACTGTTTTCAAGCTATGGGAACACTTTGGTGGCACAATTAACAGTAAGGGATATAAAGTACTTGACCCGCATGTTAAGGCTATCTACGGCGACTCTATTACCGTACAGCGCTGTGAGGAAGTGTACAAGATTCTGATGGAGAATGGGTTTGCTTGTTCTAATGTTGCACTTGGTGTTGGCTCTTTCTCATTCCAGTGCATCGAAGAAGATGGCATTTTAAAGCCGTTTACCAGAGATACATTTAGTTCTTGCATTAAAGCAACATACTGTGAGATTAACGGTGTTCCTACTCCCATCTTTAAGAATCCTAAAGAGGGTGGATTTAAGAAATCTCAGAAAGGTTGCTGCCGTGTATATTTAAATGGCGTAAGTGAAATCAATTTTGATGACGGTCTTGATTGGAATGCCGCATCCGAAGATGAAACTAATCTATTGCAGCCTATCTTTATTGACGGGAAAATGGTGCGTGAACAGTCTCTTTCCGAAATTAGAAGTATTTTGCATGGAGGTAGCTTCTGATGATTGATAGTTTCAAGGGTGAGTATTTATTTCTAAGTAATTTTTTTGAAGTGCCAGTGGAATACAACGGTCTTTGTTTCCGCAATAGTGAAGCAGCATTTCAGGCACAGAAAACCATTGACGAAACAGAGCGTGTGCAGTTTACAAGTCTTGATGCATCCAATTCCAAGAGACTTGGCAGAGCTGTAACATTGCGTGATGATTGGGAAAATGCCAAGATTCAGATTATGTATGAGATTTGCTATGCGAAGTTCACACAGAATCCTCAACTTGCCGAAAAGTTGGTCGCTACTGGTGATGAGGTTCTTATCGAGGGTAACACTTGGAATGATAAGTTCTGGGGCGTTTGCAACGGTGAAGGTATGAACCATCTCGGCAAAATTCTTATGGCAATTAGAACCGAACTCAGCTTCGATGCTCCCAAGGTCAAAGATGACATTGTAAATTGGATTAGAGATTTCTTTAATGAAAATGGCAAGGATTGCAATGCAGTTATCGGAATTTCTGGAGGTAAGGATTCCAGCGTTGTTGCAGCTCTTTGTGTGGAAGCACTCGGTAAGGACAGAGTAATTGGCGTTCTTATGCCTAACGGTGTACAGGAAGATATTGAGGACTCTATTGAAGTGGTTGAACATCTCGGTATTCCTTTTACGCAGGTAAACATTTTCGATGGTTATAATGGTGTAATCAAGAATATGGAACATATATTTATGCCACAACCTGACGGTTCTCGTAGAGGTCAGTTTATCAAGATTTCTAGACAAACAGTTATAAATCTTCCTCCGAGAATCAGAATGGCAACTCTCTATGCAATTTCGCAGTCTATGAATGGTAGAGTAGCAAACACCTGCAATCTATCCGAAGATTGGGTTGGTTATTCTACTCGTTGGGGTGATTCTGTTGGCGATTTTAGTCCTCTTGCAAACTTAACGAGCGATGAGGTTATCGCTATTGGCGAGGCTTGTGGTTTGCCCGATGAGCTTGTACATAAGACTCCTTCTGATGGTCTTTGCGGAAAAACAGATGAAGATAATCTTGGTTTTACTTATAAGGTATTAAATCGTTATATCAGAACTGGTATTTGTGAAGATGTAGCGGTTAAGGAGAAGATTGACCAGATGCACATTAAAAATCTTTTTAAACTACAGCTTATGCCGTGCTTTGAATATAAGAATTAAGAAGAAGGAGAAGTGAAAATGCCTACTGGATATACTGCTTTTATTGAGGATGGGAATATTACTACTGGCAAAGAATTTCTTTTACTATGTTCACGTGCCTTTGGCGTAGCAATGGAAATTCGTGATGAACCTTTGTCTGTTCCTACTCCTATTACTTTTGAACCAGACGGATATTATAAAAATCGCTATGAGAGTGCCGTTAAGCGTCTGGAGGAAGAACGAAATATTTCTTTTGAGGTAGCAAAGCGCCGTATGCGTTCCGATTATGATATGCGTGTTAAGGATGCAAAACGAACCATTGCGAATATGACAGCAATTAACGAGCGATATACCAAGGTTCGGGGGCAAGTTTCTGGCTGGGTTCCTCCCACTAAGAACCACGAAGGGATTAAGAAGTTTGCGCTTGAACAAATTGATATGTGTGTAAATTCAGACAAGATGTTTGCGTACTATCAAGAAATCATTAATACGCCGTTTAATGATAGTGATGAAGCCGTGCAGGAGTATATTAAGAAGTACGTCGAATATCTTGAAAGTGAAGTGGAAAGAGCAAAAAAGGCTTATGACGAAGAAGTTAAACGTGCAAATGACAAAACTCAGTTTATGAAAGAGTTTATTGAAAGTCTCGAAAATCTATAAGGTGGTGAGAATATGGTAAAAGACGCACTTGGAGATAGAATGAAAAAGTATGAGTATGTGACTCGTACATACTTAACGCCGAGGACACCAGTAATTATCCGTGTTGATGGTAAAGCATTCCACACTTTTACAAGGGGTTTCAAGAAACCATTTGATGATGTGCTTGTCAAGTCAATGCAGCAAACTATGAAATATCTTTGTGAAAATATCCAGGGTTGTGTATTAGGTTATCAGCAAAGCGACGAGATTACTCTTGTACTTGTTGATTATAAGAAAGTTGACACTTGCTCATGGTTTGACTATAACATTCAGAAATGTACAAGCATTGCTGCAAGTATGGCAACGATGGCATTTAATAAGTTCTTTTCACAGAATGTTGATGAGTTTTGTGATGAACATACAGTTAGTGAAGTAACCGACCAGGGATTTACTATGTATATTGACACTGTTGAGAATGAAGCACAATATGGAAATTATAATGTGGCACTTTCAAAAGGCGCTATGTTTGATGCAAGAGTGTTTAACATTCCGAAAGAAGAAGTAACAAACTGCATTCTTTGGCGACAGAATGATGCTACAAGAAATTCTATTGAAATGGTTGGTCATGCCAATTTCTCACAATCTTCTCTACATAAGAAATCTTGTAACCAAATTCAAGATATGCTTATGCTTGAAAAGGGAATTAACTGGAATGATTTTCCCGTTACTTTAAAGCGTGGTAGCTGCTGTATTCGCAAATTTGTAGAGGGAAGCGATAGGACAAAATGGGTCATTGATGATAATATCCCTATTTTTAAGGGAGAGCAGAGAAGTTATATTGATGACTTGGTTTTTATAGGAGAGTAAAAAATATGAGCTATCGTAGGAGTAGAGAGGATGAATGTAGATTAAAGAAGTTATATGATAAAACCAAAAATAGTTGTTGTGCTGGTGTATGGTATGATGAGAAAAAGAAAAGATATATCCGCTTTTATTCCTCTAATACTCCTAGGTATACTAAGTATTTGAGGCGTATTGCGAATAGAAAAGTCCGCAGAGCTAAGATTTCATTGAAACATAGCCAGTATAAAAGGTTATATGACTATTGGTGGATTTTGTATTGAGGAACAAACTATGAGACGATTATTTATAATGAGAAAAGATTTACATATGAGTGCTGGAAAGTTAGCATCACAGGTAGCTCATTGTGCAGAAGCATATTGGACAAGAGGGTTGCGCCGAAATGCAAAAGTCTTAGATGATTATGCTGGCTATGAAATCCACGGTGTTATCGACAAAGAGATTTTTGATGAATATATAAATGGTATTTTTACAAAGACAATTTGTGAAGCAAGAAATAAAAATCATTTGTTAAAGGCTAAAACTATGGCTGATGAACTTGGTTTGGTCGAAGGCGAACACTATGGTTTGATTTACGATAAGTGTTTGACAGAACTTACACCAGAAGAAGATGATGGTACTACCTTAACTGGAATTTGGTTTTGTCCGCTTAGAGACGATGTTGCACATTCTATCAGTAAAAAGTATCATTTGTACTCTTAAAAAAATTTAGGATTAAATCCGAAAAAGTATTGACAAAGCGGCAAAAGTGTGCTATACTATAATCACAAAGTAAATCAGAAAAACAACTGATTTAACACTACATATAAGAAAGAGGTTTTAAAATGGAAATCAAGGTTATCAACAATGTACCCAACATTAAGGTTACTGTAAATCAGTCTGAGGATGGCAGCTTTGCTATTTTGCTTGCCGAGGACAACAAGACTACTCTTGGCAGTGTAAAGCCTGGTTCTGTTGTAAAGTTTGGAAACCGTGAGTATATCGTGCTTGGTCATGGCACTGAAACTACGGCTATTATTGCAAAGGATTTTGTTAAGGAGATGCGTTTCGGTGATACCGGCGACTATGTTACCAGTGGTGTCCGTGAATTCTGCAACGGTGAGTTCCTGAACGAACTGGCTGCGGTTGTTGGTATGGATAACATTGTAGAGCATACAGTCAACTTGGTTGCTGACGATGGTACTGGAAAGGGTAAGACTTGCAAAGATAAGGTGTCTATCCTAACTACTGAGAATTACCGTCGCTATCGTGAATTTCTGAAGGCGTATGGCGATTGGTGGTGGACTGCTACTAGAGTTACTTATGATGATGAGGATTATGCTCGTGGCGTTTGCTGTGTCCGCTCCTGTGGCATTCTGGATTGGGGCGGTTGTGACTGTTGCAGCGGTGTTCGTCCGTTTTGTATCTTGAATTCTTCTGTCTTGATTTCTTGCTGATAAATAAGTATGAGCGATGGAGTAAAGTTTGATATAGGAGATAAAGCTGAGAAGTTATATTTCAGCGTTTTCGATTTAACAACGAATAGGAGTCATTATCCCGTAAAATTCCGTCGAATTGCAGATAGGTTGCAAGAATACGCACTCGATATTCATAGCGATTTATTGGACGCAAATTCATATACGCAAGATACACCTGCGCATAAACAAGCACGATTCGATTTGAAAACGAGTGCAATAACAAAGTGTAACAAATTTTTGAGCCTAACGAAGTATAGCCTCCACGCTCATTTGATTAGTGCTGCGACAAGTGAGGAATGGACTAATTTAGCCCATGACATTAAATATATGACACTTGCATGGCGAAAGAAATGATTTGATTTCCCTTTAGGCTATGTGCTGATGCTCGTAACGTTTGCTATGTCAACTCCAATGGCATTCTGAATTGGAACGATTGTGACTATTGCAACGGTGTTCGTCCGTTCTGGTGGATTTGTGAGGTCTATAAGCTGCTACGACAGCTACAAGGAGTGCGCCACATCATCAAAAGAGTGCATAACCTTTCTCGCAGATTGCGGGATAAATACAAATGTATATGGGAGATTTTCAGAAGTTAATTGATTTTGAAAACCTTTATAATTCCTGTCAAGTCTCTCTAAAAGGTAAGGGCAAGAAACAAAGTGCAATCAAATTTAATGTAATGGCGCTTGAAAACTTGTGCGTGATGAAACGCCAGTTGATTGACCATACATATAAACTTGGAGCGTACTCTGAATTCATTGTTTCCGAACCAAAGCGAAGGGTTATTAAATCAGGTACTTTTCGTGACAAAGTTCTCCAACATTGCCTGTGCGACTATGTATTATTGCCAAAAATGAAAGATGTTTTCATACTTGACAACTATGCTGGTCAAACAGGCAAGGGAACTTTATTTGGGTTAAATCGTTTATCTGAGAACCTATTTAGTTTTTACGAAAAATATGGCTGCGAAGGTTACATCCTAAAATGTGACATAACAAAATTCTTCTACAGTATCAATCATGAGCTGATGAAGAAATGTGTTAAAAAATATTTCAAAGATGAAGATGTTCAATGGGTATGTAATTTATTCATAGATAGTGTAGATGGTGACGGTTTACCTCTTGGCAATCAATGTAGTCAAGTATTCGCATTGATGTACCTTAATGGATTAGACCATTTTATTACAGAGAAGTTAGGATGCGAGTATTACGGACGATACATGGATGATTTTTACTTAATGTCAAATGATAAAGAATACCTTCAGTATTGTCTACAACAAATTAAAGAATTTTTGTCAAGGCTACATTTAACATTAAACGATAAGACTGAAATCGTACCCATGAGAAAAGGGATTAGGTTTTTAGGGTTTCATACATATATCACCGAAGAAGGAAAAGTAATTAGAAAATTAACTGGTGATAACAAAAGACAAATTAAAAAGCGTCTACGCAAAAATGCAAAACTTGTAAAAGCTGGAAAGATGACTAAGAAGAAATTTGATGAAAAGTATACGTCATGGAAGAACCATGCATCACACGGTAATTGTTACAAGTTGCTTTGTAGTATGGATAAATTTGTTGAATCTTTATTTAATGAGGAAATGGAGAGCGCATAATGAGAAGGTTTATTGATAAGAAAAATCGTTTTGTTGAGCTGTTTGATGCAGACACCGGAGTTTATGTAAGGAGTGGTGTGTTTGATGAAAACGGCAAAGATACAGGTGTTGACCCATTCATGAGATGCTATCCATCTCTGATTGATATAGGGATTATGGAACAATGTGTTTGTTCAAGTAAATGCCAGGTTGATTGTTACCAAAAGGCTTGTGATAGAACTGGTAACAATATGAGCCTTGAAGATTATCGCTCTATTATGGAGCAGTGCAAAGGCAGAGTTTTCCAAGTTGCTCTTGGTGGTGCTGGCGACCCAGACACGCATGAGAATTTCGCTGAAATTCTTGAAATTACACGTTCATATGGTATTGTTCCGAATTTTACGACATCTGGTATTGCTTTTACAAAAGAGAAAGCAGAGTTGTGTAAGAAGTATTGTGGAGCGGTTGCGGTATCAGAACACAATGCAGAGTACACGGAAAAAACACTTAATATGCTGATTGAAGCGGGAGTAAAGACAAATATACATTATGTGTTATCTGCAAAAACTATTGACGATGCAATCTATCGCTTGAAAAATGACGGATTCCATGATGGTATTAACGCAGTTGTATTCTTACTCTATAAGCCGATTGGTCTTGGCAAAATCGAGAATGTTTTAACAGTAGATAATCAAAAGGTTAAGGAATTTTTCGATATTATTGATACGGGGGATTTCAAGTTTAAGATTGGTTTTGATTCTTGTAGTTGTGCAGGAATTGTAAACAACACTTCAAACATTGACCTACAGAGTATTGACTTTTGCGAAGGCGGCAGACATTCAATGTATATTGATGCCAATATGAATGCTATGCCTTGCAGTTTTGGAAACCAGGATTCAAAGTGGTATGTAAGTTTGAAAACGCACACCATTGAAGAAGCATGGAATGGAGAAGTGTTTGAACGGTTTAGAAATTCTCTAAGATATTCTTGCCCAAATTGTTCAAAACGTGCTGGATGTGCCGGTGGCTGTCCTATTTGCCGAGAAGTTGTACTTTGTAATAATACAGAGAAGGAGCTTGTGTAAATGGATAGACTTACATATAAATCTGCAATGGGCGATTATGGTTCGGCAAAATCTTTTGAAGATGAATTCGCTGAGAAGTGCGCACTAAGAAATGCACTTGGGAAATATGAAGATTTAGGTTATACACCTGATGAACTAAGAGAAATCTTAAATTCTAAAGAAAAGGAAGTATAGTATGCGATTAAAAATATCATCTATTGCTATATGTCTCGTTTTAGCTGTTGCTTTAATTGTGGCTGCAAAGATGGATAGTGATGTTGAAGCAGATAGAAATAATGAAACCATAACGGAATCAGAAGCAGTGTCTACATATAAACCATTAAAATCAGTTATTGAACCAAAGTCTTACATACTTTCGGGGGGTGTATGAAATTACACCTGAGAAAAATGTTGATGAAAATAAAGTAGAAGCAACTACTGAAACAACCACAGAAGAAATTAAAACATATAGCGAACAAGAAGATAAAGATGATATTGAAATCATTGAGAAAGAAACTTCTACTTTGGTTTTTAGTGATAATGAAGAAAGTTTGCTTTTGAGAATTGGTATGTGCGAAGCTGGTGGTGAAAGTGTTGAATGTGTTGCTAATGTAATGCGAACTGTTCTAAACAGAGTGGAAGATGATTATTTTCCAGATTCAATTTATGATGTCTTATATCAGAGAGGGCAGTTTACACCTGTAAGCAGCGGATGGATTGATACGGTGCAACCATCTGAAAAATGTTATGAGGCTCTTGAAATGATTAAGTCTGGTTGGGATGAAAGTCAAGGCGCTTTATACTTTGAAAGCTGTGATGGAGACTCCTGGCACAGCCGAAATCTTGAATACCTATATAATTATGGAAATATGAGGTTTTATAAATAAATTTTTTAAAGAGTGATGTATATGAAGAAATTAATTTGTTTTATTATAGCAGTTGTTTTTTGTCTGACACTTGCTGGATGCACAAATACATCAGAGGGTTCTACTGTTATGTCAAGTAAGTATTGTCATATGGTTGTAGTTGAGAAAACAAGCGATGGCAGAATATTACAAGACTCTGATACTGGTGTTTTATATCTTTGGTACAAAGACAATGATATATATGGTCAAACTTTAACTCCGTTATATAATGCAGATGGAACACTGAAAAATATCAATGATTATAAATAAAATGGCACTTTTATTATCAAATTGATAGTCGTAACCCCTCCTACTTTGAGGGTTTACATTTTGAGAGGTTTTTGAAAAATGAAGCTAAGAACAGATTTTGTGACAAACAGTAGCAGTTCATCTTTTATTATTTGTTTTGCAAGGATTGCTGATACAGAAAAAGCTAAAAAGGTTATTGATAAGTATAATCTTAGTGTTCTTGATGTTGATGGTGTTAATGGTGAAAAGAATTGGTGTGGTGAACTTGGTGCAGATTGGTGTGGAGCTATTATTTATGGTGTTGATGATGTTTTGAAGAAGTACCCAGATAGTAAATATATTATTATTGAAGATAGTAATGATGCAGATTACGATGATGACTATGAGCCTGTCTACGATTATGATTTTGCTATGAATGATGCTATTGCGGCAATTACAGAGGAAAATGGTTTTGCAAATATTGAAATTTCTGAGGGCGAAGGGAGAGATGGATAATGAAAATTAGGACTGATTTTGTAACGAATAGTTCAAGTAGTAGTTTTGTAATCGCATATAGAAATATGCTAGATTTTGATGCTGATACCCTAAAGAAATATCCATTTCTAAAACTTTATCCAAAGCTGATTGAAGCCGTGTTGAAAGAGGAAAGCGGTTACGAAACTGATGCTGCCGAACTGTTTACTACCAGAGAAGAATATGATAAGTATTTTATTGAACGATATGGTTGGAGAGGGAATCAGAATATTCATGATATTATTGATGACGATGAATATCTGAAAGAAAGGTACTACAGAGCTAATGATTATCTAAAGCGAGGATATACCATCGCTGAAAAAGATATTGGATATAGTGATGAAAGTCTAGTTGGTATTATCAACACTCTTGCAGAAGATAATGATAGTTTTGTCGTTTTAGAAGGTGAGTAAGTATGAAAATAAGAACTGATTTTGTCACAAATTCAAGCAGTAGTAGTTTTGTGCTTGCTTTTGTGGATGAGCAAGCTATTAAAACAGAATTAGTAAGCAGTTTCCCCGAATATGCTCTACAATATTTTGAAAGAGTTTATAATGATGTTAAGGATGCAGAGCGTTTAACCAAAGAACAAGTTATTGAGAAAATCAAAGAAGAATATCGTTGGAATGCTCAGTATTACTTGTTTGAACACAAACGTAGAAATAACCGAAATTTGACCTATGCCGATGAGAGAGCATGGCGAAAATCAGAAGAAGGAAAGAAAGAAATTGATGACTATATTAATAACATCATTAAGGGTGTTGAAGTGCAGTTAGATTCTAATTCTGTATTTGTTGAGGTAGAGTATAGTGACCATGACAATGGTGAACTTGAACATGAAATTATGCCAGAGCTACCGATTACAGTAATTAGATTTAGTCATCACTAAGGAGATATGAAATGAAAGTACGTACAGACTATGTTACAAATAGTAGTAGTTCCAGTTTTATCGTTGTTACCAAGGTTAATAAATGCCAGGAACTTATTGACTATATGAAAGAGGAATATGGAAAGTATGGAGTTGGTCTGCTTAATGAATACCTTGTAAAAGGTGTTACAGAAGATGAATATGGAGATTCTACTTTGAGCGGTCACTATATTCCAGAGGAAGTTGTAGAGGAACTTGACCCAAATGCAGATTACCTTGTTGCCGAATATATTACTTGGACTACAGATGGCGATTCTAATGGTGATGATGCTTGGTTAAATGACCATATTCCAGATGAATTCAAAGAGGAAATTTATGAAAGCGAATCTGATTAAATTTTTTCAAAATTAAATCAGAAAAACTATTGACAAATGGACAAAAGCGTGATATAATAAGTTCGTAATCAAGAGAGGTTACAAATTGCGGACTTTGAAAAGTAAATAATTGAGTAGTGAGTATAAAGCCACATTAAGTATGCCACATGTACAAACCATTATATAAGCGTCTGTACAACGCTGTAATGGTGTGGCAGAGATTAGGAATTCTGGTGTAGCTAGGCAGCATACTGGCAGAGTGTGCCGGTGGGTTTAGGTTCGAGTCCTAAAGAGTCCGAACAAAAAGAAAATCTCTTAAAAGTATAAGGTGTGAAAAAGCAATGTAACAATATAGAACTTGGTCGGTAAGATTAGAAGAATGAAAAAAGACCGTTGGTACGGAATGTGCATCCCAATCCAACCATTGCTCCTATAGGTGAAAGTCCTATGGCTCAATTAAAATATTGCGGTGTCGCCAAGTGGTAAGGCACAGGACTTTGACTCCTGCATTTCGTTGGTTCGAGTCCAACCACCGCAGCCATATGGAGCGGTAAGCCTAACTGGTAAGGCATCTGATTGCTAATCAGAAAGTAGCCCGAAAGGGTGTGCAGGTTCGAGTCCTGTCCGCTCCGCCAAAATAAATTAAGAATTAATGCAGAAAAAGTATTGACAAACAGTATAAAGTGTGGTATAATACAATCAAGACATGAGCCAATGGCGCAACTGGTAGCGCAACAGACTTTTAATCTGTAGGTTGTGGGTTCAAATCCCGCTTGGCTCACCAGCATTTGCGGCTGGCAGATACCATCCTTCTATTTTGATGAAAATTTTGGGATATTTTTATAAGGGTATCAAGATTTCCGCAATAATAAATTCCCCTTTATACCGTGGCTATCTAAAACCTTCCTTCTATTTGAAAATTTTTACTGCAAATAAAAGATGAGTAGGGTTTAGAATTTCCACAAAACTCAAATAGGCTGATAGTGACTTCCTTCTATTTGATTTCTACAAGATAACAGAAAAATGTTCAGTCACTAAAATTTCCAATTTATTAAAGGAGTGAAAGACAATGAATGAGATTAACGAGATGTTGTTGCGCAGAAAGAATAAGGTAAACCTTCCGAAACGTATTCCTGCGCACGAAACGAGTAAATCAGAAAAAGCAATGATTGTTTCTATCGTCAAGAATGTAGAGTCTCTAGGCTTTACCTTTGATAAGGAACTCTTTGAAAATCTGATGACTTATCCTAAAAGCGAGATTGAGAGTTTCTACACTGACCTTATTACCAAGCTAAAGGTATTGGTTGGTGCAGATAAAGTGTATACTCCGATGTACCCGAACTTCCCTCGCCAAGTGGCGGAAGCTGATGCTGCTGAATTGTTCATCAATGCCATTATCCATTACTGGACTTTTGGCGTTCTAATGCCAGAGTATGAAAAGGATGAGCGTATGCCTCTGTTTGAGGATGTAAATCTTACTGTTCTTACTGTTGGCACTACTGATGATATTCTTGACATCTTTAAAAACCTTGTTAGCAGCAAGACTAGTCTAAGCGTCCAAGATAAGGGCGATGTTGAGAACATCATTGCTACATATTCAAACTTCTATGACTATCTGCCCGACGAAATTCCTCTGAAGGAGAATGTTGCACTGATTGGTAAGCTCATTCTTGCCAGAGCCGCAATCAAGAATGCGGGGGCGATTCAGAAGTACTACAAGACCGCTACTGATGTTCTACGTTTGGTTACTGCGTTGTCTGACGGTGATATTTCTCTTGCCGCTGAAACTAAGTATAGAAGCCTTCGTAGATGTGAGCGCCGTATGGTCATGGATTTGCTTGCCGGTTGTGGTAACATCCTTGAAGATATGTACCGTTATCAGTATGAGTGGATTCGTGTTGGTGAGATTGTGCATCCTTTCGAGTACAAGCAGCACAAGTATGATACTGTTAACGAGGCGTTTAATACTCTACGTAACGACAAGAAGCCTTTGTTTGTTCCTAGCAAGATTCAGGCAGCAATTAACAGTAGCGATATGCGTACTGCCGCAACTCTATTGAAGAACAGACCTGGTGACTTTGCACGTCAGCTTGATAAACTGTTGCGTGATGCAAATGATAAGAACTACATTGTGAATTGTTTCCGTGAGGTTGCAGATAGTGTTTCTGTTCCTGTTTTGATGCAGGTTCGTCAACACTTCAAAGACCGCAATTCTGGCAATGCTATCCGTGTGTTCTTCCCGAAGGGCAACCTTGCGAGAGCGATTTCCATTCCGAATGACCTTGCCGCCATCGACGATAAGGTTTGTAAGGCAATCGTGAAGATTTGCGACAATGCAATCGTTGAACAGTTCAGGAGCAAGGACTTCATGGGAAATGTCTATATTGACGAGGAAATGCGTAACTTTCTTGTTCCGTTTAGTCAGCGTTCCGCAAGTAGCGGTAGCAAGAGTATCGTCCGTGGTAGTCGCATTGGTTTGAACGACAACGCCGAGGCTGTTCGTGCTTTCATTTGGTGGACTAACACTGATAATGGCAGAGATGACTATTATAGCAATGGTCGTGTCGATATTGACTTGTCTGCCGCAATCTATGACGAGAACTGGAACTATGTTGAACATATCTCCTACACCAGACTTCGTTCTGGAAAGCTGAAGGCATATCACTCTGGTGATATTACCAATGGTGGAAGTGTAAAGGGTAGGGGTGTTGCAGAGTTTATCGACATCAACATTGATGCCATCGCACAGAATGGTCGATATGTTGCATTCCAGGTTTACAGTTTTACTGGTCAGAAGTTCTCTATGTTGCCTAACTGCCGTTTCGGTTGGATGGAGCGTGAAGATGTTGACTCTGGTGAGATTTTTGAACCGTCCACTGTAGATATGAGCATTGATGTAACCGCTGAAGGTGTTACCGCCATTCCGGTTATCTTCGATTGCCAGACGAGAGAGTTCATTTGGTGTGATATGAACCTTGCGATGAGCCAGAATAGAAGTCATTACTTTGGTAATAATCTGGAAAGCAATCTGCGTGGCGTAACCGCTGTGTGCTATGCTATGACTCATCTCAGCAAGCCTAACCTTTACTCCTTGATTGGACTGAATGCTATGGCGAGAGGTCGTATCGTAACTGATAGAAACGAAGCGGACATTATCTTCTCCAATGATACCACGCCACCTGTGGAAGTGGTTGAAGTTGAGGATGAAAAGACTGGAAAGAAGAAGTTGGTCGAGCAGGTTAAGTCTGACGTTCAGATTATTACTGCTTATGATACTGACTACTTCATGGGTCAGCTTCTATAAGATTTTGTGTGTGGCTATTCACCGCCATCCTTCTAAATTGGGTTTAATTCCTATTAAATTAGGTTGATTATTGGCGGTGAAATTCCCACCTTAACATATGGGTTTTCTTGCGGCTTGTTATATCCATCCTTCTATACATATAAAATGCTATTATAAATATTTTAAGTTCTGGATATATAATTTCCGCATAAAAATATAGTTCGGCTATTTGTAGTTCATCCTTCTATTTCTTATATTGCCTGTTAAGCAGGAGGTCGTTGGTTCAAGTCCAACACTATCCAGTGGATAGTTAGCTCAGTCGGATAGAGCGCCTACATAAGTACTGAATGCGAAATTTCCGAACAACTGATAAAAAGGTATTTGAGTATGATTTCATGTAAAGATTTCGTTGAGATTGAAAAAGCCAATATTAAAAACAATGTGCGCAATGGATGTGTGTTAGATATTTTCCAGGTTGGTGATAATCCAGCGTCTAATGCCTATATTCGTGGTAAGATTAAGGATTGCGAAGAAGTTGGTATCACGGCTAAACTGCACAAGTTTGATGAATCCGTTGAGCAAGAGGATTTGATGTGGAGTATTGGCGAAGCATCTTTAGCTGGCAGTTCTGGTATCATATTGCAGCTACCAGTTCCAAACCATATTGACCCGATACGAGCTATTAGGGAATGTATTAAGCCTGAACAAGATGTAGATGGATTTGTCTATGACAAGCATTATCCGTGTACGCCAAAGGGAATTATTGATTGGCTTGATTATAACAAAGTACCTATTGAGGGAAAGAATGTTGTAATCATTGGCAGAAGTGATATTGTTGGAAAGCCACTTGCAAAGATGATGACGGATAGAAATGCTACCGTTACTTTGTGTCACAGTAGAACATCAGAAGTTAATATAAAAGAATTCTGTGAAATTGCCGACATCGTTGTTGTCGCTGTTGGTAAAGCGAAATGGTTTTCTTTTGACTTACATAACACGCCTCTTATTATTGATGTTGGTATTAATCGTGACGAGAATAATAAGATGTGTGGCGATGTGGATAGGGAACATATGGAGCAGCAAGGTTGCTATGTAACACCTGTTCCTGGCGGCGTTGGACTACTTACAAGAGTTGCACTATTGAAGAATGTGGCACTCCAAAAATAATCTCAAAAAATCTAAAATTAAATCAGAAAAAGTATTGACAAATGCTTTGAAGTGTGCTATAATGTAATCAAGATAAAGAGTTAAGCACTCGGCTGGTAAGGCTCATCCTTCTAAACCTGATAAGGAACAAACTTTTAATTTGTCTATAAAGAGCCTAAGATTTCCGAAAACCTTTATCGGCTATCAAGTTTCATCCTTCTTCGTTGATGGGAACTTTGTGTCGCAGGTTCGAGTCCTGCCCACCCGACAAACGGGTGGTAGCTCAGTCGGCAGAGCAAAAGTATAGAACGGAAACTTGAATTTCCGAAATAAAATGAACTTTTTATCTTAATTCGGCTGGTTGGGTTCATCCTTCTATTTATTACATAATCTTCGCCGCAGGATTAAATGCGGCTACATTAAAGAGGAATCCAAAATTACCGAAATATATTAAAAGAGAGGTTAGTTTTATGGCAAAGAAGATTACTGCACAATCAACAAGTAAATCAGAAAAACTATTTCTTGACACTTTCGATTCGCTCTGTTATTCACGAAATGCTTGGGAAGTATGGACTGATTTCATCACTGCAACCGCTTGTTCGCTTGCGAATGCAGTTGACCAAGAAGGCAAGATTCACGATGAACGTGAAAAGGAATATGTGAAGTGTATTGAAAGACTTGGTGGTGTTGATAGTGCCGCAAAACTATTTGCCTGTGTTGTAGAAGCACTTGAAGAAAATCCGGAGCAAGATTTTCTGGGTGGTCTATTTATGAAGTTAAATCTTGGCAATCACTGGAAAGGACAGTTCTTTACTCCGTACTGTGTGTGCAGAACAATGGCAGCAATTACGGCAGATGGTGTAGAGAGTACGATTGCCGATAAAGGATGGGCTTCTGTAAATGACCCAGCTTGCGGAGCGGGGGCAACATTAATTGCTATGGCTAATGTTCTTAAAGAACATAATGTTGATTACCAAAACCATGCACTGTTTGTAGCACAAGACATTGATAGAGTAGCTGGTCTTATGTGTTACATTCAGCTCTCACTTCTTGGCTGTGCTGGCTACATTGTAATTGCTGATACTCTTTGCAATCCAGTGACTGGAAAGGCAGTCCTTTTTCCGCAAGAGAAAGAGGGTCAAGAATTCTGGTATACTCCGATGTTTGCATCTGATGTGTGGGTATATCGCAGAAAGTTCAATCTGATGGATTTGTTCTTGGCGAACATTGGAAGCGCAAACAATAATTAATTGACTACGACAAAACCCTACCAACTACCTCCTTCTTGATTGTTGTTCGTTGTTGTGTTCATCATTACTCCTTTATGTTTCCTTTTGTTTTTCATATTTTCTTAGAAGTTGGTGAAACTCCGCTGCAAGTTAAGTTTGAAAAGGGTCTTGCAGTTATATATGTCGGTGTGGTGGAATTGGCAGACACGCTGGACTTAGAATCCAGTGGGAAACCGTGCAGGTTCGAGTCCTGTCACCGGCACCAGAAAAAATCCGGTTATAATCGGTAGAAATATACATCATACAAAATACATTACTGGAGGAATATAGTTATGAATTTGAAAGAATCTTTTCGCTATCAGAATTTTCTTGACTCTCTAATGCGTAGCGCAAGTGTAAGTATTCAGTCTAGAGAGCATTGTTTTGAGGTCGTAAAGCATCACTTCAAGAATAAGGCTAATCCTGATGCAACAGACATGGATGAAACCGTTGAGAATGGCGAGTTCTATCCAAATGACAAGGTTATTGCCTTTATGGAGTGGCTTGTTTCTGAACGTGAAAAACTCACAACCGCAATCGGAAATGCAAAAACATCTATTGGTTTTGACCTTGACTCCGCTATTGAAACCAACAAGTTCCGCCAATCTGTGAATAGCTCAATTAAGAGTATGCTCCGTTATATTCCTGGCAAGCGTGTTGAACAGGGGCGTGATTACAAGTTCAATGTTGAAGGCAATCAGATGGCATATGTGTATGATATTGAGGTTGAGAGCAAGGATGCCTTTGACCGTGATAGTGCAAAGAAAGTTATGCGCACCATGATTACTAAAGCTGATGAAGTTTCTTCCGAAATTGATGCTGCAATGATTAATACCAAGGTAGATTATGAGCCTCGTTTCGATGTAAACGAATCCTTTGACGATGTGATGGCGGAGTTTATTGTAGACCTCGAAGCAACAGAGTAACGAATGATAGCATTTCGGCTCTCTGTTTCAGGTAAAAGCTCGAAGAAGTTGTTTTGACTTTCTGTGTTTGGCAGAACATATCTGCTACTATTAGCGATAATAGTTTTCTCCGAACATTTTTCTATCTACTTCGCATTGAGCGAAAATGATTGAATATACTTTGGGATTTATAATTAGGCTTTCAAGTCTACTTGAAGAAAGTACATAATTCAAATTAGGGGCAAAAAGCGCCAATCATATCAAGAATCAAAAGTCACGATTTGCATTACTGCATGAGTTCGATATTTATTATGCGTACAGAGTACAATATGTGTCACTTGCATAACCATCACAAATCTCTGTTCTTTGAAGATAATAGGGTATCTTATGATGCTAATCAAATTGAAATTGATTTAGATTTAATGATATAAAAGCGGATTAACCGCATTAACAAAAACATTGGTTGCTACAACCTTTACCAGAAAACAAAATAATCAATCGGTTTTTACCTGAAACAGAGAGCCGAACAAACTATGCGCCAGTAGCTCAGTTGGATAGAGCAACGGACTTCTAATCTGTAGGTCGTGGGTTCGAGTCCCTCCTGACGCACCATATGGGGCTATAGCTCAGATGGGAGAGCACCTGCCTTGCAAGCAGGAGGTCATGGGTTCAATTCCCATTAGTTCCACCATATGCTCCGTTAGCTCAGAGGTTAGAGCAATCGCCTTATAAGCGATAGATATTGGTTCGATTCCATTACGGAGTACCATATGGCAGCGTGGCAGAGCTTGGTTTATTGCACCTGACTTGAAATCAGGCGGCGGTGATGAGCCGCCCGTGGGTTCAAATCCTACCGCTGTCGCCATTAGAATTTATGTGACCTCTCTACTTAGCATAAATTCAAATCATGTATGGCTGCTACATGTCCAAATTGTCAGCACCTTTTGATGGAGTTAGTAAACCATTTGGCAACCAATTTGCCATAGTGATGTAGAGCCAAGTTGGATATTCTCACAAGTGTCAAATCGACGGATTTGAATGATTAACGATGACGATTTTTAATCCACTTGTGACTTATGCGGGAGTGGCGGAATCGGCAGACGCAGCGGACTTAAAATCCGCTGGTGTAACCACCGTGAGGGTTCAAATCCCTTCTCCCGCACCATTATGCGGATATAGTGTTTAATGGTTAGCATACCTGCCTTCCAAGCAGGTGGTGAGGGTTCAAGTCCCTTTATCCGCTCCAAAGACCTTTACGGCAATCAATACTGTTTAGATGTGAGTCCGTGATATAAAAAATATGATTCCTGCTGGTCACAGGAATTTATATCTGGGTGTACGTCAACTGGTAGACGGCGTGATTTGGGTTCACGAGGCTGCGGGTTCGAGTCCCGCCACTCAGACCATAAAGGAGAGTAGTTTAATGGTAAAACGCCTGTCTCCAAAACAGATGTAGATGAGGGTTCAAGTCCTTCCTCTCCTGCCATATGAGCCGTTAGTCAAGTGGTTAAGACGCTGGCCTTTCA